AGAAAGGCTTCGGGGAACTGGGGATGCTCCAGAAGCTGTGGCTGGTCGCCGGGTTCGCGACCGGCAGCCTGGAGCCACTCGCGGCTGGGCTGATCGCGGTCACCGGCGGGCTGGTGTCCGGGGTCGCCTCGGCCGGGCTCGGCCTCGGCGTGTTCGGCCTGGTCGTCAAGGGTGTCGTCACCCAGGTCGAGAATGCCAACGCGGCCGGTAAGAAACTGACCGGCAACCTCGGCAAAATGCAGAAACAGCTCAACGGGGTCACCGGCGAGTGGACCAAGTTCCTGCAAAAGGCGTCGCCTGGGGTCGCCGGGGTGATCGCCAAGGCGCTGGCGCTCCTGCCGCCGATCTTCCGGGCCATGGGTGTCCTGCTGCCCCCGGTCGAGAAGGCGCTGACCCACATCATCGGCCAGCTCGGGCACGGCCTGAACTCGTCGGGGTTCCAGAAATTCCTCTCCTCGATCGCCAAGACCACCGGGCCCGATATCGAGAAGCTGGCCACCGCGATCGGCAACGTGGTCCGCGGTATCGGGTCCCTGCTCATGACCTTCCAGCCGTTTTCGGGGACGGTGCTGGGCGGGCTGGACAAAATGACCGCCGGGTTCGCGAAGTGGGCGGCCGGGCTCCACGGGACCAAAGGGTTCCAGGAGTTCATGACCATGGTCCGGACCCAGGGGCCGACCATCGTCACCACGCTGAGTAATCTCGCGACTGTCGCCGCCCAGTTCATCAAGGATATGAGCGGGTCGGCGTCGAACATGCTGTGGCTGAAAGCGCTTCCCCAGATCACGGGGCTGGCCGCCGCGTTCATGAAGGCCAACCCGGCCCTGGTCAAGTGGGGGATGAACATCCTGCTGGTCACCAGCACCGGCAGCAAGCTGCTGAGCTGGGCGAAGGCGGGGAAGCAGGCCGTCACCGAGTTCGTCACCCCGTTCGCGCACGGGGTGTCCAACATCAAGCATTTTGTGCAGGGGTTCGGGGACGCCACCCAGGCGGCCAGTGCGAGCACCGGCAAGTGGGGCAGCCTCGGCGGGAAGATCAAGTCGGCGATGTCGGCGATCGGCGGGGCCGGGGGGTCGAGCTGGACGTGGCTGAAGGGGTTCGGGTCGGCGCTGGCTGAGGACGCCCAGTGGGCGGGCCGGTTCGCGGTCGCCATGGGGGCCGGGGCCTGGACGAAGCTGAAGTCGTTCGGGTCGGCGCTGGCCTCGGCCGCGTCGGCCGGGGCGGAGTTCGCGGCCGGGATGGCCCGGTCGGCCGCCGCCGCCACCCTGGCCGGTGTCCAGTGGGCCGCCGCCACGGTCAAAGCCGTCGCGCTGAAGGTCGCCCAGATGGCCGTAGCCGTGGCCACCCGGGCGTGGGCGATGGCTCAGGCCGTCCTCGACGCGGTCATGGACGCCAATCCAATTTTCCTGATCATCGCCGCTGTGATCGCGCTCGTGGCTGCGGTGGTGTACTGCTACATCCACTTCAAAACGTTCCGTGACGTAGTGAACGCGGTAGGTAACGCCTTGAAGGCGGGGTTTCTGGCCGCGCTCCACGCCGTCACCGCCGCCGTCTCCGCCGTCGTCGGATTCGTCAAAGCCCACTGGCCATTGATCCTCGGAATTATGACCGGCCCCATAGGAATGGCCGTCGTCCTTATCATCAAATACTGGGCGCAAATCAAATCCGGAATATCGGCCGCTGTTAAATTCTGCGAAAATGTGATAAAGGCCGGGTTTAATGCGGCGGCGGCCGTGGTCGCCGCCGTGATGCGCCTCATCGAAGGCCAGGTACGGAACGCGGTCGCTGCGGTCCGCCAGATCCTCTCCTGGTTCGGTCAGCTCGGCTCCCTGTTCCGCGGCTGGTGGGATCGCGGATACAACGCGGTCGTGTCGGTCGCGTCCCGGATGCTCGGGTACGTCCGCTCCATCCCAGGCCGGATCCGCTCCGCGCTCGGCAACCTCGGCGGGCTCCTGTTTTCCGCTGGCAAGTCGATCGTTCAGGGCCTGATCAACGGCATCAAATCGATGGTCGGTGCGGCCGGGTCGGCCGTGTCCGGGGTCGTCTCCGAAATCAAATCGTTTTTGCCGTTCTCACCAGCGAAAAAAGGACCATTGGCCGGGGCGGGGAACCCCATGTATTCGGGGTTGAGTATCGCCCGGCAGCTCGCGCAGGGCATCCGGCAGGGCCACAGCCTCGTCCAGGCCGCGTCCCGGGAGATGGCGGCCGGGGTGAACCTGGCCACCAGCCTCAATGTCCGGCAGGCGGCGCTGCGGACCCCCGCCGTCCAGGCCATCGGCGGCCAGGCCGCCGCCGCCGGGGGTGGCACGATCACGGTCAACGTGGACGGCCAGAAACTCTTCTCCATCTTCCAATCGCAGCTTTACCGGTACAACGTCCGCAACTCGGGCACGGTGACGGGGGTGGTGAAGCCGGTATGACCCTCACCCTGGTCAAAACCACCCCGTGGACCCCCAGCGCGGAGGGGGACCCGGCCCCGTTGTCGGTGTCACCAGCGAACACGGCCGGGAACCTGCTGGTCGTCAAAGCCGCGTGGTGTCTCAACCTCGGCTCGCAGGACACGGCCGGGATGGGTGCGGGGTCGGTCGCTGATTCGGTGGGGAACCTGTGGCGGCTCCTGACCGATTCCGGCGCCGGCTACACCGGGTCCCGTTGCGCGGTGTGGGTTTGCCCCGACGCGCTCGCCATCCCCCCGGTGACCGGGTGGCTGTCGTTCGCGGTCCAGGGCCGCACCAGCACCTCCGGGTTCACCGTCGAGGAATACACCGTCTCCAGTGGGGCGAACTTCTACCCGGTGTACGACTTCGGGCCGTGGCAGGCTGTGCAAGGCCCCGGCACCGCCGCGACCATGACCGCGGTCACCGGACAGGCCGATTACGTGTTCTCGGTCGCCGCGTCCGGGTACAACGGGGCGACCGCTCCCACGGTCACCGGGCCCGGCACCGGGTGGACCGCGGCGGCGGGCGGCACCACCCTCACCCCGCTGACGTTCAGCCAGAACCAGATCGTCATGCATTCCGCGTGGGGGGCGTTCAACGCGGGCACCGTCACCGCCGCATGGGGGTACGGGACCGCCTCGACCGGCCTGTCGGCGTGCATGGGCGGTCTCACCCAGGCCAGCGCCCCGCCCACGATCACCAACCCGAACTATCCGCTGGTGTACGTGGAAGCCTCGTTCGGGGCCGAGCCGGGAGACCCGACCGCGCCGATCTTCGAGGCCGGGTGGGTGGACCTCACCCCGTACACGCTCACCCAGGGGGAAACCGCCGGGATCCATGTGGAGCGGGGCCGCCAGTACGAGCTGGCGCAACCCGAGTCGGGCACCATGACGGTCCAGATGAACAACGTCGCCGGTGACTTCGACCCCCAATGGCCCGGCTCCCCGTTTTACTGCGACGCGATCAACTCCAACCCGTGTTTCCAGCAGGGCATCGCCGGCTGGTCCGCGGTGAACAGCGCCCGCCTGGCCGCGTCGGCCGCGCAGACGTTCGCCAGCGGCCAGGGCGCAGTATCGGCCGGGTCGCTTCAGTTCACCGGCAACGGCACGACCGCGGCGCCCGGTGCCCGGTGTGAGGCGGAGACGGTCACCCCGAACGCGCCGTATTCGATGTCGGCGTGGGTGTACAACGCGGCGGGCTGGTCGAGCGGGGTCACGGTCGCGATCAACTGGCAAACCGCGGCGGGGTCGGCGATCTCCACGTCCACCAGTTCGGCTGCGGCGATCCCCGCCGCGACCTGGACCCAGGTCACTCTGACCGATGTGACCCCGCCGGCGACGGCGCGGCTGGCCACCGGCCAGGTCAACGCGGCCGGCACGCCCGGCACCGCGGCCACATTCTGGGTAGCTGAGGCCGGCCCGAACCAGGGGACCGGCCCGATGGGGACCGGTCTGCTGCGGCTGGAAATCCCGGTCCGGGTCACCGCCTACTGGCAGGGCCGCCGGTACCCGGTCGGCTCCGGGTACGTCGAAAGGTGGCCGCAGGACTGGCCGGACATGCCCCAATGGGGCATGTCGGTGCTGACCGCCACCGACCAGGTCGGGGCCGCGTCGTCCACCAACATGCCCAGCGCGGTCCAAGGTGAAATCCTCTGCGACGCCCCCTACGCCTGCTTCCCGTTCAGCGAGCAATACAGTGTCGCCACCAACACGATCAACGGGGTCGAGAAAACCGCCAGCGAATGTGACGGGCTGATCGCGGTCAACACCAGCCGGACCAATCAGCAGACCGCCGCCTACCACGACGGCGGCGCCGAACCGGTCGAGACCGGCCAGTCGCTGGGGTTCCTCGGCGATTCCGGGACCGGGATGGGATGCACCGGCTACTCCACGTTCGACATGTCGGGGCAGCGGGGGCCCGGCGCCCAGTACGGCCCCGACTATGGGCTTCCGCAGATCGGCCCCGGCACCGGGTGCACGTTTGAGATGTGGTTCACGGTCCAGCCGATCGCCGACGAGGCCGGCACCATCTCGATCATGCAGTTGTTCCAGCTCCTCGGCCAGCCCAACATCGCCTCCACCCAGCCCAACACGATCTCGCCGGGGTTCATCCTCGCCGCGGGCATGTACTTCCCTGCCACCTCCGGGAACCCGGTGACCTTCATCGAGGCCACCCAGAACGGGGTCATCACGGTTGGGACGACCCCGGCGACCCTCGGCGACCTGGTGCACATGGTCATCGTCATCACCAGCGGGCAGGTCTCGTTCTACGTCAACGGGGTGTTCCAGAACACGATCTCGGGTACCGCTGCGGCGGGCCCGATCGTGGGCCTGGTGTGGGGGGAGGCGTCGTGGCCGTACCAGTTGGCGGGATTCTTCAACTCCAACTGGAATTACGGGATGGCGTACGGGACCGTCTACCCGTACCTGCTCGACGCGAACCGGGTCGTCCAGCATTACCAGTCGGGGGCGACCGGGTTCGCCGGGGACCGGATCATGTCCCGGTTCGCCCGCTACCTGGCGTGGTCGTTCGCCGGGCTTCAGCCGGCCGGGCCCGGTGCCGTGACGGACAACATGGGGCTCGGGCCGGCGTACTCCACCGACGGGACCGCCCTCGCCGATTCCCTCAACGGCGACGCCCTCTCCTCGGGGGCGATGTGGTTCGCCAACGCGAACGGGAACCTGGTCATGCTTCCCAGGCCCGCGATCTACAACCTGCCCACGTCGGTGACGTTCGGGGATGACACCCTGCTGGGGGAGGTGCCGTACGAGCCGGCCGCCGGGTTCGACTACGACAACACCTACCTTCAGAACATCGTCCAGGCCACCCTCAACCAGGGCCCGAACACGCTGATCGCCCCGGTCGAGAAAGACCAGGCCAGCATCAACACCTACCTGGCCCGCGGCCCCCTACAGCAGACCGTGTCGGGGTCAAGCCCGCAGGACGCCTTCGACCGGGCCTACTGGTCGCTGGCGAAATACAAGCAGCCGAGCATGCGGGTCCGGTCCCTGACCGTCCGGGCCGCCCGGTACCCGACCGCGTTCACCCCGATCCTGCAAACCGACCTGGCTGACGTGGCCGCCGTCAACCGGCGCCCCGTCGCCGGCCCCGCCTACAACCTGCCGGTGATGATCCAGAAAGTCACCCACGACATCGGGCCCGGCGTGTGGGACACCACCTACCAGATGAGCCCATACGACCAGGAGGCGGCCGTCCTGACCGCCGACACCGGCAACGACGTGCTCGGGGCCAACACCCTCGCCTGGTGACCGGCGGCCGGTGGCCTTCGGGCGCCTCAGCCGCTCCTTGACGCGCCAGTACCCCGCCGCGGCGGCCAGGCCTGTGGCGCCACCCGCACCGCCGGTCACCCGGCCACGATACCCCCGGAGGTGATCCTGGTGCCGATTCCGCCGAGCACCTATGCCGGGTCGGCGCCGATCACCGCGGGCCAGCTCGACACGGACCTGTACACGTACACCCCCGGGAACTTCCACACCCCGAACGGGATTCTGTTCCACGCGAACCGGCCCCTGCTGGTCGAGGGGCTCACCACCCCGACGATGAAACAAGCCTCGTCGTCGGCCGGGTCGTTCACCGACATGGCCAACACGGTCACCGCCAACGCCTGGAAAAACTACGCCGACAACGCGGTCCTGTTCGGGTTCGGGGAGGACCTGCCCAACTCGGTCGCGACCGGGCGGCTCCTGGCCACCGTCCCCGGCTCCGCCGGCGCGGCCGGGTCCGCGGGCGGCTATTTCCTCATGTGGGGCCTGCCTGTGATTGGGGCGACCACCAACGCAGGCGGGTTCGGTGCCGCGCTGAACGAGGCTGGCGGGGGGACCGTCACCGGCGGCCACCAGTTGTCGTCGACCAGCCGCGACAACGCCGCGTTCGCCCTCGACCTGGTCCCCGCCTCCACGACCGCCTATTCCAGCCCGGTCGGGGTGTGCAACGACGCCTCCGGGAGCTCGTACTCGTTCGTCAACCAGACCGGTGACTATTCGGGGGAGCTGTGCCGCTGGTATGGGCTGTGGGCGGGGGTGGTCACCGGCGGCGGCACCGTCTCCACTGTCCCCACCCCGCAGACCGCGTTCGCTGGCACCACGGCGGTCACCTCCACCCTGCTGAACGGCCTGTCGGGGCTCGGCGGGGCCCTGAACGTGCTGAACAACCCGCCGATGCTGCGGGCCGCCAACCTCAACGGCGGCACGATCTCGACCGGCACCGTCGCCACCGTCCCTTTGGCCGGGAACACGTCCGGCACCCAGGTCGACTCCTATTCGGGCCTCAACACCGGCACCAGCACGTATACGGTGCCGCTGGCTGGCCTGTACCTGGTCCACGGGTTCGTCAACTGGTCCGCCAACACTGGCGGGCAGCGGCAAGCCGGCCTTCAGGTCAACTCAACGAACCTGTGGGGGCCGTCCTACTCCGCCGCCGGCACCGGCGGCACGTCACCCCAGGTGACCCGCATCCTCGATTTGCATGCCGGGGACACGGTCAAGCTGATCACCCAGCAAAACTCGGGCGGGTCGCTGGCGCTGATCGGCGGGCAGCCGTGCCGCCTGGTCGTCGTGTGGCTCGGAGCACTGTGGGCGGGCGGGACCGCCCTGGCGTGGACACCGCCCGCGACCGGGTTCCGGTGGCAGGCCGGCACCCCCGGCGCTGACCTCCCCGCCCTGTGGCAGGCCCACATGGCCGGGGACCTGAACTTCCTGATCAACCGGCCCTACCTGCTGTCCTACCAGTCGAGCGCCCAGTCGGGGCTGGCCTACAACTCGTTCGACACGATCACCATGAACAACCTGACCGGCCGGGTCCACGCCACCCCCGGCGACAACTACGGCGGCTGGACCTCCGGCGGGTCGAACTTGTACACCGCGCAGGCCGCCGGCTGGTACCTGGTCTGCGCCGGCTACTTCTCCACCGCGATCGGCGGCACGTTCCATCCGGTCGCCGCGATCGCCCAGACCCCCGCCGGCTACAACTCCCCGGACTGGTACCAGCACGTCCGGTCCGTATCCACCTCCCTCATCCCCGGCGCCGAGGCCCTCGGCCTGTACTACCTGCGTGAGGGGGACACGGTCCAGCCCGTCTATGCGGTCCAGGACGGCACCGGCACCATGACCACCAGCGTAGGGACCGGGACCGAATCCCACTTCGAAGCCGTCTGGGTCAGCAACTAGCCGAGTTTCCCGCCGAGTTTTCTTCGCTGGCCACGGGCCAGATCGGCGGCTCGCCGCGGGCACGGCCAACGGCCGCACGCCAGGCACCGCCACGCCAGCGCGGCCCCGATGTCGACGGGGCAGTGCGGCCCGTCCATCACCAGCCGCCGACGCCGTGGGCCTGGACCCACGCCCAGACGGCCAGCGCTTCCTGCCGCTCGGTCATCTCAGCCTCGCCGGGGCGCGCGGCGGCCGGGCCCGGCACTGGGGTGTCCGGGTCGGTGATGTAGCAGGTGCACTGGCGTTCGAGGTGCGCGACCGGGCCGAGGACCTGGCGGAGCATGCACTCCTTGTGCACGTGCCCAATCCCGGTGGGGTAAACGGGCAGCGCCTGCCCGGCGTCCCCCGCCGCCTCGTCCAGCGGCTCCTTACACCACAGGCAGGACTCCCCGGCCGGGAACGGCTTACGCATCTCTTCGCGGAGCCGGTCCCCGTCGTAGCAGACCTCCGACGGCCACGTCGGCCCGAACCAGCCCCACATCTTCCGCCGCGTCTCGATCGGCAGGTCATCGGCCCCGGTCACAATCCTCAACCCTCCCATGAATTGGAGTCGCGTCTTGCGCATTCTCTGGCACAGCAACGCCCCCTGGGCTGGTACTGGCTACGGTCAGCAGACCGCCATCTTCGCGTCCAGGTTGCGGGACCTCGGCCACGAGGTCACCATCTCCGCGTTCTACGGCCTCCAGGGCCAGGGCTCCCAGTGGGGCGGCATCACGGTCCTGCCCGGCGGGATGGACGGCTACGGCAACGACATCATCGCCGCGCACGCCCACACCACCCGCGCCGAACTGGTCATCGTCCTCGCGGACGCCTGGCCGATGAACCCCGACGTGATCAAGACCCTGCCCGCAGCGATGTGGATGCCGGTCGACTGTGACCGGCTCGGCGTCGCCGACGAGAAGATGCTCCGCGACTCCGGGACCATCCCGGTCGCGATGAGCGCGCACGGCCGCGACCAGCTCACCGCCGCCGGCTTCACCCCGCTGTACATCCCCCACGGCGTCGACCCGTCCGTGTTCCGCCCGCCCGCGGACCGGGCCGAGCTGCGCACAAGGTGGGGGGTGGAGGGCCGGTTCGTGGTCGGCATGAACGCCGCCAACAAGGACGGGGTCCGGAAAGCCTACGCGGAGCAGTTCGCCGCGTTCGCCCGGTTCCACAAGGATCACCCGGAAGCGCTCCTCCTCGTGCATGCGCTGCCGCAGATGCCGAACAACCAGCTCAACCTGGTCACGCTCGCGCAGCGGCTGGGGATCTTCGAGCACGTGAAGTTCTCCGACCAGTACGCCTACGTCACCGGGTCTATCAAACCGTCCAGCCTGGCCGAATGGTACGGGTGCCTCGACGTGCTCTCCTCCGCCAGCTACGGGGAGGGGTTCGGGATCCCGATCATCGAGGCGCAGGCGTGCGGGACGCCGGTGATCGTGACCCGCGGTTCGGCGATGACCGAGCTGGCCGGGCCCGGCTGGTGCGTGGACGGGCAGCCGTTCTGGAACCCGGTCCACCAGGCATGGTGGCAGGCCCCGTCGATCGAGGGCATCCACCGCGCCTATGAGAAGGCCCACCGGTACGCCGCATCGAAGCGGGCCGCGGCGCGGGAGTTCGCGATGGGCTACGACGCGGACCGGGTCCTCCTGGACCACTGGAAACCCTCTCTCGAGTTTTTGGCCGAGCATTACGCCGGCAAAGCCGCCGGCCCGAAGGACGGAGCACAGGCGTGAGGATTCTGATCACTGGCGCGGCCGGGTTCGCTGGCCGTCACCTGGCCACGGCCCTGATCGACCAGGGCCATCAGGTGTGGGAGTTCGACGCCCGGTTCGGGCATGACATTCGCGACTACGAACAGATCCGCCGGATCGTCGAGTCGTTCGAGCCGGACCGGATCTATCACCTGGCCGCCGCGGCGTGGCCGGGGGAGTCCATGGTGGACCCGCGCCGGGTGCTGGACGTGAACACGACCGGGGCGCTGAACCTCCTCGAAGCCGTCCGCGCGGTCGGCTCCGAAGCCCGCGTCCTGCTGGCCGGCACCAGCGAGGAGTACGGGTACGAGCACTGGCACCGTGGTGACGTGCTCACCGAGGACAGCGTCTGCCAGCCCACCACCCCGTACGGGGTGTCGAAGCTGGCCGCGACCACCCTCGGCATGGTGTACGCGCGGCGCTGGGGTCTCCCGGTGGTGACGACGAGGGCGTTCAACCATTGCGGGCACGGCCGGCAATCCGTCAACGCCGAGTCAGCGTTCGCCCGGCGTATCGTCGCGGTCGAGCGGGGCGAAACCGACCACGTCACCCACGGCGACCTCGGCGCCCGGCGGAACTTCTCCCACGTCGACGACGTGATCGCCGCCTACCAGGTGGCGATCGAGCAGCCGGCGGGGATTTACAACGTGGCCAGCCCGGCCACGGTGACCATCGGCCAGGTCCTCGACCTGCTCCTGTCCATGTCGACGATGGCCGACGGCATCCCCACCAAGGCGGACCCGCGGTTCGGCCGCGCGGACCGGCCACACGAGTTCCCGGTGATCAGTGTGGACAAGCTGACCGCGGCCGGGTGGGCACCACGCCGGGGCCTGGACGAGGCCCTCGCCGACGTGCTCGCCTACTGGAGGAGCCGGTGAACACCTGCCGCTCCTGCCAGTCCGCTACGGAACAGGTCCTCGACCTCGGCGGCCACTACCTCCCCGACTTCATCGACCCCGGCGAGCCACGGGGGGACCGGTGGCCGCTGACCCTGGTCATCTGCACCGGCTGCGGGCTCCTTCAGCTCGAGGTGACCACACCCCGGCACCTGCTCTACCACGACCGGTACGGGTTCAAATCCGGGGTGAACGAGGCCATCCGCGCGGATCTGGCCGACGTGGCCCGGCATGCTCTGACCGCCCGCCCGGACCCGGCCACCTGGCTGGACATCGCCTGCAACGACGGCACCCTGCTCTCCAACGTGCCGGATGAGGTGTTCCGCTGCGGGATCGACCCGCTCGGCCAGTTCCGCGACGAGGCACTCACCCACGCCGACGCGGTCATCCCGGATTTCTTCCGGCCCGAGTACTGCCCCGAACCGTTCGACGTGATCACCTCGGTCAGCATGTTTTACGACCTCGACGACCCCGGCGAATTCGTCGAGGGCGTCGCGTCGGTGCTGGCCCCGGACGGGGTGTGGCTGATCCAGCAGAACTACGCCGCCGCCATGCTTGGCTCCAACGCGGTCGACAACATCTGCCACGAGCACTGCACCTACTTCAGCGTCGGCAGCCTTCAGCCGCTGCTGGCCCGGTACGGGCTGGAAATCAACGGGGTCGGCTACTCCGAGGTCAACGGTGGCTGTTTCCGGGTCCTCGTCTCCCATCAGGGTGTGCGGCCGGTCCGGCCGTCGGTCGAGGCGGCGCTCGGCGCCGAGCGGGTCCAGCGGCTCGGCCAGCCGGCGACCTGGCTGGCGTGGGGTGAGCAGGTGGCCGCCGAACTGGACCGGACCCGCCAGTTCCTCCAGGACGCCCAGACCGACGGCCGCCGGGTGCTGGTGTACGGGGCCAGCACGCGGGGCGGCACCATCCTCCAGATGATCGGCGCCGGCCCCGAACTGCTCCCCGCCGCGGTCGAACGGAACCCGGCCAAGGTCGGGAAGATCATGGCCGCGACCGGCATCCCCATCATCTCCGAAGAGGAGATGCGCGCCGACCCGCCCGACGCGTTGCTGGTCTCGCCGTGGTTTTTCCGGCCGGTGTTCCTCGACCGGGAACGCGACTACCTCAACACGGGCGGGCGGATGGTGTTCCCCCTCCCGCACTTCGAGGTCGCCGACGCGGGGACGGTCCAGTGAGGTGGCTTCTGTGGGCGGTCCCGCTGGCCGTGGGGGCCGCCGTGCTGGCGGCCGTGGCCGTGGTCGCGGTGATCGCCTACCGGGACAGCAAGGTGGCCGGCCGGGCGCGGGGGAGGAGACGCCGGTGATCTCGGTCCTGCTCCCCTCCCGCGGCCGCCCGGCCAGCCTGGCCGCGTCGATCGGCAGCCTCCTCGGCAAGGCCACCAGCCCCGCCCAGGTCGAGGTCCTGGTCGCCGCCGACCCCGATGACACCATGACCAGGGAAGTAGCCGAGACGCTCGGCGACGAGGCCCACACCGACTATGGGCACGACCTGGTCCGCTTGTGGGTGGCGCCGGAACGGTTCGGGTACGCGCAGCTCCACCGGTATTACAACGCTCTCGCGGGGATGGCGCGGGGCCGCTGGTGCCTGCTGTGGAACGATGACGCCACCATGCTCACCGACGGCTGGGACGTGGCCATCATGTCCCAGGACCCGGCGGTGCTGGCCTTGTCCTCCAACCTGCCGGGCGGGAACTTTTTCCCCGCCTGGCCGGCCGCCTGGACCGCCCACCTCGGCCACGTATCCGAATCCCCCAACGTGGACGTGTGGATCTCCGAGGTCGGCCGCCGCGTCGGCATGGAGCGGCTGATACCGGTCCAGGTGCACCACGACCGCGCTGACCTGACCGGCGGCCACCAGGACACCACGTACGCCGAGGGCCGCGCCGTCATGGGGAACTACATCAACCATCCCGGCCACGACAGCCCCACCGGCCGGGAGGCCCGGATCCGCGACGCGATCACGCTGCGTCAGCTACTCGGCTGACCTGGATGCCCACCGTACTATCCGCTGACCCGAGGAGGCTGTGTCACCCACACCAGCAAACAGGGACCAGAACCAGGCGAACCGGCCGACCGCAGCGAATACCCGATCACCCGGCTGGTCCTCGCCGCCGTGGCGGCGTTCATCGCTGGTGTGGTCATCGCGTTCGGCGCCAACACCGCCTACACCATCTGGCAGGTTCACCAGTCCCAGCACGTGTGGTGCGACACCATCCACCTCCTGAATCAGGCCCCCGTACCCCCCGCCTCGACCCAGGTTCCCAGCGACACAGCCACCCGCCGGTACGTGAAAAAGCTCGCCACCTACGAACGGGAGCTCGGCAGCGACTTCCAGACCCTCCACGGGCGGCTCGGGTGCTGACCGCGACCCTCGCCGACGCCGCCTCGAACGGGCAGGGCCTGGTCACCACCTACTACGTGATCGCGATCATCGGCGGGCTGGGTGCGATCATCGGCGGCCCGGTCGCGGCGTTGCGGTTTTTCGCACGGCAGCGATCCAAATGGCTGGTCGAGGGGGAATCCCGGGCGCAGCAAACCCAGGCGCTGGAAGCGAACACGCTGGCCGCCAACAGCAACACCGCCGCGATCCGGGAGATGGGGATGAAACTTGACGCCTTCGCGGAGGCCACCCATGAAGAGTTCAGCAAGGTGAACGGCAAGCTCACGGGCCTGTCGGAACGGGTGACCCGGGTCGAGGTCCAGCATCGCGGCAGCCGCGGGTGAAACAGCGGGGCGGGTGATCTGGTGTGTGGTGGCCAGCGGTCGTGCATTTCCTCGGCCTCGACTACGGCGCCCCCTACGGGCATGCCGTCGCCTACAACGCCTGGTCCGGGGTCGGCTCCGACTTGGGCGAGGTCACGCTCCTGGCCGCCGCGGGGACCTGGTGGCGGCACGCGAACTGTGAGGTCGACCGGTGCTGGCGGCTCGGTCGCCACAAAACCAACGCGGGTCGCAAGGTGTGCCGGAAACACCACCCGGACGACGGGCTCACCGCCGGGCAGGTCGTCGAGGAGCATCACCGTGCCCGCCGCCGGTGACGGCTACTGCGCACGCTGCGGCCACTGGGACCAGCTCGAGCCCGCGACCCGCTGGTGCCCGCCATGCCGGGCCGCCTGGAAACCAACCCCCCGAAAGGACAGACCACCATGCAAGAGGGCATCGACGTCGCCTGGCCCCAGGGCGCCCACTTCCCCTGGGCTAATGAGCGCGGCAAGATCTCGTTCGGCATGTGCAAGGCCACCGAGGGCCTCAACACCACGGACCCGGACTTCGCGCAGAACTGGAACGGCATGTGGGCTGAGAGCAGGACCCTGCCCCGGTTCGCGTATCACTTTTTCCACGCCAGCGAGGACCCCACCATCCAGGCCGGCCGGCTGGTCGCCGCGGTCAAACCGCACGGCCTGCTGCCCGGCGACAACTTCGTGTGTGACCTGGAAGCCACCGAGTCGGACGGGTCCAACGATCATGTAGCCCCCGCGACGGTGGCTGCCAGGGCGCGGGCGTTCCTGAACACGGTCAACGGGCTCGCCCCCGGCCACCGGGTGCTCCTCTACACCAACCCGGGGTTCGCAGCGACCGGCGCCTGTGCGGGGCTGAACGCCTGGTACCTGTGGCTCGCCTCCTACGGCGTGGCCAAGCCGAAGGTGCCGAAGCCGTGGTCGAACTGGACGTTTTGGCAGTACAGCGGCACGTCTCTGGACCGGGACCGGTTCAACGGCACCGAAGCGCAGCTCCGCCAGTTCTGCCGCATGCCCGCCACCCGCTAGGAGGAACCAATGGTCGCCGACCGCCGTCTACTCGTCATCCTGCTGACCCTGCTGGGGATCGCGTTCTTCGTGATCGCCGCCGCCATCTCGGGCGGCATGTTCACCATGACCGGGGGGGACTGGTTCCTGCCCGGTGGCCTGGCCGCCTGGTGCCTGGCCTGGCTCCTGTCGTTCCTGTAGCCCGTTCCACCACATCCACCGGTCCTGGTCGGGCCGCAGGTCCAGGACGGCCGGCGGCCCGGTCCACACCGCCTCGACCAGCCCTGGGCGACCCTCGTACTCCGCCTCAAACTGGGCGCGGTGCTCGGTGTGCTCGTCTTCCACCTGGCAGCGGACCACCGAGTCCTGGCCGATCAAGGTCGCCGCGCAGCCACCCTCGGCCTCATCCCCGTCCACTAGCTAGTCGGGCATGAGGGCGGCGATCGCCTCGGGGGTCGCATCGGCCGCCATCGTTTCGAGGAGTGCCTGTTCGGTGCGGCCGTAACGCAGCACCACGGTGATCTTCGATGCGTCCGCGCCGACGGGGAACACGCTGGAATCGATCGCCAGCTCGCCGCCGCCGGCCAGTTCGGTCACGTCGTCCCCGGACAGGCCGAGGAGCAGCGTCCAGCGGGGACCGGGCGTGGTCATCAGCACTTTCAGCATGCCCCTCATCTTCCTATCTGTCGCGGCCGGGCCGGTTTCTTACACCCGGCCCGGTTCTTTTTCTACCCCAACTTCGAAGGAGACACCATGACCGACCGTGTCCCGGGCTTGCTCGGTGCCCTGCCCCCGCTGCCCGCGGGGGAGCGGCTCCCGATCAAATACGTGCACGAATACACCGGGGGACTGGCCGGCCCGACGTACCCGGTGGACGTGACCGGCGGGATCCCCGACGACGGGTGGGGGATGCTCGGGAACGGCCCCGACCAGGCATGCACCACCCACCCGGGCGGGGTCGGGGACTGCCCGTTCGCGGGCCGCGAACACTACCACTACGCCAAGGCCGCCTGCTACGGGCTGACCGGCCTGCCCCGCGAAACCAGCAACGAACTGGTCGCCGAGTACCTGAAGTACGACCACGGCAAGGATGAGGGCGCGGTCCTGGCCCGCGTGCTCATGTACTGGTACCGGCACGGCCTGATCGCCGGGTTCGCCCCCGTCGACATCACCTCCACCGGGGCGATGGATTCGGCGATGCAAGAGTTCCGGGGCCTGTACTGCGGGGTTCAGCTCACCCCCAACGCCGACCAGGACTTCTCCGAGGGGAAGCCGTGGACGCTGGCCGGGGGAGTCGAGCCGGACCCGGACCTTGGGCACTGCATCCTGAAGGTCACCGCCGACGGGCACGGCTGCGACGGGTGGGTGACCTGGGGGCACCGGCAGGACTCCGACGGGGCATGGTCGGCTGCGGCCGTGGTCGAAGGCTGGGTCGTCATCATGCACGAGGACGAGATGGAACCCGACGCGCTCGCCGAGCTCCAGGGCGACCTCGACGCCCTCGACGGGCATGTCGGCCGGGCCGAGCGGCGCCGCTCCCACATCCTCGGCCAGGTCGTGCACCTGGCCCACCAGGTCGCCGGCGGGCACCAGCCCGCGTCGGTGCTGACCGACCTGACCGCCCGGTTCCGGCTGTGAACCGGGCCCGGGTCTGGTGGGCGTGGCTGCGGCGCCTGTTCACCTATGAGCCGGCGGTCGCCGCGTGGGCGGGCAGCGGCGGCCTCGCGGTCCTGGCCGCGTGGGTGTTCGGGCTCACCTCGGCCGAGGAAGCGGCCGTGGCCACGGCCGTGACCGCCGCCGCGACCATCTACACGGCGGTCCAGACCCGGCCTGCGGACGTGCCGTCGATCATCGGCGGCCTGACCACGATCGTGACCGCGGCGGCCGCGTTCGGGTTCCACCCGCCCGCCCATTGGATCGCGCTGGGCACGGCGGCCGCGTCGGTGATCCTGCCGCTGGTGCTGCGAGTCAACCTCACCCCGGCCGTCACCTACCGGCGTCAGGTCCTCGGCCCGCCCCCGGGCGGGGTCGGGTTCGGTCCTCCCGCCGCCGGGTACGACCCGTTCGGCCCGCACGCGCCGATCCGGCCGATCCCGGTCGACGACCCGCCGTCGGCGAGGCAGTCGCCGCCGCGCGTGTGGAACTGGCCGATCGGGTGAGCCGCTAACAGCCCCGTCGGCAGCACGAAAAACGCCCCCGCCCCGTGATCGGGGTGGGGGCGTTTTCGCATGCCCTAACGGCGGCCGCCGGGGACTCGTTCAGCGGGCCGGGGCTGGCCGGGGCCGCCCTGCCCGCTCCGGGTGGCCATCCACAGCGCCCACTCCTCGGCCCGGTCCGGCCACGTCCACGCCGGCCGGTTATCGAACCAGGTGTCAGGCTCGGGACACGGGGTCGGGTTCGCTGGCCCGTCGTCGGTGGTCGGCGGGGAGGAGACACCGATCCCGTACCGGGCACCCCACACGTCCCCAGCGTGACCGGTCAGGCCAAACTGGCGGGCGACCGCAGCGATGCTGAGGGTACGGCGGACGGGGAAACCACCAGCGCTGCGGGGGAGTGCAGGGTTGGCGACCGGGCCGGTTCCAGTGGGCATTCTGTGCTCCTTTTCCTCGGTTGCGCCCTGTGACATTACCTCACACCTCCTTGCCTCGTCAACGTGAACATTGACGCAGCGGGGTGGGGGGGTTATCGTCGGGGGAGCATGACGAACCCCAGCCCGCACCGGTACCTCGCCCGCAAGGCCGAGACCGAGGTGCTCGCCCGCCTGGACCGCTACAACGCGAGCTACAACACACCGGGCCAGCCGCGCATCCTTCCCGCAGACGCGCTCAGCGACGTGCATCTTGCCCTCAGCTTCGGCAAGGAGGCCACCGTGCCCCGCCTGGCCGGTGATGAGATCCTCGCCGACGATGTGGTCGACGCGCTCCGCCTGATACCGGGGGAGCGGTTCCGGCTCGACTATTTCGAGCAGGACCTGATCGAGGCGGCGATGAACCGGGGCCTGACCTGGGATCAGCTCGCCGACCAGCTCGGCTACCCATCGAAACAGGCGATGCAGCAGCGGTACCGGCGGCTCGGCGGCCGCAAGACGTGGGCCCCGGCCCGGGACCGGCCCGCCGCCGTCAAGGAGCCCACCCCCTCACCTCCCGTCAATGTTCCCGTTGACGCGGCGGGTGATGGGGAGTAGTGTCGCAGGCGTGCCCGGCCCCCTGAACGCCGACGGGTGGTACCGCAAGCAGAGGGGGGCTGGGGTCGGCCGCAGGTCACCAGCCTGCGGTGACAGGGGGGTGAGATCTCCCTGGGAAAGCTCTGCGGGGTTCCCGAAGGGCCGGGGTCGTACCGGGTGGGACCGGGTACGGGCCGGCCGCGAAAGACCAGGCCCGGCCGGCCACCCAACCGGCCGGGCCGGTTCGTCTGATCACGCGCTGAACCACGGCCGGGCTGGGGGACAGGGAAGAAAGACACCGGGAGGTCGAGCGCAATGCGCGGCCGGCGCGCCGCGTAAATGGCGGCCCGGCAGATGTGGGAGCGTGACCAGCGAAAACGGCCCCCGAACCGGGTGACGACGGTTCGGGGGCCGTTTTCATGCTTTTTGCACGGCTAGTTGCGTGCCTATTATCAGCGCATGACGGTCGCATCAGTGCTCGACCGGCGGATAGCCACCGCACTCCTCCAGGCCCGGCACGCCCTCGGCGAGAACAGCGAGTGGGTGGCCCGCCACACAGGCTGGTCCATCTCGAAAGTGTCCCGGATCGAGAACTGCGCGCACCCGGTCCGAGTCAGCGACCTCGCCAAGCTCCTCGACCTGTACAACGTGCCGGCCCGCCGCCGCGCCGCCATCCTCGACCTCGCCGACCAGATCCTCGCGGCGGGCGGCAAGCCGTGGCGCGGGCCCGGCAGGCCACCGGAAACGTTCACGGCCGCGAACACGATCCTGGAGTGGGCCCCCCTGACGCTGCCCCGCCTCCTGCGGACCAGCGGCTACGCGGCCGCCGTCCTGACCTCCCAGGCGCGGATCTTCCCCCGGCCCCCGGGAGCAGTCCGGGCGCTGGTTGAGGAGATCACCGCCCCGCAGGCCCGGTTCGAGCGCGGCGGCCTGGCCGTCCGGGCGCTCATCGGCGAGCCCGCCTTGCGCCGGCAGTTCGGCGACCAAGTGGTCATGCGGCAGCAGGTCGAGCGGATACTGAAGGTCCCCGCCCCGGTGTCGGTGCGGGTGCTGCCCCTCGACTCCGACGAGGTACCGGGAGACCTGCCCCCGTTCATCCACGCCTCGTTCACCGCCCTGGCCGGGGTACCGGTCCCCGACGAGGTGCTCGTGCCCCAGTTCGGCGGCGACCTGGACCGCCTCGACGAGGAAGACACGGTGTGGCGGCACGAGATGGCGTTCGAGGAGATGTGGTCGGCCGCGGCCAGCGAAACCGAATCGCGGGAACTGCTGGCCGCCGCGTTCGACGCCTGGGGAGATTAGGCGGCGGCGCGGGTGAGCTGCGCGAGGACCCGCCCATAGGCCAGGGCGTGCCCAGCCCGCGGCCGCCGAAGACCCCGCTCCCACATCGACACCGCCTGATGAGACACACCGAGCGCCCCGGCGATCTCCCCGAGCCCCACATCGGCCGCTTTCCGCGCCGCCGCGGCCCGGCCCGAGACCAGATCGGCCCGTGTCCGGGCCACCAGGGCCAGGTCACGGGCTGTCATGCTCACACGGCCAAGCCTAGTAGGCATAGACCGGCCCGGTCACCTCCACCATTGGCCTTGGGATAACAGGCCGGGACCGGTCGGTGGGACGCGGCGCGGGTGAGTGTGTGAGGTGCCGGGCCGGGGATCAGAGGGGGATGGGCGGTCAGCCGTGGTAGAGGTAGTCCGGGCTAGCGGCACCGTCGGCGACAGCGACTCCCCAGTCCGTGGCGGGGGCCTTCCCGTGGTAGAGGTAGGCCGAACTGTGCTGGGGGGCCTTCCCGTGGTAGAGGTAGGCCGGGCCCGCGATGGCCAGGGCCCCGCCTCCCATCACGGCGGCGAGGATGGTGGCTGCGATGCGCTTTCCTATGCGCGGGTTCTTGTCCATGCTTGCACGGTAACCCCGTCCGCGCCGGGAATCCAGTACCAGGCAACGGCCCGGCAAGGTGGCGGCAACCCGCAACCCACCGCCAACAGGACCGCAACAAGCAGGCCGGGCAGGTTACGCAACACGCCGTCAACCGTCCCGCGACAGGGCCGCAACCCACGGTATTCTGGAGTCTTATAAGCGGGGGATCTGGTATCCCAGACGGGAGTGTGTGTGAACACAGCCGATGTGGTTGCCTACCGTGCGCCTGGAGCCGGCCCCGATACGACAGTGTCCGCCCGGGTCCTCGACCGGATCGCTGCGAGTGTCCCCGAATCAACCCGGCAGGCGTACGCCAGCGACTGGAAGATCTTCGCCGAATGGTGCGCGGGAGCTGGCCGGGCCGCGCTGCCGTGCACGGCGGAGACCCTCGCCGAGTACGCCTCCCACCTGGCCGACGAGAACAAGGCACCGGCGACGATCATGCGGGCCGTCTCCTCGGTCCGGGTCATTCACAAACTCGGGGGCCACCAGCCACCCGACACACTCCCCGCCCGGTCCGTCGTGAAGACATACCGCAACGAGCGAGCCGACCGGGGGCAGCCGAACGAGCGGCCGGCCGCCGCCCTGACCGTCCGCCAGCTCAAAGCCATCACCGAGGCCCTGGACGGTGACTCTGTCCTGTTCCTGCGGGACCGGCTCGTGCTGGTGCTCGGCTGGGCGATGATGGCGCGGCGCAGCGAACTGGTCCGCTTGTCCATCGGTGATCTCGCCGAGGTCGAGCAAGGGATGGACGTGACCATCCGGAAGGCTAAGCGGGACCAGATGGCGGCCGGGCGGAAGGTTGCCGTCCCCTACGGTTCCGACCCGCTCACCTGCCCGGTCCGTCTCACCCGCGCGTGGCTCGCGGTCCTGGCCGCCCGCGGCATCACCTCGGGTCCGCTATTGCGGTACGTGGACCGCCATGGGCACATCTACGGCGAACCCGGTGTCGACCTCGCCGGCCGCGCAGCGGCCGACGGCCGCCTGACCGGAAAAGCGATCGGAAGCATCATGCACCGGGCCGCGCTGACCGCGGGGATCTCCGGTGACGCCATCAGGGCACACAGTCTCCGGGCGGGCGGCGCGACCGGCGCCTACCTGGGAGGAGCCGACCTGCTCTCGATCGGCCGCCACGGCGGCTGGCGCGACGGCTCCCCCATCCTGATGAAGTACGTCCGCGACGTGGACAGGTGGAAGAAGAACCCGATGACATCGGCCGGCCTGTGACTAAATGCGGGCGCCCGGCGAAAAGGGGCACACCGTGCCGGAACGATCGTGTCGCCCGGCCGGGTGATTACTGGCGCGTCCCCGAAATGCTCGGCCTGCCGGTGCCCCCGGTCGAGACACCGCCATCATGCCGGAAACACCTGACCGACTCTGAGCACGCATTGCTGGACGTGCTGACCCGGCAGGCCGCCGCGCTGGATGAGCCGGCCAAGCGGGCCGCCCTGGCCGAGCGGCAACGGCCGCCCGCGTGCTGGGACTGGCCGGTCGAGGACTCGCACCGCACACGGACGGCGGATGACGACGGGTGGGGGATGCTCGTCGAGTGGCAAGCCGGCCGGTGCGCCATCTGCGGGGGCCGGTCGCAGTTCCTTGACCACGACCACCTGACCGGCCTGATCCGCGGATGGTTGTGCCCTAGCTGCAACACCCAGGAAGGATTCGCCCCGAACACCCCCGGCACTACGTTCGCGATGTACCGCGAACGCAACCCGGCCACCATGCTCGGTGTGACCATCGTCTACTACTCGCCGTTCACCGGCTGGGCTGAGCCAGCCGACCCCAACCGGGGCCAGTTCGACGGCCACGCCGCCTACATCCTCGCGGGCCGGTACGGCACCGGCCCCGCCGGGAACGACTAACCCCGCACCACCGAAACAACCGAGGAGCACCTAACCGTGTCCGAGCTAGAACAGCGTCGCCGCACCGTCCGCGTCCTGGAACTGATGACCCAATCCTTCGAGGCACACACCCGCGGCGACGCGGCTGCGGTGAAAGCAGCGATCGACGAGGCTATCGACGTTGACTTCATGGCCTTTACCGGCATCCAGGGCGGAATCATCATCGGGGAAGTCCCGAACCCCGACCAGGATCTGCCGGGCTGGACCGCGTACGTGGGCGCCGCCCGCGAGGAACTGGCCCGCCTCGAATCTGACACCGAGGCGTGGGGTGGCAAGATCCCCCCGCCTGGGTACGGCTACGCCGAGTGGGTGGCCGAGGGTCAGGGGGACGGCACCAGCCCCGCCGGGAACGAATAACCCGCATCACCCGAAACAACCGAGGAGACAAATGCCGGACCCCACCCGAATGCCAACAATCCACGAAATCGAGGCGTGGCTGGAACGCCACTGCTGGTACCCCATCGGGGCAACCACCACTTTCACCATGTGGGCCACCCCCTACAACGGGGCGCTCACGGTCGAGGTGCCGCTCAACGGTCAACCGGCCACCCCGGAGGACCTTGGTCGGCTTCTGGCCGAGATCACGGTCAAGGCCGACGGGGAACCGACCCGCAGCCAGGTGGTCGCCGAGATGACCGGCGCCTACCACGACATCGGATGTGCCCGCCCGGCCCCGGCGGGTCCCCTTCAGCGGGAGGAGCTTGGCCGTATCGTCCGCGACACCTGGGTCCAGTGGGCGCTGACCCACCCGGAGCCGAAACGGTCCTGGCTGGTCCCGTGGGACCACCTCGAACCCGGCCAGCGTGAGGTTGACATGCTGATAGGTGACGCCGTGGCTGCGGCTGTGTATCAGCGGCTGGCCCTGATCGGCATGACGCTGAACGGGCCGCGACTGCACCCCGGCCCTGGAACGGGCCATTGATGACCTCCGCGAGGCGATCGGCCCGTGGTACGACGACCGAGAGGACGGCCGCCAATGATCAGGGACCTCGCCCGCGGGCTCCTCGAATGGCTCGACGACAGCCCCCACACGCTCGCGATCACCGCCGCCGGGTTCGCCTGCTTGATCGCTCTGGTCCTCGCCCTGGCCGGGGTGCTGCGGTGACCCGCCGCGCGGTTGTCGCGGTCGACCCCGACGGGCACGCCCACGTGATCGGCCCCGCCGCCAGCGAAACAACCCTCGACCAGATCCGCGCCACGGTGCTGGCCCGCGGCTGGACCGTGACCAGTACCGCCGCCGCCTACCATTCGTGGGCGAACTTCCGGGAATCCACCGGCCAGGCGGCCGCCCGCGTCAGGGAACCGGATCCCCCGGAACGGCGCGCCCAGATCCGCCGCGGCGGCGTGGCTGTCGACACCGTGGATCCGGGAGACATACTGTGACCGCCGTCCAGCGGGACCAGTTGCAGCGGGCCCGGCTCGACGCGGAGAAGCGGCTGAACACGGCGCTGGTCGCTGAGGGCCGCGCCCGGCTGGTCGCCGAAACGCAGGCGACCCGGATCTCCTACCTGGATGGGCTCCTCACCCAGGGACAGGGCCACCTGTTCACTCCGATGCCGGACTTGACCCCGTCGGTCCTGCTGAAACGGGCGGGGCCGCCGATGTGCCGCCGGTGCCGGGTCCCGGCGGTCGAGGTCAACGCGCAGGCACCGTGCCCGGGTGACCAGCACCGCTGCCCGAAAACCCTCGCCGCCGCCGAGCATCCGGACGCACGGGACCTCGGCGACGGCCGCTGGCAGTGCGGCCAGGCCGGGGAAATGACCAGCGACGGCCGGTTGTGGACCTGCTACGGCGGTCATGTCACCGCCCGGGATGGGCACGTGCCGGTGTGGCGGAACCACGCCGGCGTGTGCGTCTCGGCCGACACGGACTGCCCGTGGGACTACCTCGACGCCGGTCAGCGGTGACCGAGATTTACCGTCCGCATAGCTGCCGCGACGCCCTTTACCGGCCCGACCGGGCCGGCATCATCATCAGATGTGGCTGCGGGCGGCTGTGGCGCTCTGTGTATCCAGGCAACCCGGTCTACGCCGGGTGGCGCCGGGTCGGCCCGCTCTACCGGCTGGTGTTCAGGAAACGGTTCGCGGCGTGAACCCCGGGCCAGGTGGTGCGGTGCGGGCACGGGCCGGCGAGATGCAACGGCCCGAGTTCCGGATCGCCGGTCCAGGCGTGGCACCAGCCGCAGTAGCCCTGGGCGACATCGACGGGGTGGTGGCTGACCGCTCCGCAGCATGGGCAGGTGAAACAGGCGGGCACGGGGTAGGCTCCTCGGTGAGTTGACGTGCTGGGGAAGTAGCCGGCCCCGGCCACCCCTCGTCGGGTGGCCGGGGCCGGTCGTGCTGTACGGGGCTAGTTGCCCGACGGCGGCTGGTCCGGGGCCGGCGCCGAGGGCACGGCGTCGGTGACCGCCTGGACCTGGCTGTCCAGGCCCTGCTGGGTCTGCTGCGCGGTCTGGACCAGGCTGGTCAGGCCGGACAGGTCGACGGGGGTGTCGGTGGGCTGGTCGGCGATCCACTGCTCGATCGCCGACAGGTCGGTGCCGAGCTGGCTGGTCTGGGTGGCCACGTCGGACACCATGCCGCCGAGAGCCTGAACGTCCTGGTCGAGTTCTGCCTGCTGTTCGGACATGCGGTCCACCTTCCGGTTGAGGGTGCGCAGCAACGGGAGTACCCGCTCGTCGATGTCGACGGAGAGCCGCTCGACCGCATGCAAGATTGTCGCGGCGCAATGCTCACACGTCATGCGGGTACCTCCTGGCACGCTGGTGATTTGTCTCCCCTATCCTTTCGGGTCGGAACGACAATCGTGTAATTCGGGGGCGGGTGTTGCGGGTTTCACACCCGGGCGGGTGCGGTCCCGTTGACGGCCGCGGCCGACGCGGCCGCGTCGCGTTGCCCGGTGAGCCACCGGTCCCGGTCCCATGTGCCGTGCTTGGCCTCCCAGGAAGTGAACTGGGGGTTCGGCCTGGTCGTAGTTGCGTTTTCCGCTGGCTGTCTCGTACGAGGGGCCGGTCCCGGCCGGGTTCTGCATGCTGCGGGTGTCGCACCAGTCGCGGAGCCGGGCCAGGAACTCAGCCCGGTCCGATGAGGCGGGGGGCCGCCCGGCGGGTCGCTTCCGTCCCCGGCCCGGTTCGCCGATCTTCATCCACGCCTGGTGCACGGCGCGGACCTTGTCCGCGCACTCCTGGCACAGGTCGAGGTTGACGGCCTGGCCGTCGAGGCTGGGGACGACCCGCACGGTGGCCGTGACCTTGCTGCCGTCGTCGGCGTGGTGCTGGTCACACCAGAGCACCACAATCGTTTCACGCATCGGCCAGTTCCCGTCCCCGGCCAGCCATCGCCGCCAGCACCATCGGCAGGCACACCTCGTCGTTGGCCTCGACCAGGTCGAGGCGGGTCACTTCGAGCTCCGCGGGCAACGTCATCCACCCGCCGGGCGGCGGGTTGTACCGCCAGTGTTCTTCCCGGTCCATCGCCCCGCCCCTCTTGGTCCACCGCCAGCGGCGTTTCTCGCACCGGGCGCAGATCTCGACCCGCTGGAACGAGCCGGACGGGTCGGGGACGTAGTCGATGTTCCACGGCACCGGCCGGTTGAACACCAGCTTGGGCCAGTCGTGGCCGTGGATGCGGCACAGCCGCTGATCCTCGGGCAGTTCGGAGACGGACCGGGCCCGGTTGACGGCCAGGTCGGACACCATCCGCGGTGCGGACGGTCCGCCGCCGAGGCGCCGCCCGCGGGCGGCGGGCTGAAACGGGTCGGTAACATGGCCGGGTTTCCCGGCCGGTTGAGTGGCGGCCACTCGGTATGCTCCTTCATACGTCCAGCAGACGTTGCACGGCAGCCCCGGCCACCCCTACCCCTTCAGGGTGGCCGGGGCTTGTGCTTGCCCGGGGCCGGGTTTAGCTGGCCGGGTTGAGTTGGGTGGCGGCGAACTTCAAGGTCATCAGGTTGTACGTGCTCGCCCCGGAGTCACTGTCGTACCCGAAGGCGTAGAAGTGCAGCGTCGCGCCACCGGCCGGGACCGTGATCTGCGTGGACCCGGAGTAGTAGCTGTCGTGCTGTGTCGCGTTCCCGGCGATGAACGGTTCCTGCGCACCGGCCCCGATGTTGAACAGGTCGTTCGAGAAGTCGGAGCCGGTCTGCGGCCCGTCGTAGACGAAAAACTGGGGGAAGATCTGACCGGATGCGGTCGCGTTGGGTTCGGTTTGGGCGTTCACGCTGATCCAGTACGTGCCCGCAGCCAGTTTGACCTGGCCCACGTCCTTGGCGCCCGTGGCCGGGTCGGTGAAGTGGCCACCTGAGTTTTCCGAGACCGGCCCCGAGACGATGTTGTGCTGGCCGGTGGAGACGACACCCGACGGGCCCTGCGGCCCGGCAGGCCCGGCCGGGCCGGCCGGGCCTTGCTCGGCCCATGTCCAGTGGTTGTCGCCCTTCGCGCAGTTCCCGAAGTTGGTCACCGCGAATTGCAGGTAGTCGAGGACCCCGGACGGTTTCACGCAGGCGTTGATCGGCTGCCCGGCGGGCTGCGCACCGGCCGGGGTGGCGGCGAGCGCGGGGGTGGTGAGCAGTACACCCGCGGCGGCGGCCGCGGCGGTGAGGGTGGCGATTCTGCGGCGGATCATGATTCTGTCTCCCTTGCTGGGTTGGTGAGTGGTGGCAGGAATTGGGTCCGCCCCCCGGCCAGACGGGAGGGAACCCGGGCCGGGGGGCGGAGATCATGCACGGCGCTACGGCCGGGCGGCTAGTTCTGGGTGTCCCAGATCTGGTTGGTGGCCACGTTGCTGAACTGGCCGATGGACAGCGGCTCCACGTCCTGCTGGACCAGGCTGCCGGTGAAGGCGTCACCGGGGTCGGTGACGACCATCGGGTCGTCCGGGTTCACGGTCTGACCCACGTCGATCAGCACGTAGTGGTCCGGGGTGGTGTCCTTCGACAGGGCGTATCCCAGGCCCTCCTTGGAGACAGGGACCCGGATGAACTCCTGCCAGATCGAGTTCGGGTTGTCGTTCCGCAGCGCCAGCTTGGTCGCCGTGGCCGGGTTGGGGCCCTGGAGACCGATGTAGGTGTTGGCGCCGCCGTTGCCGAACGGGTCGTACTTGAACCGGACCACCGAGTCGCCGTTGTACTTGGACCAGTCGAGGTTCGACTGGTTGACGCTGCCGCCATGGATGCCGGTCGCGCCGGTCACCGTGACCTGGAGCATGTCGGCGCCCGCGTCGGTGGTGGTCGGCGTCTCGTACCACAGGCCGATCGGCGAGTTGACCGCAGTGGCCTGGTGGAGGGCGTCGAGGGCGCCGCGGAAGGCGTACACGTTCTGGACGTGGATACAGGCGACGCACGTGGGGGTGAACGCGGGCTTGGCGGTCGACGCCGACGCGGCCGGGGCCAGCGCGGCGGTAGCCCCGCCAGCGATCAAGGCCGCGCTGGCAGCGGCCACCGCGATTCTCTTACGGAATTTTCCGAACACGGTGTTGCTCCTCTTTTTGGTTGACGTGCCAGCTTCAGCCCGGTGGCTATCTGCTGGGTGATGCTAGGGGCAGGCCCCCGGTCGCGGCCGGCGGGTCAGGTGAGCGCCGGGCGCGGCCGGGGATCTGCCTGTGGTGCGTGCTGACCGCGGCGCCCCCAGAACGGGCGACGGCGGGGTTCACGCTGTTTCGCGTGCCGTCCAGCCGGTTTCCCCGCCGGGTCCGGGCGGGCATCCCCCGGCACCCCCGGCAGGCCTATCTGGTCGTTTCCCCAGTCCATCGTTTCCCCCTCCTGCGCGGCGATCATCTTGCCACGCTTCCGGCCATTCATCTGGGTGAATTGTGTTTGCGCGGAGCGTGTCGCCGTAACCCGGGTCACCGGGCCGCCACACGCCGTCCGCTGCCGCCCGGCTGATGCCGTGGACGGCGCGGCGGGCCCGCCGCCGGTTCCTGGCCAGCACGAGCACGGTGGTGGCCGCGGCGACCGCGAACGCCACCACCGCAGCGACCGCGACCAGGACCCCGGCCACGGTCAGGTTCCCCCCCAGCATCTGCTGGCCCCCCTCTCCCCCTTCACCGCCCGGTGGGCGGCTGGTGTTACTCCCCCGCCCGGAGCGGGGGTTGCGTGACCGGGTTACGGTCACGCACTATGGTGGTCATAGCCACGCGCCGGTTCTTCCTTCCTCGGTTGTTTCGGGCCGCTGGCACCGCCCCCACCAGCAGACGTGCTTGGTGGGGGCGGTTTTGCGTCTCAAACGGCGGTACCGCTAAAGAGTCGCCCAACGTGGCCGCCGGGTTGACGTGTGTTACGGACCTGTGACCGTTATTCACCCGAGGGGGCACCGACCGGGGCGTCCCCGAGGAGATCGGCGACCGCGTCGACACACAGCGCCGGAATCGCCGGCACCCGCAGCAGACCGTCGTCGGCGTCGCCCTCGAGGACAAGTTCCCGTGCGGTGCGGATCCGGCGGGCCAGGTCCCGGAGGAACAGCAGGTCGCGTTGCCGCTGGTCAGCCTGCCCCCGGTCGATCAAGGTCCCGGTGTGTTTCGAGGTGAGACCGCACACCTCGCAGATTTTGACCGCGCCCTCAGCACGGACCGCGGTGTGAGCGGTGTTCGGGCATGTCCAGAACGTCACGTCGCCTTGACCCAGCCCCATGGCTGCAATCCCTCCCCGCGCAACTACCCCTCGCAGTTGCGTCTCTGTTCCCCATCTTTCGCGGGGACCAGGAGGTTGGCAAGCCCCATGACCACATCGGCGACCAGTTCGGGGTGCTCGGTGACCAGCGGAGACCCGAGGCCGCCGGTGTGTTCACGGCGCAGACGGCGGATGAGAGCACGGCGGAACTGGGCGCGGCCGAGCTGGACGACCTCGGCCAGGCCGAGCGGCTGGTCACCGTCGGCCGGGCCGGGCCACCACTGGGCGGCGGCCTCATCGGCGGCTGGTCCTGCGGTCATACAGTCATTGTCGGCGGTTACGCCGTCAGCGCAACGGTTTCCGGGCCGGCTCGGCGTGGCGGGCTATTCCCCCGCCGGCAGGTCAGCCTCGACGTAGACGCGGCCGAGGATGCTTTCGGAGGGGTCATCGTCCGGGACTGCACCGCGGCGGCGGCGGGGCTGGTCCCGCACCCATCCGCTGACCGACAGGATCGCCATCACCGCGCTGAGTTGCTCCACAGTGGCCCGGCAGTCGTCTTTTTTGCCCCACACGCGGATCTTGACTGTGCTCACAGCATGCCCGCCGTGGTGAGCAGGAGCCGGGCCGCGGCGAGGCGTTCCCAGTCGTCGGGGTCGCCGCCCGCGTCGGGATGCAGACGCCGGGCCATCGCCCGGTACAAGGTCCGCGGCGCGGCGAGGTCCTCGTCGATCTGGTGGCGGCCAGCCCAGTCCCGCATCCACCGCACCGCCTCATCCACGGACGGGAACGTCACCCCGGCCGCGGCCGGGAGCGCCTTCCACCCGGTGTACTGCTGGCCACGTTTCGGCACCCCCCACCGGTCGATGTCGCGCAACGAGCCGAGGGTGAGCGCGATTGCGCGGACATTCCCCTGCCACGACGCCAGCACCTTCGACCCGCCCCACTGTTTCTCGTAGGCGTCGGTGGCGTACCGCAGCGGCCCATAGTCGGAGCCGAACGACACGATCACCCCCGGGTGGCCGACCTGGGCGCTGGCCCGCAGCATCCCGTCCAGGCGGATATCGGCTTCAGCGACATCGACCTGAACAACGACGGGGTCTTCCCCGCCGATCTTGTCTATCTCGGTTTCGAGTAGTTCGAGAGTTTCCGGCCAGGTGGCACGAAACACGCCGGTAGGGCGGCGCTGGGTGGTTTCCGGGTCGGTCCAGAGGCCCAGCGGCCGGATCTGGTAACGCATGTGCTGATTCTCCTCGGTTGCTGTCGCGGTTACGTCTCACGCCGCCGCCTGGCCGCTGGTCTCATCCCAGGGAATCGGCGCGCCGATCGCGGTGGCCAGGTCGGCGAGGTGCCGGGCGGCTTCCTCGTCAGTGACCGGAGGAGGCGGCGGCGGCGGAGATATCCCCGCAGGCGTGTCCTCGGCCAGCAGGCCCGGGTAGTGGGCCAGCAGGCACGCTGGGCACGCCCGGTCACGGTTCAGGTACCGGTGCACTTCCCAGCCCAGTTCGGTGCCGCAGGCGTCGCCCCACGCGGTCTTCGGGGCGTCCGCGCCGGCCGGCGGTGGCCATTCGGGAACCTCACGGGCCCGGTACCGGAGCTCGTTCTGCTCGACCGTTCTCTCTCCCCAGCCGAGCCGGGTACCGGCGTCCTCGGGGGTCGAGCCGGTGTCGCGGAGAAACGAGTAGTCGACGAGGCGGCGGCGGAGGCGGAGCCGGTACGCGACCACGCGGGCGAGGTCGCTGTCTTTGCCGTCCCCGGCGGTCATGCGGCCCGGTCCTGGTCCGGGCCGGGCATGGCTTCACGGTCATAGTCGCAGTCGCCGTCGTGGTCGGCGATCAGGCTGCATGAGGGGTAGCCGTCCCGGCGTTTCGTGCTCGGCCGGGGGTTCGGTTTGGGGCAGCGCTGGTCGTGGTTGGTCCAGGCGCGGCGGGTACCGGCCGGCGGCAGATGCGACCGGTCGTTCAGTTTGCATTCCCCGTCGAGGGGCCAGCCGCAGCCACGCGGCTGGCCCTCCAGTCCGTGCCCGGCTGGTGCGGTCACAGCAGGACCTGCTGACCGGCGTCGGCCTGCTCCGCGCGGGTCAGCGGCGGCGGCGGGACCTGGCCTTCCTCCCGGCATGCCGGGCACCACGCGCCGCCGCCTGGAGTCATGATCCAGCCCCGGTAGGGGAAATCTGACCGTTTGCTCCGATCCTCAGCCCGGGCGTCCTCGGCGAGGTACTCGGTCGCCTCGCGGTACGTGTCGAAATGGATGGGGAACTCCCACTCGTGGTCGACCAGCGTTTCGCCGCATTCACGGCCGTCGCATTCCACGGTCAGGCAGCAGGCGGTGTACCGGCCGGGCAGCTCCCCCGGCGCGGTGGTGTCCTCGGTGAACTGCTGGATGACGATCCGCAGCGCCTGGGCTTCGGTGTCCCAGTGGTCGTGGCCGTCCTCGAATCGGGAGGTGGTGGTCCAGCAGATGCTGGGCAGGGTGGCGATGGGCATGACGTGGTTCTCCTCGGTTGTACGGGTGGTGCTCGTTCAGGCCGCGCCCGGCGGGGCCGGACGGGCGGCCGGCTTCGCCCGGGTCAGCGCAGCCCGGGCCGCCTCGGCCGCGCGGGTGCGTGCCTCGGGCTTGGCCGGGTCGCCGGTGGTTTCCTTCCACGCCTCGGGCCGGCCCACGGGCACCACCCGCAGACCCCGCGCCCACATCATGTCGACGTATTCGCGGGCGAACGTGTCCCGCTCCTCAACGCTGCCGCCGTACCCGGCCTGGGCCATCCGGTAGACGAGGGCCTCGACCGCGGTCTCTTTCTCGCTCTGGGCCGGGCTCGGTTTCCTGCCGCTCACGCGCTGGCTCCGTTCACCTCAAGGTCGTCGAACAGGCTGCCCTGGTCCGGGCGGACCGGGTCGGGTTTCTTCACCCCGAGGATGCGGGCCCGCTCCCCCTCGTCGGTGACCCGCCACCGGGCAGCCCGCCCGTAGTCGTGGGACAGGTCCAGTGAGATCCCGGTCCGGCCGTAGGCGACCGCGACAGCGGCCGTGGTCCCGGCGCCGCCGAACAGGTCGAGGACCACACCCGGCGTGCTGGGCGGCGGCGTCCAGCCGTCCAGGTGGTATTCGCGGACCGGGCCACGAGGCCCGGTGGCCGATCCGGTGTAGCGTGCCCAGCGTCCGGCCGCGTCGGTTGACTGGCCGGACACGGCCGCCCGGTCGTGGTCGAGGAATGAGGTCCCGCGCCGTTCGGGGTGGTCGGTGTACGGGGTGCATGCGCACGCCTGGCCGAGGATCCGCCGGTCAGTGCCGAACCGCCAGTGACCGGCTCCGTTGGGAGCCCGCCGCGGCGCGTCAGGGGCCGCCCAGGTCGGGAGATCCCCGCGGGGCTGGCCGTCGAACGTGCGGACCGACTCTGTGATCGGGCGGCGCCCTTCCCCGCACACGCCGCACACCCGTTCGGGGGACCAGCCGAGCACGATACGGCGGGCGAGCTCGAACGGGAACGCCGCGTAATGCTCGACCCCCAGCGCCTTCGGCAGTTTCAGCGGGGTCGTCGCCATCTCCCACACCGTGCGGACCGGCTCGGTCAGGTCGTCCGGGTCCGCCCACCACACCGACCCGGGGATCTTCCCCAGCGGGTTCTCGTCACCCTTGCCCAGGTTGCCCTGCTTGGACGGGTGGATCTGCCCCCACACGTCGTTGGCCTTGTTCGAGGTGCGGGACTTGCCGGGCCACTGGATCGGTTCCCGGATCAGGTCGGTCGCGTGGTAGGTGCGCCGCTGCCCGGCCTTGATGAAATGGAAGATCGGCTCGTGGGCGGTCCGGGCCCGGTCGCGGGCCGATTCGGGCATCGGGTTCAGCTTCGCCCAGATGATCTCCTGACGCAGCGACAGGCCCAGCCCACCCGCCCGCGTCGCGGCGAGCTGGTCGACCAGGACCTCAGCGTCGGCGAGGTCGAGGACCCCGAGCGCCACATCCCGCAGGAGAAGCTTCACCAGGCCGGCGTCGTCGAGCATCGACCCGGTCCCGCCGACACACCCCAGCGCATACCGCCACGGCAGGCCCATCTTCGACTTGTACGGGATGCCGTACACCTCGGGGGCGTTGACCGGGCCACCACGCGGCACCTGGCCCCGGTTCCCATCGAACGACCGGGCGTTGCCCCAGTTCGCCCCCGTGTACGTCGAATGCTTGTCGCCAATGTTCACGAACAGGTTCCCGCCCGGCTTCAGGACCCGGACCGCCTCAGCGGTGACCGTAAACAGGTTCTCGAGATAGGCCCACGGGTCGGGTTCCGATCCGAGCTGCCCGGCGTAGGCGGCGCCGCCGTCGGTGTACGACCGCTGCCCGAAGTACGGCGGCGAGAACAGCACCAGGTCAACGCTGGCGTCGGGCAGGGGCAGGTGGCGGGCGTCGGCTTGGGCGATGATCGCGTGGCCGGTCATGCGGTCCTCCGGGCGGTCGAGGGTGAGCAGTCGGGGCACGGCACAACACCGGGCCCATCGGGGTTGTCGGCCCACCGGGAGCCAAGGCACCGGCAGGCGGAGTCGCCGGCCTGGCCTTGGAGGGTGCCCTCGGCGGGTCGTCGCAGAGCGAACCGGGTCAGCGGATCCGGTTCCTGGCGGAGCGCCTGCCGCACGTAGGCGACGGGGTTGGCGACCTCCCGGCCGTCGAGAAGATCCGCAGCGACGCGGCGTGCCTCGTCGAGGTCGATGTGGACTTTGGTCCGCTGGATGATCAGTTCAACCACCAGGCGGGGTATCCGGTCGGGGTCCTTCGAAGATGAATCGTCCTCATCGAGGCGGGGCAACCGGGCAGCGACCGCGGCAACGGCCTCACGCGGATGAAGATCTTTATCGGACGGTTCATGGATGATTCCGTGGGCAGAGTTTGCCCCCTCCCCCGGCACAATTTGAGGGGAGGCAGATTTTGCCGGGGGGCCGTCAGAGTCCTCGTTGACCTGCGGAAACTCGCTATCCACAGGTTCGGGGGGGCACGGATTGCCTGGGGCATATTTTGCCGGGGGGCAGGTTTTGCCCCGGGCAGGTTTTGCCGGGGTGCCGCCGGTCATGATCACCGTGTAGCGGTTGGTTCCGCCTGGTCCGGCGTTATATTCGACATGCAGTTCCCCCACCCGCACACACTCGGCGATCGCCATGCGGACACCGCGCTGGCTCAGCCCGGTTTTGCGTTGCAGCTCGGTGTTGGACGGCCAGGCGTGGGTGCCGTCCTCGTTCGCGTTGTCAGCGATCGCCAGCATGAGGAGCTTGTCGTTTTTCTTGGTCCGGGAATGGTCCCAGACCCACGAGGTCACCTTGACGGACAACGGGGTCACCTCCTCTCGGTCTCATGCGGCCATGTCCCAGGTCTCGCGGATCCGGGTGGCCAGCAGGTAGATCGCGGCGACCGCCTGTTGCGGCACCACGCCGTTCCCGAGTGCTTTCAGCATGGCGGACCGGGACAGGCCGGGTACGTCGGTGACCCAGCCGGGCGGGAGGCCCATCATCCATTCGACGAACCGGGGGCTCAGTCGGGGGCCGGTCCGTCCCATGTCAGTGGGAGCTGGGGCGGACCGTCCGGTGAGGAACTCCCACCGGGCGATGGCGGGGGCGAATTTGCCCCACTGGACTCCGCTATCTGCCGCGCTTGGCCACCCAGCAGAAGTTCCCCCGCCCGGGGGCCGCTCCGGTTGATGTGGCCACCGAGCCCGTCGGCCGCGCTCGGTGTCGGGAGCAGTCCCCCGACCGTCGGGCCGAGGTCCCGGCCGTGTGTCCCCCGGACCGTGGCCGGGCTCGGCTGCATCCCGGCCCGTTCGGTCACCCGCGGGGTCGGCAGCAGTTCCTGCGCGACCACCGTCAGCGGTTTGCCCATCCCGTTCCCGTTGTAGCCTTTCGCCCGCAGTCGCTCGTTCCGGGCCGCCCACGACTCGGGGCTCTCCCCGTCGTTGAACGCCCCGGCCGCCGGGGTTGGCAGAAACTGGACCGCGGTCCCGGCCAGTGTCGGGTTCCCCCTCGGGTACACCAGGCTGGCCCGGTCCCCGTCCGCCGCCGTCGGGGTCGGGATCAAGGGACCGTTCCCAGGCGGCCCGGCCGAGCCGGTACCCGTCGCCGCCGGTGAGGCTTCCAGGGATGACACCGCCACCCCCAGGTCGCACGGGACGGTCCGGCCGTCCCGCGACCGGGCATCCATGTGCTGTTCCGGGGTGCGGCCCGTCGGATGCGACACCGGCGTTGGCAGCACCGCCGACGGCAGGCCCTGTCCCCCGCCCCGGGTCGGCAGGTCCCGGCCCTTGCCATCCCGCGCGTTCGGGGTCGGCAATGTCGGTGGTTCCGCCTGGCCGAGCCGCCCGGCCCGGACCGGGCTCAGTCCCCGGTCCGGGTTCGCCAGCGCGAGGATCTCCCCCGTCAGCATCGTGTCGCCGGCGCTCCGGTGCTGGTTCGGTGACCCGTGCCGCGCCTCCCCCGACAGTGGGGTCGGCAGCATCGATGTCACCTCCGGGACCTCCGGGCCGTCCGCCTGCACCCCCGGGACCGGCAGCAGATCGCCCAGCCACGGAGACCGGTCCTCGATCGCCGCGACCGCGTCGTCCAGGTTCGACCGGCGCCCGCCCAGCGACTTCGGCCCCCGGTATCGTGCCGGGTCCGGTCCGCGGCTGGACGAGTCCCCCGGCCGCGCTGTCGGGGTCGGCAAGTTCGCCATCAGTGAGTGCTCGATCTGGTCGGCCAGCGTCGGCCCATGCCCGCCCGCCCGCCGTTTCTCCTCGGGCTGACTCCCCCCGTTGATCCCCAACTGGGCGGTCGGGGTTTTCATCAGGCCATGCGAGAGCGAACCAGCGGTCGCGGATATGCGGTGCGCCGACATCGGCCGCTCGTACACAATCCCACTCCGCATTGAACCCGAGGTCGGCCAGCGACCGGCAAACGGTTCCAACTGCCCGAACAAGTCTCCGTTCGTGGTGGTCGCATCGAGCCACCGCCCGTTTGCGGAGTCGAGCGACGCGATCGGTACGCCACTGAATTGCCTGGACACGACGGCGATCTCCTCTGCTGTGTGCGATGTTCCCGGCCTGGGCGAGGTGGTTGAGCATCTGGTTCGCGGCCCGCAGGGTTGCTTCGGCGCGCAAGTGTTCGTCGGTGGGCCGGTCTCCGCGGGCCGTCAGGATGGCCCGCACGTTCTCCAGGAGCACCAGTCGCGGGCGCAAGACCCGGATCGCTTCCGTGATCACATGCCACAACCCCGACCGGTTCCCGGTTTGGAGTCCCGCCCGGAGCCCGGCCGATGAGATGTCCTGGCAAGGAAAACCCGCGATGAGGATGTCGACCGGTTCGACCGTGGTCCAGTCGACGGTGGTGATGTCGCCGAGGTTTTTCACCCCGGGATGGTGGTGGTTGATGATCTGGGCGGCGCCGGGTTCGTTGTCGGCGACCCACACCAGTTCGCCACCGAACATGCCGAGCACGGCTTGGTCGAGGCCGCCGTACCCGGTGCATAGTGACCCGGCCCGCAGTGGTCTCATGCGGCGCTCCCGGGGGGTGGGCGGCGGATCATGCCCGGCCCCGCGTCACCGGGGATGCCCCGAGCCGGGCGGCGGCGGGGCTGGGTGACGCGGCGGCGGGTGTCGGCGTGCTGCCGGGCGAGGGCACGGCCCCATGCGGTACGGAAATCCCCGCCGCCGGCCGGTGGCCCTTCCCCTGACGTGCCGGCCGGCGGCGGGAGTGGAGCGGAAGCGGCCCGGGTGGGGGCCGCCCCCACATCTGGAGGCGCCCACGGGACTAGTGGCGCGTCGTCGGGGACGCGGGACCGGCCGCGGGCCAGCGGGTGGATCGGGGAACCGTCCATGGTGGTGCCGAGACACAGCAGACGCGCGCCGCCAGCAGTGAGATGGGCGGCGACCTCGGCGACCCGGCCGGCGGCGAACGGGTGCGCGCCCCACGCGACCACGACCGTGCCCCGAGCCCACTGGTCCAGGGCCGCATCGTTGGACGGCCCGACCGGGTCGGCGGCGGCCCGGAGGTCGGCGGGCCGCGGGGACCGGTATCCGTAGGCGTTCAGGACACGGATACCGCCGTAGCCTTCCCGGTGCGCGAACCGCATGCACCGGCCGACGGTCGGATCGTTGCGGAAAGCGTCCGCGTCGGAGGGGTTCAGCATCACAAACGTCAGCGTCTGCACGGCCGGGGTGGTGTCCCAGTAGCGGGCCAGGAGGTACCGGTGGGTGCGGGCCTGGTTGAACACGGCCCATCCCGTCGGCTGGCCGGTGATCACGTCGGCGTCTGCCCAGTCGGTGACGAGGTCCTCGGCGGTGCCGGTGATCATGCGGCCGGGGCCGGCGAGGCTCATGACGCCTCCCAGAGGGGAACCTGGTCGTTGACCGCCCGGTGCCAGCCGATCACTTCAGTGAGGGCAAAGTCCGGTTCGCGGGTGAGGTGGGTGCCGTCCGTGGTCGCGCAGCCCATCGCGTCGGCGATCTGGCACCGTCGCAGTGAGTTCACCCGACCCATGTGCACGCGCAGTCCATGCCACCGGGCCTCCCTAGTGAGAGCCCGCGCCGCCGGGCCGAGTTTCCACTCGGTCAGCGCCCGGAAACACCACGGGCACCGGGAGTTCGAGGGCTGTTCCGGGGTGTCTCTCAACAGAGGCGACCGGGTGTAACGGCAGTGGCGGCATTCCTTGACACCGCCGAGGAACAGCACGTCGAACGACCCCCACCAGGTGGTCCGGTCGTCCTGGCCGAACATGTTGGACAGGACCCGGTCCAGGCCGTTCTGTGCGACGAACGCCGCGGGGAACCCGAGCGCGCGGATCTCGGCGAGGAACGGGGTGGAGTAATCGAGGGTGGCGCGGGCGGCGGCCACGACATCGGGGGCGGTCACGAACAGGCAGTCCGCAGCGTACGGCTGCAACGTGGCCCACCAGGCGCGCAGGGCGTCGTCGCCGACATAGGTGGCGTCCGAGAAGCGGCCGTTGTCGGCGGCCCACGGCACCCTAGGGATCATCTGGTTGCCCTGCCGTGGTTGCGTCATCATGCCAAGGTGCCCGGCACGCATCGCGTCCCGGACCTTCGGCCCGGACGGGTTACCCAGCCACAACATCGAGTTCTCCTTGCGGGACCGCGAATGGGCCACAGTTCCGCAGCAACCAGGTGACCGGCCACGCGGCCAGTACCACCCACACTTTCCCCGCGACCAGGCCCGCGACGGCCCGATGGTCGGCGGGCAGGTGGGCCAGGTGGAGGAACAGCACCGAGTCGACCACAGCGGCGACCATGCCCGAGGCAACCACGGCGGGTGCGAACCAGCGGCGCTGCAACGGCGTGTACACCAGCCAGTCGCACCCCTCCGATACCAGATAGGTGAGGAACGAGGCGACCGCGATGACGGGGGAACTGGTGGCCAGCGATACGAGCGCTCCCACCAGGATCGCAGCCAGGCCCACCCATCGGCCGGTAAGCCGCTGGGTCACGTCCCGGGCGGGGAACGACAGGGCTGCCGCGTACACCCCCGACGGGGCCACCAGTCCCGGCCAAGTGGGCAGCGTGTGAGTGCCGAACGGAGTGAGGTTCCCGGCGTGGCTGATTAGCCAGTTCGAGCCGGCGATTGCGGCGGCGTAGATGAGGAACGCGCCCGCGGCGAGGAGTCGCCTGTGGCCGGTCACCGCTGACCGGGCCGGTTGTACAGGATCGGCGGGGCCTTGCCCGGGTCAGCTTTCGGGCTGGGTGGGGTACCGGGGGGGTAGGCGCGCAGGCCGATCGCTTCGAGGACACCGAGGATCACCGGGTCGTCGGCGTCCTGGCCGCGGGTGTAGCCGTCGGCGACGACCGCCCGGGCGGCCAGGGCGGCGCTGCCGCGTTCCTGATCGGGGAGCAGCGCCAGGTCGGCGGAGCACCAGCCGACCCGGGCGCGGGCGGCGGCGCGGAGCTCGGCACGGTGGGTGGCGCCGCTGGTGGTGGTCATTGGTTCCGGTTCCTTATCGACTCGGGTGGCCGGCCGGGTGTGCCGGGGGAGATCACGCAGTTCTCGGGCTTGTGGCCCCGCTGGCCGCACCGCCCGCACAGACGGCCCCGTTTGGGACGGGGGCCGCCGTACCGCGGGGCGGGGTCGCGGCCGGCGATGTTCAGATGGGCCTGGTACTGGAGAGCACGGTCAGACAGGACGTAGTGGTCGCAGGCCCCGCCGAGCGCGGTGAGCGCGCCGAGAAGCTCCGCGTCGGTGCCGACCGGGTTTTTGTGTGCGTCCTCGGGCAGGCCGCATCCGGGGCGGGCACAGGCGAAGATTTCGCGGCGTGTCTTCTCATCCATCAGGCCGCCGCCGCCTTGGGCGGGCCGGTGTGATGCATGGCGATCGGGCACGCTGGGGTCCAGCCGATCCGGATGTAGTGGGCGGGGTCGTTGACGCGGGGCCCGTCCCACGGGCACAGGCAGGTCCGGGGGATGTCCCGGATCGTTTCGGCGTACAGGCCGGCGGCGACCAGCTCGGTGAGTCGTGCCCGCCGCCGCGCGGCCTGCTCTTGCACGGTGAGCGTCACGCCGTGGCCTCCCACAAGGTGCGCGGGATCAGCTCGCCGCCGCTGTCGACACGGGGCCGTGCTGGCCGGTCCCAGCCGTGATGGGGGGTGCGCTGGGCGACGATCCGCCACCCGGCCGCCCGGAGACTGGCCCCGGATTCACCCACCCGGACGGCTAGGCACGACCAGTGGGCGCACGGGGCCGGGCACACGGGGCCGGAGTAGTCGGCGTGGGTGTAGGTGACCAGCCGGCAGTAACCGAGCGCCCGAGCTGCCCGCCACGCCGCCCCGTACATCATCGAGTTGGCGTTCCGCGCCCCGTCGGTGCTGGTGCGGTTGACCTCCAGGGTCAGGCCGTCGTCGTACAAGCGGGCGACCGGGCGGCCGACCATGGCGACACCGCGCAGCACCCCGAGGTCGTCGGCGACCCCGAGCGAGAACTTGCACCCGCGGGGCGGCTTGTTGTGGCGGTGCCACAGTGCGATGAACGCGACCGCCTCGCGGGGGCTGACCGGAACGACAGAGAGGGCCATGCGTCACGCCGCCGCCGGGGCGTCGTCGTCCGCGTCGGCCTGGCCGTCGCCGGGGTCGGCGGTGAACGGCGGGAACGCCGGGGGGGCGGGTGGCCACAACGGGACCACCGTCCCCGCCGGCGGCTGGTGGCCGGGCTGGCCGGTCACCGCCGACAGCGGGAACAGGCGGGTGCTGCATTCGAACGGGCCCTTGGGGTGGGCGAGGAGTCCCGCGCAGGTGACCGTGTTGTCGGGGGCCACGTACCAGGCCCCGCACCCGCCGTGGCCCGCGTGGTCGACCCGCTGGTCGATCCGGCACACCATCCCGGTGGTGTGCCGGATCATGACCAGGCCCGCGCCGCCGATGTCGTCGAGGATCCGCTCGATCGAGTAGGCGTGCCCGTCGTCGCCGGTGAACGCGGCCCCGAGCGGGATATGCCCGGTGAGGACGGTCACGCGGCCGCCTCGCCTTCGACCTTGCCCTGGACGACCCCGGCCTCGTCGGTCTTGACCGTGGCCTGCTCGGCGTTGAGGAGCATCTGCGCTTTGCCGTTGATCGCCCGCATGACCCGCTGGTAGCGGTCGTTGTCGATGCCGTCGGGGTTGTCGCGGCGGCGGCGCTGCGCGGTGAGCTGGGTGCGGAGGCTGACCGCTTCCTCCTGGGTGGTCATGTCGTCGATCGCCTCAGCCCACGGGTCGGACGGGTCGAGCTGGGTGGCTTTCAGCGCGGCGGCGCGGAGGTCGGCGCGGGTCGCCGCGATCAGGTCGCGCAGCCCGGTGGAGTCGTCGGCGGTCAGCGCCCCAGCCTGGTACCGCCTTTTGCCTTCCTCGGTCAGGGCGGTGAGGGCGGTCTCGTCCATGGTGGGCGCGTTCCCGCGTGCGTCGTTCAGCCATTTCTGGTTGACCTGCGCGGCCGGGTCCGGGTTGTACTTGGACCGCTGCCCCTGCTGGCCCTGCTGTCCCCGGCCGCGCTGGCCGCCGCTGGTGCGGGTGGCCTGTTGCCGGCCCTGTTCGGCGTTCTGCCGGCCGGTGCTGCCGCTTGCGAAGGAGTAGCTGACCGTGTTGTCGGCCTGTTCCATCTCCTCGACCGTGTACAGGCCACCGAGGTCCTCGGGGAACGCTTTGCGCAACGCGAGCGCCTCAGCGCATTTGGCGATCATCACGTCCGGCATGGACCGCCACTGGGACATCAGGTCGCCGCTGGGGAACGTGGCCGCGTAGGCCTCGAACCGGGCCTCGGCGTCGTAGGTCATGCCGTTGCGGACGACCACGACCTTGGCCCCGGCGGGGGGTTCGGGGCTGAGCCAGATCTTGTGTTCCCGGCCGGCCCGGTCGTACCAGATGGTGCCGTGGTCGGCGTACCCGTACTCGATGCCGGCCTTGTCGGCGGCGCGGCGGGCGATCAGCCGGAACCCGTCGATGCTGACCTGGGACCGGTACACCTTCCGGTTGGCCTGCCGGTCGTTGCGGCCGATCAGGTAGATCTGCTTCGCGAACGGGTCGAGGCGGCGCCGCTGGCACTCGTAGAGGAACAACTGGAGTTCGGCGTCGAGAACGTCCTCGCCGACGCCCATCGCCTGGAGCATGGCGATCTGGGCGCCGGTCCAGGCGGTCTGGTCGTCGCGGAGGACCATGGCGGCGTTGCCGGTGCCGCTGGTCGCCACAGCGGCCTGCGGATCCGGCGCGGCCGTCCCGGCCAGCGCGTCGGCGACCGTGGCCTCGGCGGCATCGTCTCTGGTCTCGGTGGGGCGGTCTTCGGTGGTGGTGGTCATGTCAGGCCGCCGCCTTCAGCGCGGCGACGAACTGGTCGGGGGTGCCGGCGGCGGCGTGGGCGTCTTCGATGATGCACGCCTCGTCCGCGCCGGCCTCTGCGGCGTTGCGGCCGAGGGGGGACAGGCCGAACGGGGTCCGCCACGTCGGCAGCATCTGGCATTCGGGGCATGTCCAGGTGCCGAGCACGTCCCGCGCCCAGCGGGCCGCTGACGCCCACCCGTACACGGCGGCGAAGCTGCGGGTTGATCCGCGGCCGGATGACACCAGGCAGCCGTCCCCGGTGGGGCCGGGGCCACCGCACCGCAACCGGAGCACCTGCTGCCGGGAACAGTCGTGGGCCGTGACCGCCGATTCGGTGATCGGGAGTTCAGGGTCGGTGAGCGGGTCCGGCTTCGGCGCGGCCGGCATGTACGGGCGGATCTGGAACAGGTCCACGGCGGTCGCCTCAGCCGGCCGGACGACGACCATAGGAGCCGGGGCTGGGGCCGGGGCTGGTGCGGCGCGGCGCCCACGGCGGCGGAATCCAGCGGAGTGCTGCGGGCGCGTGCGGAACATGGGTGCCCCCCTCGGGCAAGACGGGTGAGTCATGGTGATCTTGGTGCCCCTTCGTTACACTCGGGGGGTCACCTGTTTGGTGGCCCCTTCTAGTGCGGCCTGCTGGCCGCCCGGTCGCCCCCGCCATTGCCCGGCGGGGGCACCGCCGTATCTGGGCAGGGTCAGGCCGCGAGGGCCTTTTCCTGCCGGTCCTGTTCCTCTTCCTGCCGGGCCGCCCGCAGCTCGGCCACCTGGCCGAGCAGGTCACCCCAGTCGCCGGGGACGGCCAGCCACGCGGCGGGCAGGTCGAGGATGTCGAGCCATGCGTCGAGGACTTCCGCGGCGGGCTTTTTCCAGCCGCCCTCAACGTTCCGCACGTACGCCGGGGTTGATTTCGACCGGACCACGCCGCGCCTTTTCAGTTCCGCCAGCAACTCCCAGGTGCGCAATTTGCTGTATCTTTCGCGGAAGACGCGGAGCGTCAAGGTGACGGCCGGGCCGTTGGTGCTGGTCGGAGCTGTCATGACGGCAAGGTTAGCGTCGGGGCGTGTTCAACCGCAAGCCTCGCCGCAAAGGTTTCGCTCTTGACGTTATGACCTGCGGAAACTTACCGTGGGCGTATCCGAGGGGGGTCGGAAGGCACCCGGACGGGTGCCGGTGACCTGGACGGATGGGACGGATGAACAGACACGGGGCACGCGACTACCGCCTTCTCGGGCGTGTCGTCGGAACGCACCGCCGCGCTCTCGGGCTGCGGCAAGAGGACCTCGCGGAACTGACCGGCCTCACGTCGGCGACGCTCCGCGCACTCCAGAACGGGCACCGGGTTGCCCCCACATCGGGAACGCTCGGCCAACTCGAAGCGGGCCTGGGCTGGGTTCCCGGCTCAGCGGACCGGGTGGCCGCCGGCGGGCACCCGTACCTGGTCACCGCGAAACGGTTCGGCACCGATCTGGTGTGTCACCGCAACGACCTCGGCTACGGGGAACGGGACGTGTGGTGCGCGACGTTCGCCCTCGACCCGGCCCTGATCACCGAGGCCGAGCAAGGCAAACGGGAAGTCATCGCCGACCCGGACCGGCAGACCCGGGCGCTGCCCGCCGCGGAGGGCCTGGCCATCGACTCGGCGTACGGGCTCGCCCCCGGCACCGCCCGCCGGTTCATCAACGGCGACATCACTACCTTGGTGTTCCCGCCCGCCCCGGCCCGGCCCGGTGACAGCGACGCGGCCGGGCCGATGACCGTGGTCGCGATGAACGGTGTCCAGTCCCTCGCCCTGTTCGAGGCACTGGTCCGCGACGAAATGACCCAGCACGGTGACCTCCCCCGGTTCCGGGACAACGAGGAGGAACGCCGCTGGTGGCTGTACAAGCAGGGCGGCATGCCCGATGAGGAACTCGTCGGCTGGCTGGCCTGGTGGCGGATGCGGGACGCCGCCGCGAGCGCCCCACCAGCCCTGACCCCCGGGCCTGGCCTCCTCCGATCCGCGTAAACGATCTTTTACTGTTACCTCCCCCGCCCCGCCGGCCACGCGGGTAGCTGTGTACGCTCTGCTCTAAGCCGGGGGGCTTACGTGGATGACACCTTCCTGCCTGGGGGGACCGAATGGGACCAGGCGCCGACGAGAATGCCGCGACGGTGCGGCAGCTCCAGGCCGACCTTGCTGGCGCACGCGCGGCGGCGAAAGACATCGCGGGCCAGTTGCAGGCCGCGTTCAACCGTGGCTGGGCGGAATGCGAAGCCCACCACGGCCTCGACGACGACGAGGCCTCCGGCCCGCCGCAGCGTGGCGGGCAGCATCGCCGGCCCGGCCACCGGCACCTGTTCCCGGTACCGTCCGCGCTGGCGGGCCTGGCCGCCGCCCCGTTCGCGGTCAGTGGCCTGGTCGCCCGGCACACTGGCGCGACCGTGGCCGCCGCCAGTATCACCGTCGCGACCACGGTCGGCGGCGTGTACGCACTCACCCCGGACGTGATCTCCCGGCCAGTGGTCGCCGCGATGCCCTCGGCTGGGCAGGTGGGCGGCTGGCTGGACCCGCCCGTCCCCGCGACCCGGATCCCCGCCCCATCCAGAGGCACGGGGCGGGCCTCGGCGGCGGGGGTGAACGCGGCCGTGGCCACCCCCGTCCCGCCCGTACCCGTACCGGTGCCGGTGCCGGTGCCGGTTCAGGTCGCCGCGCCGCCGCCGGCCACCGTCGTCACCCCTGCGGCTCCAGCCAGCTCGGCCCCGCCGCCGCCGGTGGTGGTCACCCCGCCCCCGCCGGTCTCGGTCACCACCCCGGCCGTGGTGCCGTCACCGTCCCGGACCCGCCGCCACGGCGGGGGCCGGGCCGGAGGCATCCTCGGCCAGCCGCACGGCCGCCATCACCGTGGCGGCCGTGGCCAGGACGGCCAGCCCACCCCGGTCCCGTCACCGGACCAGGCGGGCAGCGGCGGCCAGTAGACGCGCGACCACCACGTCGCATTCAGGGCAGCCGGTCAGCACGGCGCGGAGCCGCCACCGTTTCAGCGCCCCGCACTCACCGCACAGGACATCAGTGTCCAAGTCGGCCAGGTCGGCCACGGGAACCGGCGCGGGAGCATCCATGGCCCGGACGGTACTGGCGGGGGGTGACAACGACGGCGGAAGGCCGCCAGTACGGGGGTAACTGGCGGCCTTCTCGGCTGAGGTGTGAGGCCCGCGTTTCCTCAGCGGCGCGGCGTGCGGACAACCCCCCCTTGGGGTAAAGGGGTCACCGTCGATGCCTCGTAACCCGGACGATACGCGGCGCCCTGTCCGGGCACAAGCGGTTCACCCGTGGGGCCCGGCCAGCCCGCGGGCCTGTGTCAGAGGCTCCCGTGGGTGGGTGGAGTCGGCGGAATGCCGTTCCGCTGGCTGGCCAGGCCCGAGACCCACGCGCGGGTCAGCACGCTCCCGGCGGCAGAGCCCGCGCGTGGGCGCCTCTACGGCGGTGGCTTTTTCCAGCCGACCGCGGCGAGAACACCCGCCTGCCCACCGGTGGCCAGACGCGGCTCGTCCCAGCCCGGCAGCCACCGGTCAACCGCGACCAGTCCCGGCACTACAGGTACGAGCCCGTCCAGCAGATCACCGATCTGGCCGCGGGTGAAATTGTGGAGGGTGGGGGCGTCGCTCGTGTTGTACGCCTCAGTGACCGCATCCCCCCCGGCGGCGTCGCAGCACGAGGACAGGACCACGTAAGAGCCGGCCGCGAGCTGGTCAACGTAGGCGGCGACGATCTCACGGGCCACGTCGGGGGGCATGAAATGCAGGACGGCGGTCAGGACCAGGACCAGCGGCCGGTCCAGGTCGAGCATGGTGCGGACCGCGCCCAGCGACCAGATCACGTCCGGGTCGCGCAGGTCCCCCCCGGCCGCGTCGACCAGGACCGGCCCGTCACCCGGGTTGGGGTACATCGCCCAGATGTGGCGGACCACGACCGGGTCATAGTCGATGTACAGGCAGCGGGCCCCCGGCCACCCGGACTGGGCGGCGACGTGGGTGGGTTCCCATTCGTGGGAGGGCCGGCCGTCGAGGTGGCGGGCTTCGGTGGGCATCCCGGCGCCGAGGTCGAGGACCTGGCCGACACCGCCCCGGCACGCCCATTCGACAGCGCGGGTGGTGAACGCCCGGTTCGCGCGGGCCAGGCGGGCCACGTCCGGCTGGGCGGTCAGGACCTGCCGGGCGACTTCCCGGTCGGCGGCGAAGTTGTCTTTCCCGCCGAGCCAGTAGTCGTAGATGCGGGCCGCGTTCGGCACCGAAGCGTCGAGCGGCATCATGCCGTCCGGTTCGAGCATCCCGCCGAGCTGGCCGAGCGTGCGGGCCCGGGCCACCGGCGGCTGCATGCCGTGGTGGCGGGCGACCGCCGTATAAGACCAGCCGCCGCGGGCCGGGTGCCGGCTGATCTGCCAGCCGGGATGGTCAGCGCGGAACGCCAGCCACCGGGCCCGGCGCGGATCACCGTGGCCGTTCGTACGCATACCGGGACTGGGCTCGGTAGCATTCATGGGACAGGTCCCCCCCATTGCTGTGAACCAAGGCAAAGCACAGCATAGGGCGGGGACCTTGCGCTGTCCCCCCGTTCGGGGTGCATCTGGCCGCAAGACAGGTAACGAAACAGCCCCGGCCAGCCCTGTACAGGGCTGGCCGGGGCCGCGAAACCACCCCCCGGGGAGAGGTCAGGCGCCGTCGCTGGCCTCGTCCATCTCGCCGGCGATCACCTCGTTCTCGTCGGGGTAGGCGTCCAGGGCGGCCCGGGCCGCCTTGCGGAGCACATCGGCCTGGGCCATGGCCTCGCGGGCGGTGTGGTTCAGCCCGGTCCCGTACTGCACACCGGCGGGGAACTGGACCATCACCGGGTACAGGCGCGGGTCGATCCGGCCTTCGGCGGGGGCGTGGCCGACGGCGGCTTCCAGGCCGGGGATCGGCCGCCCGGCTGGCTTCTCCTCCCCCTGCCCGTACACGGCGAGGACCTGGATGTCGCTGCCCTTGCGGAGCACGTCGACCGCTTCGGTGTGGGACAGGGGCTTGTCGGTGCGGCGACGTGGCGACCGCCACCGCTCGATGGCGTACTTCACTGCTGGTCTCCTCGGTTGTTCCGGTTGTCTTCCTTGAGAGCGACGCGGCGGGCCGCGAACCGCAGCACGTACCGCTGCGCGGCCCGCACCGCCGCCGGGTCGGTGATCTTCGAGATGCCGTGGAGCGCCGCCTCAGCCCCCGACTTGAACAGGGGCACCGGGGACACGTAGTCGTAGATGGCGGGCAGGTCGAGGAACCGGGCATGGATGCGGACCGCGAACTGGCTGATCATGTCGTGGCAGCCGACCCACCCGGCGCACAGGAACCCGTCCCCGGTGTGGCAGAAGAACAGGCCATCCGCGCCGGCCATCGCCTGGTCAGGCACGTCCCCGTCGTGGCGGGGCAGCTTCGCGTATTCCTCGGCTGACCAGATCCCCGGCGGCACGTCCCGCCGGTAGGGGCAGGTCCGGCAGGGCCGCCTCCGGGGACGCACCAGGGCTTCAGTCATCGGCGGGTACCGTCTCGTACCGGTTCCATCGGCCTTCGACGGGCCGCCACACGTACACCGCGCCGCCATCCTTCCCGAGGGCGCGAGCGGCGGCGCGAGCGGTCCCCCAACCGGTACTGGTCTGGTCGGCGCTGAGCGCCCGGAACGGGCGGCGGGGGTCGTAGCGGCCGTCGTCGTCCAGGTCGAGCGGGAACGGCCCGATGCTGGCGGTCATGACGTTGCCTCGGTCTCGGTGGGGGGCGGGCAGGAGACGGGTTGGGTCAAGGATGGCGTACAGGTTCGGTGACCGGTCCCGCCGGGACGGGGAACCGTCGAGCCGGTACCTGCGTCCGAACACATGCACGTGCCCGGCCTCGGATCGCTGTACGACCTCCCGGACGATGATGCGGTAGGCGTGACGGCGGAGCGTGTCGGCCCCGGCTGGGACGATCAGGTCCGCACCGGCCACAACCTCAACGGCCGACCTGGTCGCCCGGTCGCCGCGCTCATCCCGGTCGAGGTGCCCACGGAGCCCCTCGACCACGAACGCGCTCCGCTCGGTTTCCCGCCCGTCGGCCTTGCGGCGGGCCAGCGCGGCTTCCAGGCGGACCGCCACGTCCTCGGGCAGGCTGACCGACACCACCCGCCGGGTCACTGGGACACCGCCGCGCACTCGTGGCCGTTGCCCCAGTGGCGGCCTTCCTTGTCTTCGTGGTCGCTGAGGTGGCTGTCCCGCCGCACACACGGCTCGGCCGGGTAGTACGGCAGCAGACCGCCCGGGATCGCCCCGCAGGGGATGCCGTCGCCACCCTCATGGTGGAAGGTTTCCTCGGCGTCGTCGCCGATCCGGGCAGCGAGCCCGAGCACCTGGGCCATGGCCATGGTCTCGTGGATGCCGGGGTAGCCGCCGATCAGGACACCGTCACCGCCGACCTCATCCCACCAGATCGCGGCGTGGGCGGGGATGCCGCTGGGGCTGTCTTCACCGGGGGTCTCAACGAGGCCGACCCCGGCCCACAGGTAGGGCACGGGCGCGCCGGCGAGGTAGGCGTCGTTCCAGTCTTCGGGGTAGACGGCGGTCACATAGACGCTGGTCCCGCCGTACACGGTGTCGCCGGCGAGGTTGACCATGGTGGCGAGGTCGCAGCCCTGGGGGCCCTTGATCGCGGTGGCCGGGTCGGCGCGGACGGTGCGGATCTCGATGTCGTACATAGTCAGGCCCCGCCTTCCACGGTGAAACCGAGCGCGGTCAGGTCGGCGACCTGGTCGGGGGTGGCGCGGAAAGCGACCGTGACTTCGTCGTCGCAGGTGCTGGGCTGGGTGGAGATCGCGGCCCGCGCCATGTAGGCGGCGAGGGTGCCGAACTGGCCGGTGGTGGTGGTGATGAACAGGGTGGCCGGCCGGGGCGTCCCGGTGAGGGCCTCCTCGATGGACTGGCGGGCGGCGGTGTCGCCGCGCAGGGCCTGCCCGCAGCGGGTGGCCAGCGGCGTGTTCCGCGCCAGCGTGGCGTCCTCGCGGAGCCGTTCGAGTGTCTCGTCTGTGATCATCGGGGGTCCTCTCCTCGGTTGCTGTAGTAAACATAGCTCAAGTTTATTACAGTCGCAAGGGGTGGTGGGGTGGCCCTTGGCTCTGGCACACCCCCCCTCCTCCCCCCAAGATCACCGGGGGCTGGCACGTGTGCCGTCGCCGTTTCCCGCCGCTGGTGTCCCCGCGGCACACCCCAGAACTGGGGCACTGACCAACCACTACGGGGGCACGAGGCAAGGAGGTCACGGCACACCGCGCCGCGCCTTCGAGCTCCCCACGCACCCAGACCGGACAAAAGCTCTCTCGAGAGATGGGTCGGGGCGCGGTGGGCGGCCCGCGCGACACGCGCGGGTAATAGGCGGCGGGGCATGCTTCACCCCGGCGCGGCGGGCGTGTTATCGTGGCAGCGCCTTCCAGGCATTGCAAAGCCCCGACGGGCCAAGCCAGATCGGATGGGAAACCGGGCCACCAGCCGCTCGCGGCGCCAACCACACGGGCTGGGGTCCAGAGGTATCGAGTTGTCAGCGCGCCCCTATCGGGGGCGCGTTTTCGTTTATCCGGGCCAGCCTCCTTTCGTCACCGCACATCATGGCCGGCTAGCCCGCCGGCCCGCCAGAAGACCGGACCGGGCCGGCGTGTCGGGTCAGTGCACGGCGACGATGACCAGGATCAGGGCGGCGACCGCCCACCCGGCGACAGCCCGCACCGACCCGTAGAAGATCTTCCGCAGGATCGGCACCGCGTTGACCGTTTTCCGCCACTCGAACCACGCATAGTGGGTGGTTTTGAACCGCCACCCGGCTAGCACACCGAACACGGCCCCGATCAGCAGCAAGACACCCATACCGGCCATCATCGGCCAGGTGGGCGTGTCCAGCTAGAGGGCCATCGCCGGCGGCGGCACCCGCCGGAACATGCGCCGCGCGTCCGGGTCCGGGACCGCGGGCCGATCGAACAGGGCCCCGGACCGGCGTCCTTCCGGAGGGTCGTTGCGGATGAACCGCCACCCCCGCGCCTGGTAGTAGCCGTGGAGCTGCTTGTTCGCTGACCAGGCGTCGAGGCGGACCACGTCGGTGCCTTCCCGCCATCCCAGGTCGACCGCCCACCGGAACAGGGACGCGCCGAGCCCCAACCCGCGCAGACGCGGCAGGATCGCCGCTTTCGACAGGTACACGGCGTGGGCGGCCAGCTCGGCGGGGGTCCAGAAATCGGGGTCGCCGCGGTAGGACACGGCGATCACCGCGACCGGCAGCAGTGCCCGGTCCCGGACCATCCAGAACTCGCCCCGCCGGATCTGGGTGGCCAGCGCGGCCGGCTCGAAGTTCGGTGACCCGTCCGGCCACTGATCGATGCCCCGCCGGTGAAGGTCCTCAGCCGCTGAGTGGAGCACGTCGTGGACCTCGGCCAGGTGACCCGGTTCGGCTTTGTGGATGAACGGCATCACACGTCCCCGTCCTCATACACCAGGCGGGCCCGGTCCCCCGGCCAGATCGTCACTGTCACCTTGACCGGGGTGTCCCCGCTGTACCCGACACGGACGTGGACCAGCACCGGGACACCGGGCGGCACCTCAAGCTGTTCCCGTTCGGCCGGGGCCGGCATCCGGGTGCCGATCTCGTCGCGGGATCTGGTCTGGGGCCAGCCCATCTCCCCCAGGAGCGCGATGGTGCCCTGCGGGATATCCCCCGGCCCCTCGATCGCCGACCCGCCGGTCAGCGACCGCGGGTAGTAGGTGGTGGCGAGGTTGTGCGGTTCACCATCGAGGGTGCGGACCCGGCGCCGGACAGTGACCTCGCCGCCCTGGCCGATGCCGAGGTGGGCGGCGATGCTGGCGCTGGCCTCCTCGATCGCCACCGAGATCTGCTGCCCGCCGGCCCGGTCCTGTTCGGTCGCGGCGGCCGTCCACGAGTCAACCCCGGCCGCCGCGTGCTCGGCGATCGCCGCCGGTGACTCTGACCGCAGCACATGGAATACCAGCGGCCGGTTCCGGCGGATCCGCCGGCCCCGCCGGCCCTGCCCCGGTTCGAGGAGCCCGTCGTTGGTGAGGCTGACCAGCGCCCGCTGAACGGTGGGCCGCGCCACCTCGTACTCCTCGGCGAGGTCCCGTTCCGTCGGCAGACGCCCGTCGGTGAACTCCCCCGCCTCGATCTTCCGCCGCAGGTCGCTGGCGATTTTCTCCCACTCGGTCACTGCCCGGGTCCTCCCTGGTCGCCTCGGTTGCCACCGGAAAGCGTAACCCGGACTTTCCCGAACCCATTGACAGTTCGGTCCGTTCGGTCTGTACTGTCATTACCAAACCGGCTTATGCGGGTCCGTGAGGGCACTTGCGGTGAACCGAGGTGCCTTCCGGGCCTGCCAGGTCCAGAGAGGTGGTCCCACGGGTGAGTGAATCCCCCGCCGAGACGCAAGCGGCCCCCGCACCTGACCCGTTCTATTCGGTTCAGGCGATCGCGGCCGCGTGGGACCGGGACGAGGACTGGGTCCGTGGCCTGATCCACTCCGGTGAACTGGTCGCGAATCAGTTCGGCCGCACCCTCCGCGTGACGGTGGCGTCCTATGACGCCTACATCGCCCGCACCCGGCTCCGCCCCGCACGCCCCGGCCTGTCGGCGGTGCCCGCATGAACTGCTCCTACAACGCGAACGGCCACGGAGCCCTCACTCCGCGGCCGTCGCCCTGCTCACCACATCGCCCCATCCGCCCAGGAAGGAAACGACATGGCCACTGTAGCAACCAGGTTCGTCAAGCCCAATCGGCGCGCGGGGGCAGCCGCCCTCGCCCGTGCACAAGCCGCCTGGGGCATGACTGGCGGCAACCCCTCCGCCAGTTCCCGGGAACTTGCACCATCGCCCTGCCACCCGGAGGACAGCCTGATCCGCCACCGTCGCCGGATCTTCTGCGCACGCTGCGGTCGGCCCCCCCAGTCGCTGAGGAGCGCGGGATGACCGCCCCCGCCCCGGTCATCGTCTGGGTGGACGAGGAGACGGCCACCGCCGGGACCCCCGATGAGATCAGGGCCAGCCTCCGCGCCGTGATCCTCGCCGGCCGCTACGAGCGCCCCCTCCGTATCGGCCCCGGTGCCACCGCCGCCGGCATGTTCACCGGCGGCATCCTCGTCGATGCCGGCCCCGAGGTGTACGAGGCGCTCGCCGCGCGGTTCACCGCACAGGCCGAGGACGCCATCTCTGGCCCCAAGCCAGACCACGGCCTCGCCGCCGTCCTGCTGGCCGACGCCCGCACCGCCCGCGCTCTCGCGCAGGAGGCATCGTGACCACGACACCCCGCCCCGACAGCCCCGACTGGTTCAGCCTCGACGCTTTCGGCTCCGGAATCCCCGGCCTGATCGTCTACGCCCTCGACCATGCGCAGCGCGTGTACGGGCCAGCCGCCCGCCTCCGGGTCGCCTACATCGGCCCCCTGTCCGCGTCGCTGTCACCCCGCGCGCCCGGCCCGGTCACCGCCCGCGTGACGGTCCACTGCGGCAACTACACCGATGCCCTCGACGTGTTCCGCGACCAGCTTGCTGAGCAGGGCACCGTCCGGCTCCTGACCGAACTGGCCGAGTTCCTCGACGAGGCCGACCCGGCCACCGCCGACTTCGGCGGCCGGCGTGAGGAGGCCCCCCGTGACTGAGATCACCCCCCGCGCCCGCACACGACGGCGTGCCGCCGTGTGCGGAGACGCGGCCGCCGTGGTCGCCGTCCTGGCTGTTACCGGCGGCTGGACCTGCCAGTCCGGTCTGTGCTGGCTGGCCGCCGCCGCCGCCCTGGTCGTGTTCCTCGGCGCGGCCGTCCTGTTCCTTCCCTGGAGAACCCTCATGCCCTCGTTCCTTGACCTGTTCGGCTGTCCCGCCCCGCCCGCCCCGGATCAGCCTCGTCCCGACCTGCTGGCCGTCATGCGCGCCAACCGGGAACCCGCCCCCCGCCCCGGCCCGGACCTGTTCATCGCCGACCAGGCCGAGGGCCGCGACCTCGACGATATCGAGCAGGACGCTGTGTACCGCGCCCGCCAGTTCTACGGCTACAAGGCCGACCTGGTGGTCGAGCACACCGGCCCGGTCCGTCCGCTCCACGCGCGAAGCGTGTCCGAGTTCACCGCCCTGGTCGAGGTCCGGTGCACGAACTTCGCCGACCTGCGGAAGGCGGCCAAGTCATGAGCGCCGCCCGTGTCCGCGTCTCCACCCTCGCGGCCAGCCCCGGCGCGGCCGGCCCCATCGCCGGCCCCCTGGTCACGGTTGAGCCCCTCGACGAGAGCTTCGTCGGCGAAGTGACCGACGAGGGCAACGAACTCGGCTGGCAGGACCGGGCCCTGTGCGCCCAAACCGACCCCGAAGCCTTCTACCCCGAGAAGGGCGGGTCGACGAGGGAGGCCAAGAAGGTGTGCCGGTCCTGTGAGGTCCGCGCCGACTGCCTCGAATTCGCCCTCGCCAACGATGAGCGGTTCGGGATCTGGGGCGGCATGTCCGAACGGGAACGCCGCCGTCTCAAGCGCGAAGGCATAGAAGCCGAAGCGGTCTAGATCGTGGCCCGGCCAACCGGCCGGGCCAACGCCACACCAAAGGAGACACCCCGTTGAGCAGCAACAACCGCAATCGCGAGAGCAAGCCGCTGACGTTCGGCCGCTGGCTGTTCGGCGCGATCGTCGCGTCGGTGGCCGCCGCGTCGGTCGCTGTCGGCTACATCAACGACAAGCACAAGACGGCGATCGCCCACCACGCCGCCGTCACCCACACCTCCGTGACCAGCAACATGATCGGCGCGTGGGTCGTCCTATTCGTGATCTTCTTCGCGGTCGCGGCGGCCACGGGGATCCTCGTGGCCCCGTTCGGCCGGGGCAAGGACAAGGGCAGCCAGCGGACCGCTGGCGGCTGGTCTGTGAGCCGGTAACCGATGACCTCTCCCGATGCTCTCCGCCGCCGGTACGGGCGCCGCGCCAGCGGTGTCCCCGGCTGGGCGGCCGGGGTGATGGCCGGGGTGGTGGTGTGCGCGCTGGCCTCGACCGGCGCGCACGCCGCTGTCCACCAGGCCAAGCACCCCGCCGCCACGGCGGCTCCCGCGCACGCCGCGGCCGCCGCCGGCGGGGGCAGCGGGCCGACCGCTACCGAGTTCCTCCACCTGGAGGAATCCAAGACCGGCGACCCGTACGTGTACGGGGCGATCGGACCCAGCGAGTTCGACTGTTCCGGGCTGAACTTCTGGGCGCTCCACCAGATCGGTATCGACACCGGGGCGCGGACCAGCGAAGCCCAGTACGCCTGGACCACCCGCATCTCCTACAGCCAGCTCGAACCGGGTGACCTGATCTTCGAGCAATGGCCCGGCGACCCCGACCCGTCCCCCGGCCACGTCGTCACCTATGTCGGTGGCGGCCGGGTGGTCGAGGCACCCCACACCGGCGCGTACGTCCAGGTCCGCGCCTGGTCCCCCACCGAAACCACCATCGTCGGCTACGGCCGCATCCCCGGACTGAGGTACTGACCATGCGCAACCAGATCACCCCGGCGCAGGCGCGCACCGCCGCTAAACGCGACTGGGCTGACAAGCTCCGCAAACACGGCCACGTCATGCAGTGGAAGTACAGCGGGGGCCGCAGCAGGCGCTGGCACGGCCGCTGCAAGAACTGCCCCGGCGAGATCACCGTCTACCTCGGCGGCAGCGTCGACACCACCGACCTGAAGTGGCCTGGATGCCGCCGAATCCGGGGAGGCCGCTGACCATGGCTACCGAGATCGAACAGCGCAACGAGGCCAAAAAGGAATGGACGCGCCGTCTCCGCGGCAAAGGCCACAAGATGACCTGGAGGATTAGACGCAACATCCAGACATACAACGGCCAGTGCGGCCGCTGCCTCGGCTCGGTGACCGTGCATCCCGGTGGCCGTTCGGAGACCTACAAACTGGGCTGGTTCGGCCGCCAACGCTGCTCCGGCGAGAGCCGGTAGGGGCCAGCTCATGCCTCTGGACGGGTACGACTTCCACCGGCCGCCGACGCGGCGGCAGGCCCGCCGGTCCCGCCGGTTCCATGGGCCGCGCCCGTCCCTGTTCCAGAAGCCGCTCCGTCTCGGCCAGCGACGAGGCCCCCACCCGCTGGTGGTCGCTGGCCTGGCTGTCGCTGCGTTCGCCGCCGCTGGTGCTGGCGCGGATCCGGGTGCGGCCAAGGCCGTGGTCCGGCCAGTGGTCCGGCCTGTCATCCACGCCGTCCATCATCCTGCCCCGTCGTGCTCGGCCCCCGGCGGCGGCGGCACCCCGGCCAGCAACCAGGCCCTCGGTGACAGGCTCGCCGGCTGCCTGGACGGCTGGACCGGCACCCAGGCCGGCTGCCTCAACGAGCTGTGGACCCGCGAGTCGGGCTGGTCGGACACCGCCGACACCCGCGTCACCCACGCCGGCGGGGACGGGCCCGGCTCCTACGTGTTCGCGTTCGGGATCGCGCAGGCCCGCCCCGCCTACAAGTACCCGGTCGCTGGCCGGCCCGCCGACCTCGGGGGCCGGGCCGACCCCGCGACCCAAATCCGGTGGGGCCTCGCCGACATCCACGACGTGTACGGCACCCCCTGCAAAGCGCTCGACCACGAAAACATCCACGGCTGGTATTAGAAAGGACACCCGGAAATGCTCAGCCTCTTTTTCGTCCTGTTCCTCCCGATTTTCCTGATCGGATTTTCCTGGTCGGTTGCCTACCTGTACAAAGTGCTGGAAGAGGACGCATCCCGTTCTGATTCCAGAATCGGGCACCTGTCCCACTGGAAGGTGCTGATACTGGCCGTCAGGAGAGCACCCAGATTGATGCTCACCCTGGCATGGGACAAACTGTGCTGGCTGTCCGGCTGGCTGCTCATGCGGGCCCGGTGGGGTGTGTCTCTGGGAATCAGGAAGGCCCGTGAGTCGGCCTGGCGTGGCCACCAGGACGGGGCGGTCACCGCACCGGTCCAGCGTGTCCGTCCCGTCCCGGCTGCGGGTGGCCCAGGCCCGGACGCGACCCCAGACACGGTCCGGGACGTGCCGTCCCTCCGCGACGACCTGCGCGCCGCCCCCCCGGACCCGGCGGTGATCGGCCAGCAGGACGTGCCCGCCCTGTGGGTCCAGCTCTCCACCGCGATCGCCGGGTTCGTCCCGGAGAACGAGGCCGGCGAACTGTCCACGGTCCGGGGCTGGTCGGCGGGGCTCCTCCACTTCTCCCAGGCGATCCTGGCCCACACCGACAACCTGACCGCCGTGTGGAACCTGTCCCCGGCCATCATCGCCGGCCTGATCGAGATCGCCGACAGCGCGATGGACGCCTCCCTGCTGGTCGCCGCGCATAACCAGCGGATGGTCGCCGAGTACGCCGCGACCCGCAACGCGGTCGCGGACGGCACCCCGCTGCCGAACAACGCCCGCCAGTGGTTCGGCGACGGCGCCGCCGCCTAACCCCCCTTCCCTTCTCCTGCCCGCCCGCCTGCCCCGAGAGGATCACGACCGTGACCCACCCCGACCCGGACGCCACCGCCGAGTGGAGCGACGACCGTGACCCCTATGCCACCGCCCCCTACCGGATAGACCAGCCGAATGACCGGGATGAGGCAGATGATGGGGATGAGTGGGGTGACGAGGAGGACCTGGGTGGCAGCGACGACAACACGCTGACCCGCCGCCCCCCCACCAGCACCGGCCGCGAGGCCCGCCGCGTGTGGAAGGCCGCCGCGGTCGCGTGGACCGCCGCTGAGATCATGCACGTGACCGGGCTCCCCGGCCATGACATTGTGGTCGCCACCCTGGTGTTCGAGTCGGTGACGCTCCTGGCCGGCTCGGCGGGCCGCAAGGACAAGCGGACCGGGGAACGCCGCAACCACATGGCCGGGGCCCGCCGCCTGGCCGTCGGCGGCCTGATCACCGGCGCATGGGTCGCCTGGACCGCAGGCCAGCCGGGTGGCGTGCTCGGCGGCCCGTTCGGTGTCCCGTCCCTGACGATGCTGTGGGCGCTGACCACCGCGGTCGCCTGGTGGTGGGTCCACCACCTCCCCTCCGCCGTGTACGCCCGCCAGTGGCAGGCGGAGAAAACCGCGTGGCAGCACCGCGCCGCAAGCTGGGACATGCACGGGGCGCTCCTGCTGAACCACTGGGACACCCGGGTCGGGGAGGCGTGGCTGTTCGACGTGAACGGCACCGGCAAGAAAGCGTCGTACTTCCGGTCCCGCGCCGGCCACTACGCCGAAACGATCGCCGGCGCGGAAGGGCTCCGCCCCGCCCAGGTCCAGGTTACGGTCCCGGCGAACTCCCGCGCCGGCCGCGTCCAGGTCACCATTCAGTACCGCAACCCGTGGAAACGGCCGATCAAGCACCCGGCGCTGGTCGCCGACCATGAGATCGAGCTGCCCGGCCTGAACGAGGCCACCTGCCACGACCCGTTCCCCGTCGGCCAGGCTCCCGAAACCGGCCGGGTCCTCACCCTCCCGGTCTGGACCGAGGACGGTGCCCGGGTCGCCTACCTCCTCGGCACCCGCGGCGCGGGCAAATCAACCCTCATGAACTGCATCTACGAGCGGGGCACCGCCTGCCGGGATGTCCTCACCATCGGCATCAACCTGGACAAGGCGTCCGAGCTGCTCGACTGGGCGCCAGCGTGCCACCTGACCGCGATCGGCCCGGACCAGTGGACCCGCGCGGTCCGCATCCTCCGCCTGCTCCAGAAGATCCGCTGGTGGCGGTCCCAGCACCGCGACACCCGACGCGGGAACCGTGACCACCGGCCCACCCGCAAAGCCCCCCTCATCCTGGTGATCATCGACGAGATCGACGCGGCCGCGAAGTTCCCCGCCGTCGCGAAACTCCTCGGCCAGGCGTACAGCAAGGACCGGTCCGAGGGCATCGCCTGGGTCACCGCCGGGCAGCGGGCCACCGCCGACTGGATGGGCGGCCCCTCCGGGGCCAACATCCGGCCCCTGGTCGACACGTTCGCCGTGAGCCGCATCACCAACCCGAACGAGTCCGCGCTGCTCCTCGGCCAGAACTCGTGGATGCCCGACATGACCACCTACGGCGGCACCGCCAAGGGCGTGTGGGGGTTCGTCCCCGAGATGGGCGCCGCCACCACGATGGGCCGCACCTGGAAGCTCCGCGACACCGAGGACATCGACGAACTGGTCAACGCCCGCGCCCGCCACCAGCCGCAGCTCGAACCGGAACTGCGGGACTTCCTCGGCGACGAACTCGACCAGCTCCTCGGCGAGGACGTGTTCGCCCGCTGGGCACGCGGCCAGTGGGACCGGTTCACCCCCACCACCCAGCCCACCCCCACCCCGTCAGCAAATGCTGACGCCAGCCCCTCCCCCGAATGGGACGGTGCGGCCGTGGCCACCCTCGACCGGCCCGCCGCCGGCACCTCGTTCGACGAACTGGAGCGCATGATGCGAGAAGAAGTCCCCGGCCTGGACGAGATGGTCCAGGGCCTCGGCACCAAAGCCGACGAGGTCCGCCGCGTCCTCGACAGCACCCCCGACCCGGCCACGATCCGGCCCGAGGTCACCGAGGAACAGATGCGGCAGGCGCGCGCCGTCCAGTGGCAGCAGGTCGCCGACCTGCACGAAATCCCCCAAGATCGTTTCGTGGTCATCGTGAACGCCCTGGTCAGCGGGGGTAAATCGGCTCGGGAACTCGCCGCCATCCTCAAGATCAACAAAGCGGTCACCCTCGCCTACATGCACAAACTGAGGCTGGCGGACCTGGTCGGGACCAACGGGGCCGGCGGCGCGGCCCAGAAATGGGTCTGGAAGGCCCCGGTCCCGCCCGGCCTCCCCAAGCCCGGGGATCACAGCCAGTGACGAAACCGCGTGACCGCGCCCGCGCCCGCCCGCACGCCGCGTGACCGGACACCTGCCCTGTATATACGGGGGTCCAGAAGTGACCGGTCAATCAAGTGACCGGTCAATCGTGATCACAGACAGTAGGGGAGGGGAGGGGTGATGTTCGACCCGATCGGCCCGCACGAGGCGGCAGCTTTCCGGTTCATCGAAGGCATCCGCGACGCCGGTAACACCACCGCCACCATGTACGCCCGCGCCCTCCGCAACAACGTCGCCGTCCTCGGCCTTGGCGCCCTCGCCGGCGCCGCCCTAGCCCTGACCGCCGGCGACGCCGCCGCCCTCCTCCACGACCGGGACGTAGAACCCAACTGGACCCGCGCCGAACTGGACAACTTCGCCGCCGACCTCGCCACCCTCCTCGACCAGCAGGGGAAACACTGCGCAGAGCTGATAACAGCAACCCGCAAAGACATGGCGGAAGCCGCCGCTGAACTCCGCCGCCAGATCGATGCGTGGAGACGGGCCCGCCGCGACCTGGCCGCCGCCTACCCCGAATCACCCGCCTACGACGACGCGGAGAAGCGGATGCAAGACGCCGCCCTGGCCGCGGAGAAAGCCCGCCGGGTCGCCGCCGAATGCGAACGGGCGATCAACCTGCTTGAAGGCGCGATCCGCCGGGTCGCCTACGCCCACTCCTGCGCGCTGCGGCTCCCCGACGACATCACCGCCTGCTACATCGAGGTGTACGAGCTCCAGGCCGCCGGCGGTGCCGTGCCCACGTTCGGCTGGTGGTTCGAGGATTCCCTCGCCCTCGCCGATGAACCCGCACCGGTCCAGTGAAAGGACCCAACCTGATGACCGCCCCGCGTGTTTCCCCGCCCCCTGTTGGGCCAGACGCCACTATGGCCCCTATGGGAGAACATGAAGGCCGGCCCGCTCTTGGCCCATGGCAGCGGGTCCTGCTGGCCATCGGTGGCCTGGCGATCGCGGCCTACGCCACCGCCGCCGACTACCAGACGGTGGCCCATCTCGCGGCCCACCTGAACGTGGCGCTGGCGTGGCTGGCCCCCCTCGGCATCCAGGGTGGCCTGTACGTGGTGATGGGCCTGGACCTGGTCCTGGTCTACACCGAACGGACGGTGTGGTGGCTCCGGTGGGCGGTCCTCACGTTCGCCGCCGGGGTGGTCGCCGTGAACGCCGCCGCCGGCTGGCCCGACTACCGGGGGATGGGCATCCGCATGTTCGCGCCCGCCCTGCTGGTGATCTTCGTTGAGGCGGCCCGGCATGCGATGCTCCGCCGCCAGAACGAGGCCCGCCGCGCCGCCCGCGCCCTTGACCGGTCACGGCGCCGCGCCGAACGTATCCCCTGGCAGAGGTGGCTGGTCGACCGGCCCGGCACCTGGTACATCAAACGCCGCATGATCATGTGGGGAGTCACCTCCTACACGACCGCGGTCAGCCTGGAAATCGACCGCCGCGCCGCCGTCGAGCGGCTCCGCGCCCGGTTCGGCACCGGCTGGCGTGACCACGTCCCGGGGGATCTGCTGTGGCAGCTCGACACCGGTGTCCGCATCACCGGTGCCCTCGGCCGGGTCGATGAACTGCTGACCGCCGCCGCGCCGCTCCCGGCCGGGGTGGCCCCCGGCGTGGCCCTGTCCGCCAGCCTCCCGGTGGCCCCGTTCATGGCCCTGACCATGGCCCCGGCCCACGGCCCCGACGAGGCCCCCAATGGGCCAGAGACGGGGCCGGCCGATGGGCCAGAAACGTGGGCCACGGGTGGGCCGGCCGATGGGCCAGACACCCGGCCCAATGATGGGCCAGATGAGCCAGAACGGACCACTGGCCCGGACCAGGTCCACCCGGATGTGGCCCTGTCGGGCCGTGGCCGCATGTCCATGGACCCCGACGCGGTCGCCGCCCGCGACGAGTACATCGCGTCGCTCGCGCCCGGCCGGAAGACACTCACCGACCGGGACCTCTCCGCCTTGCACCCCGGCCGCTCCCGCAACTGGGGCAAGACCCGCATCGAGGAGGTGAAGCGGGCCCGCGGCCTCCGCGCCGTCAATTCCTGACCCCCCACCACCCGAAACAACCGAGGAGCACCACCAGCATGACCTCCCGAACCGTCATCGCGCTGACTACCGCCACCGCTGCGCTCACCATCGGCGGCACCTTGACCGCCTGCGCACGCCAAGCATGGACAGCCACCCCGCCCGGTACGTCGAGCCCGCCCGGTACGTCGAGCCGCACCGAGGCCACCCACTACATGGACAGCCACCCCACAACCCGCCCCCACCCTGGCATGACCGCCGGAATGGTCCTGGACTCCGATCCCGTCGAGTTCGGGTTCGCCGCCGCGACCCAAGCGCACTGCCCCACCGCCATGCCCCGCCGCCAGCGCGGCGGCAAGAAACCGCTCTGCGGGGCGTTGACCTTGGCAATCCTCACTACTAGCGGCCGGACCGTCCAGGCCGAGTGTGGCAGCATCACACGCAGGGTCGCCTGCCAGCCATGGCTCACCGGAGCCGGTGACCAGTCCGACGACTGGATGAACCCGCTCCCCGGCGACTACGTGTGGTTCCCTGCCAGCGGCCAGATCCACACCGGGACTGATCTGCGGCTCATCACCTGGCAAGCGATCGTCGTCCTGGGCGCGGAGAACGGCGGTTCCTGGGTGACCAGTTCAGCCAGCCCGCCCGCAGTACCGCCTGTCGGAGCACCTGAGCCGGTCGGTTCCCCTGCCGTCGTCACCATCCACCCGGCCCCTACCCGCCCGTAACAACCGAGGAGCGACACCAGCATGACACTGCCTGCCGTCGCCGCGGTCACCCTGCTAGCCGCCGGCCTTGCCTAGTCACGTTTCCGCCGCCGCCCGCTGGACCGGAAAGCCGAGCGTGCCCACCGCAAGGCCCTGGGCCGGAACGGCCGCCGCGCCATCCGCCAGGCACGCCGCAACGCTCACACCGGAACCACCCGGTGACCACAACAACCGAGGGAAAACACCATGACTGACGCCCCCGCGCTGACCGCGCTCCCGCACCTGACCCGGATCGGGGAGGTCCTCGAAGGGCTCACCCGCGACATCCAGGACCAGGCCGCCCGCGCCACCCTGCCCGAGACCCGCACCGAGCTGGTCGCCGACCGGCTCGCCCTCACCGCCCAGTACCTCGACTACGTCCGCCTGGTTCAGCAGACCCGGTGGGCTGAGTCCGGCCCGGACGTGCTGATCGCCCGCGTCGGCCGCGCCCTCGGCCACCTGGCCGAAGCCGGCGGCGGGAACCACGGCCCCCTCCACCTGTACTACGTCGCCGACCAGGTCGCCCGGGACCTCCTCGGCCCCGCCTACCCGGAGTGGGTCGCCGACCAGAACGGCTGGCTGGAAGGCCAGCAGGACGAGGAGCCGGTGTGATCACCACCACCGGGTTCGTCCCCGACAGCACCCACGTCGTCCTGGTCTCGTTCGGGTACCGGAACGGCCCACCCCCCGCGGACGCGGAGATCACCGTCAACGTCCAGCACCGGTTCCACGACCCCGGCGTCGACCCCGCCCTCCGCGCCCTGACGGCCCGCGACCAGGAGATCCTGGACCGGGTCATGTACACGCCCGGCGTCCGCGACCTGGTCACCGACCTCGCCGGCATGGCCCGGACCATGACCGCCCAACTGTACGGGCGGAAACGCCGCAGCAGTGTCCCCGTCACCATCGCGGTCGGCTGCACAGCAGGCCGGCACCGGTCCCCGTCGATCGCGATCCTGACCGCCGGCGACCTCGACCGGACCGGGTACAACGTGCATCTCCTCCACCGCGACATCGACAAGAACCCCCTGGAAGACGGCGACTACACCCGCTGGCTCGACGGGTCCGAGAAACCATGACCCGCGGCGACGACGAAAGCGTCCAGCGGACATGGGCGCGGCAGGCTGTCAAAGATGTCGGCGCGACCGGGAACAGCACCCGCCTGAAGGTCCGCGAGCACCAGGACCTGACCCGCCTCGGCCACAAGATGAAGTGGGCCAAACGGAAAGGGCAGCCCGCCTACCGCGGCGTGTGCTCGAAATGCGCGGGGGTCTGCTGGGTGATCGACTTCGGCGCCACCTGCTACATCGGCTACCTGTACGACATGCGCAAGAAGATCATGAGCGGCCCGCGGCGCTGCACGAACGGCCGCTGACCGGTGCCGATCCGCCCGGAGAACCGCCACCTGTACCCGCCGAACTGGACGGCAATCACGTACTGGGTGCGGTTCGTCCGGGCCGCCGGCCGCTGCGAATGCGTGGGGGAGTGCGGCCGGGGCACCCACCCCGGCCGCTGCCCGAACGAGCACGAGGGCGCCGCCTACGGCACCGGCAACCGGGTCATCTTGACCACCGCCCACCTCAACCACCAGCCGGCCTGCTGGGACATAAACGTCCTGGGCGCGTCAATTCTCCGCGCAATGTGCCAAGGCTGCCATTTGCATTACGACAAAGAGCACCACGCCGAAACCGCGAAAGCCACCCGCGCCGCCGAATTGGCGGCCATAATGGACCCGCTATTCTGAACAACCGAGGAGAACCCAATGAAATCGCCGATAACATTCGAGCGGATCGCGATGGGAATGTGGCGCGTCACCTACCGCGGTTACGTCGCACCCCGTCACCCCGGCCCTTTCACGGGCCTGTACGAGGCGTGGCGGATGCGCCGCCTTGACCACCGCGACCGTCGCATCAAGTGGGGGGTAATCCCCGGACACGGCGGCAAGCATGGGTTGCAGGTCCAGTGGGCGCCCCGCCGCTGGGTCCTGTTCTACCGCCGCGGCGAGGGCCGGGTCCGCGCCGTCTGGACCCGCAGGGCCGCGCCGCTCGACCTGGCCGCAGCCGACGACATGCGGTTCGAGAAGTTCACCGCCGCCGCGGATGACGCGGCCCGTGACCTGTTCGACGACCCCACCACGACCAGGTACAGGCTCCGCACCGACACCACCCCAGGCCCGTGGCAGACGTTCACGTGGGGTGATGGCCCGGTCCCGCCCGGCCCCCGCGGTGAACGCCACATCTGGCCCGAACTGCCCGCCGATCCCGGCGACAGCACAGCAGAATAAACGGAGGAAACCCATGTTCGGGAAGAACCGCCGTGATCGGCAGACACGCCGCGATGACCGTGCTGACGGCCGCGTCTACTACCGCACGATGCGTGGCCGTGGTATGAGCCGCCGCGAAGCACGCCGCCGCACCCGCCGAGTTACGAGAGGCCGCGGCTAAGACGGCCCGCCTATGATCCCTCCCCGTCTGCCCTGGGGGAGGGCCCGGCAGGCCGGCCCGGTGCTTGGGACTGGAGACCCCGGGTGCCGGGTAGTACCGGCCGGTCCGGTGTTCCCTCCCCGTTTCCACCGGGGAGGGCCCCGGCGGCCCTGGTAGCGGCCCCCGTGCTCCGCTTGTGGTGAACGCCACGGCGGGCCGGGGGCCGTTCAGGTTGGCGGCACCTCTTGCGGCCGGCCACGCTTAACCGCATGACCTACGAGGACGGCATCTGCCCCGGCGCCTGCAACAAAAACTACCGCGCCGAAATGGCCACCTACCGGGCCGCCCTCAAGGAATACGCGGACCACGGCCGCCTCGACCCGGACCAGTCCCGCCCCGAACCCCCCGACACCAAACCCCGCCGGGGCTGGCCGGTGTGGTGCGCCCCGCACGAGTCCCGTATCCGCGAAGCGCTCGCCGAACTCGACGTGCTGGCCGCCCTGATCGGCTACGCCGCCGACGGCCACACCGCGTCCAGCGACGCCGCCGAGCGGGTCTCCGGCAGCGCCGAACCCCTGTCCCCGTCGGAGTACGGCGACCAGCTCGACGCGCTCCTCCGCACCCTGACCGGGTGGAAGATCCTGTTCTGTCACGACCGGCTCGGGATCGCCCCGCCCCCGGCCCGGTCCGGGCATCTCGCGTCCGCCGCCACCGAAGTCATCGCCTGGCTCGGCACCCACCTCGAAGACATCCTCCAGTACACGGGCACGGTCGAGACGGGGCAGGCTGGCCCGGTCCCGTTCGCTGCCGCGTTCGGCCTGGAGGTCCTCGCCTGGCATCAGTCCTGGTTCCGGCAAGCCAAAGCCGGCGTCCGGAAAATCACCAAACCGCTCCGCTGCCCGTTCTGCCGGCTCCGCCTCATGGTGTGGGTCGAGGGGGAAGAGAACGTGGCCTGCGCGAATTGCGGCCGCGTCCTGAAGTACGGCGAATACGAGGCGATCGTCGACAGCCTGGCCGCCGCACCGCCGACACGATGACCAGCATCAACGCGGCACACTTGCGGCGGGGACTTCACTGTGTAGTATCGCGAGTGGATCACTACGCCCGCAGGAGCCCAGCGCCCCGCGGGCCGCTTTTTTATGCCCGGGGGTGATCCTGTGACCGACCTCGACCTCCAGGCACTGCTGACCGCCTCCCAGGTCGCCGCGTGGGCCACCAGACCCGACCGGAACGTCAGCGTCCAGGCCGTCTGCAACTGGCGGGACCGGGGACTCCTCCCCGTCGCGGTCGACGGCGGCGGCCGGGAGATCCGGGACGGCCGCGGCCGCCCCAAGTACCGGCTGATCGACGCGGCCAAGGCCGCCGCCCTCGCCGAGCAACGCGACCGCCGCGCCGCCGCCTGAAACCACCACTCGAGATATGCCCGGATAGGGGTGACCCGTGCCGGCGAAATACCTCGACACCCGCGACGTGCCCCTCGGCCAGCTCGAACGGTTCCCCGGCAACGCCCGCCGCGGTGATGTCGCCCTGATCGCCGAGTCCCTCGCCCGCCTCGACCAGTACCGGTCCCTGGTCGTCCGCGACACCGGCAACGGCCTGGTGATCCTGGCCGGGAACCACACGTTCGACGCGCTCGGCCGACTCGGCCGCCCGTCGGCGCGCTGCGAGCTGGTCGAATGCGACGACGACGAGGCTCGCCGCATCAACGCGGTCGACAACCGGTCCGCCGAGCTCGGCACCTACGACGACGCTGACCTCGCCGCCCTCCTCACGTCGTTCGACGGTGACTATGTGGGCACCGGCTGGACCGACGAGGACCTCCAGGCACTCCTGGCCGCCGACACCGGCGACGACGGTAGCGGCCAGGGTGAGGGACTCACCGAACCCGACGCTATCCCCGAACCCGAACCCGAAGCGGTCACCCGCCCCGGTGATCTGCTGGTGTTCGGTGGCCTCGGCTCGGCCTGCCCCGAATGCGGCCAGTGGGCGGCCGGCGGCGACCTCGGCCACGTCCAGCCCCGCACCTGCCCGGTCGGCCACCAGTGGGAAGCCGCGGCGTGGCCACGGCACGCCCTGCTCTGCGGAGACTCCACCAACCCCGAGCACGTCGCCCAGGTCCTGTTCGGCCAGACCCCGGTCATGGTCCACGCCGACCCGCCCTACGGGATGGGCAAAGAAGCCGACGGGATCGCCAACGACAACCTGTACGGCCCCAAGCTCGACGCCTTCCAGATGGCCTGGTGGCAGGTGTGGCGCGACCACCTGGCCGTCAACGGGTCCGCGTACATCTGGGGCAACGCCCCCGACCTGTGGCGCCTGTGGTGGCGTGGCGGCCTCGGCGACGACGACAGCCTGATGGTCCGCAACGAGATCGTCTGGGACAAAGCCAGCACCCCCGGCATGGCCAGCAACAACGGCCACTCCTACCCGATCGCCTCCGAACGGTGCCTGTTCCTCATGCGCGGCCAGCAGTTCCTGGGCAACCAGAACAAGGACGAATACTGGGAAGGCTACGAGCCGCTCCGCGTCCACCTGGTCGAGCAACGCGACAAAGTCGGCTGGACCAACCGGGACGCCAACGGCCTCACCGGCACCCAGATGGCCGGCCACTGGTTCTCCCAGTCCCAGTTCATCCCGATCTCCCGCAAGCACTACGAGGCACTTGCGGAGGCCGCCGCGGGCCGCGCGTTCACCCGCGACTACGACGAACTGTTCGCCGAACTGTTCCCCGAAGCCAAGGACGGCGGGAACGCCTACCGCCGCGAGCTGGCCGCCCAGTTGCGGGAACAGCGAACCCCGTTCGACAACACCCACGACGTGTGGCAGTTCGGCCGGGTCGCCGGGGAGGAACGGTACGGGCACGCCACCCCCAAACCCGTCGACATGATCGCCCGCACCATCAAGACCAGCACCCGCCCCGGCGACCTCATCGCCGTCCCGTTCGCTGGCACCGGCCCCGAGTTCATCGCCGCCCACCACCTCGGCCGCAGGGTCGCCGCTGTCGAACTCGAACCCCGGTACGTCGACGTGATCGCCCGCAGGTGGGCCGAGCACACCGGTGACCAGCCCCACCGCCTCACCCCCGACGGGCACCTCGAACCCCTCGACCTCACATAGCTACGGCCCGCCCCCAGTCGGGGGACGGGCCGCAGAACGGGAACCGGGGTTACAGGGCGGCGATCCGCTTCGCATGGTCCGCGACCGCGTGGGCCAGATGCGGGTGCGACGCGAGGTGGGTGTCCTTGATCGTGAGGAACGCCGCCGCGAGCGCCGCCGCCGCGTCGTTGTAGACCGTGTCGCTGCGGGCCGAGGACATCACGTCCACCGCGACGGTACCGGCCGCCAGCGCCGTGACCATGTCACCGTTCCGTGCCTGGTCAAGGACATCCTTCATGGTGTTGAAACCGTCCGCGCTGCTCATCGTCTGCTCCTCGGTTGCGGTTGGTACACCACCACACTGCACCCCCCACCCCCTCCTGTCAACGGGAACGTTGACGACCTCGGAATTCGGCGAAACCAATGAGCATGAGAAATACCGGCAGCACCCGAGGGCGCCGCCGCAGCGTCGCGACCCGGGAGAAGGACGCCCGCGCCCTCGACCTCCGCCGCCGCGGCATGACCTACCCGCAGATCGCTACCGAGCTTGGCCACAAGTCGGTGTCGACCTCGTATGAGGCGGTCCAGCGGGCCATGGCCGACGTGGCCCGGGACGCGGCCGAGGAGGTCCGCGCGCTCGAAGCGGACCGCCTCGATGAACTCACCCGGGTCCTGCACCGGGTTCTGCTGACTAAGCATTACTCGGTGAGCGCGTCGGGGAAGGTCGCGAGGCACCCGGTCACGGGGACGCCGATCGAGGACGACGGCCCGGTCATCCAGGCGGTCAACGGGCTGATCCGGGTGTCGGAGCGGCGGGCCCGGCTCCTCGGCTTGGACGCTCCCCAACGGCATGAGGTCAGGACCATTGACGCGATCGACGCCCGCCTCTTCCAGCTTGCGGACGAGGTGGCTGGCGTGGGATCTGGAGACGCGGCGCCGGTTCCTCGCGAAGCTTGACCCCACCGAACGTCAGCGGCTCCTGGATCTCCTCGACGTTGAGGAACTCGACCCGCACAAGCCGTGGGTCGAGGTCGCGCGGCCGGACCAGTTGGCCCCGGCGGGGGACTGGTTCGTGTGGCTCATCCTGGCCGGGCGGGGCTGGGGCAAGTCGAGGACGGCGGCCGAATGGAGCGCGGAGAAGGCCCGCAAGTACCCGGGGGCCCGGATCGCGCTGGTCGCCAGCACGATCGCGGACGCCCGCGACACCATGGTGGAAGGCGAATCCGGCCTGCTGGGCTGCCTCGAACCGGGTGAGCTGCGCGGCGGTGACCCCGAGGTCGCCTGGAACCGGTCGCTCGGTGAGCTGTACATGGCCAACGGGTCCCGGTTCAAAACGTACAGCTCGGAGAAGCCCCGCCGCCTGCGCGGACCCCAGCATCATTTCGCGTGGGGGGATGAGTCGGCGTTCTGGACCGACGCGCACAAGGGGACGATCACCGACACGACCTGGTCGAACCTGACAATCGGCACCCGCCTCCCCGCGAAGCCGGGCTGGCCGGATGATTACAGGACGCAGATCGTGGTGGCGACCACGCCCCGCCCCGTCAGCCTGCTCCGCACCCAGGACCCGGATCCGGCCCGGGCCGGTTTGATGCAGCGGGCGACCACGATCATCACCCGCGGCCGGACCGTCGACAACCTGGCCAACCTGTCCGACACGTACAAGGCCGAGGTCATCGCGCCCCTGATGGGCACTCGCCTCGGCCGGCAGGAACTCGACGCCGAGCTCCTGGAGGACCGCGAGGACGCCCTGTGGCGCCGCGACTGGATCGACCAGGACCGGTGGCCTGCGGTGCCGGTCCCGGACATGATCCGCGTGGTCGTCGCCCTCGACCCGGCCGTCTCCGACGGCGAAAGCTCGGCGGAGACCGGGATCATCGTGGTCGGGGCCTCCCGGGACGGCAACGGGTTCGTGATCGCCGACTACACGATGCGCGGCACCCCCCAGCAGGTGATGGTGAAAGCGGTGTGGGCGGCCAAGCATCACGACGCGGACCGGGTCGTGGCCGAGGTCAACAACGGCGGCGACTACATCGGCTCCCTGCTCCACGCGGTCGACCCGGGGATCGCCTACCGGGCCGTCCGCGCCACCCACGGCAAAGCGACCCGTGCGGAACCAATCAGTGCGCTGTATGAGCAGCACCGCATCCATCACCTCGGGTCGTTCCCGCTCCTGGAAGACCAGCTCTGCTCCTGGTCCCCGCTCGACCCCGAGTCACCGGACCGGCTCGACGCGCTGGTGTGGGGGTTCACCGACATGAAGGACCTGATCAGCGGCAGTTGGCTGGGTGCCTACGGTGTGGTCAAATGCGCCGGCTGCGGCCACGGGTACCTGTCCGCGGGGAAGAAAACCTGCCCGCATTGCGGGACGGCGGTCCCCGCCGACCTGGCCGACGCGACCGAACCGGCTCCGGCCTAACCTGGTGGCTATGTCTCCCCAGCCGCCACAGCGCGTTATCGTCATCGACCAGCCCAACGCCGTCTGCCATCTCCACGGCACCCAGTACCGGCTGGCCCCGGCCGCCGGTGACCCGCAACCGAGCTACCTGCTGATTTACGACGAGGACGAGGAGGTCGCCGCGTTCGCCCCCGGCACGTGGGACGGTGTCTGGTACGCGACCGCCGAGAAACCCAGGTCAGACAGCGAACAGCCCCCTGGAAGCGCGTATCCCAGGGGGCTGCCCGTTTAACCGGTCGTGCCGTTCATCGCAAAGGCGAGTCTAGCGATGGAACACCTCCCGATGCGTCCAGGCCAGCCCAATCGCCCAGCCCACGGCCAGGCCCGCCGTCCCGGTGACGTGGATGATCCACCCGACCTCGGCCAGCGGCATCGCGAAATGGGCCGCGGCGTACACCCCGCCGATGATCGTCCCGGTCGCGCAGCACGCCACCGTCAGGAACCCCGTCCGGATCACCGCCCAGCCTAGATCGACCGGCCCCGCCGCCACCGGCGGACAGCGACCCGCCAGACGACGTACTCGGCGAGCACCCCCCCGGCCGCCCACACGCCGCCGCCGGCTAGCCAGCCGACCGCGAGACGTGCGTGGCTGGCCGTCCCGGCCGGCACCGTGTACGAGGCGATCGTCTCCCCGAGCATCGCGCCCCCGGTCAGCAGGAACGCCCGGTACAGCGTCCGGAACATCATCCACGACCTCTCCACCCCCGGCCGAGCCACCACCCGGCGACCACGGCCCATTCGATCACTGCCAGAACCCACCCCCACCGTAGTGGGATGCCCGTGCCGAGCGGTGAGGATCAGCGGAGCGAACAGCAGGAGCAGCAGGCCGACGCCCTTGACCATGAGGAACCCGCCGGCCTCGGCCGGGCGAAGCGAGTAGCCTCGCCGGCGGCCGCGCCGGTCGTAGTGGAGCCTCACCGGCCCCACCTCCTCGACCTGTACCGCGCCCAGCGAACCGCCCCCACGGTGATCACGATCGGGGGACCGATCACCGCGCCGGCCGTGGGCCACAAATGCCAGCCGACCCCGGTGACCGTGATGACCACTGGGTAGAGCACCCAGGCGACAGCGACCCCGGCGAGGACGCTGTAGAGGTCGTACCGGCACCAGCCGGGCCAGCCGTCCAGGCTCGGCCAGCGCTGCCCGTTCTTCACTGGGGCACCGTGGGCAGGTCGGGGCCGCCCTCGACGTACACGAGGCGGGCGCTGGACCCGTCCCGGAACGCGCCCGGGTAGCCGACGGTTCCGCCGGTCATGCGGGACCGTGCCCCCATGACCCAGTCGGGGATCGCCGCCGCCCGGACCGTGACTCCGGTGGCGTGGTCGACCAGCCACCCGAACGGGGCCGACCACGGCCCGCACAGGAAACACTCAGCGTCCGGGTCGACGTGGTGCCAGTTCTCGTCCCGCACGCAGTAGAACAGGGCCTTCTTGCAGTCGTTGCAGGCGATGGCCTTCCCGCCGGGCAGGGCGGCCTGTTCGTAGCCGGGCTGCCACCCGTCGGGGAGGCTGGTGTCGTGGGCCTCGGCCGGGCAGGCCCGGTGGTCAACGGTCCGCGCCGCGATCATGTACAGCCCCTCGGCGGAGATGAACGGCCCGCGCTGGGCCGGGGTGGTGTCCTTGGTCATGGTTCTCCTCGGTTGTTTCGGTGCTGGTGCGTGCCCCCCTCGGCGTCTGGGGCCTGCCCACCAGGATCGTGGGGAGGGGGGCGTCCTTAGTGTCGCTCAGGCTTGGGGGATGAGCACGAACACACGCTGGCCACCCTCGGCCTGGATCAGGTCGAGCAGGTCGGCGTCCTGGTGGTCGCCGTCCCAGAGTGCGGTCTGGAATCCGAACCGGCCGTCGGGGGAGGCGATCGCCCCGGTGTGAGCGGCGAGGCCGGCGTGGGTGTTCCCGGCGTCGTCGCGGGCCAGCAGGACCGGCATGCTGTCGGGCACGTCCCGCAGCCACGCCTTCAGCATGCCGACGGTCGCGCCGGTGGCGGGGATCTCGGCGGGCATCGCGTACGGGGCGGGAATCTTGACCAGGGCGGCGGCGCGGACCTTGCCACGGTCGGCGCGGATACGCCGGCATTCGGGGAACGGCCGCCCGTCGGCGTCAACCTGGTCAAGAGAGTAAGTCTTGGCGTTGACCCGCCGAATGATCCAGAGGGTGCCGGGTTCGTAGTCAACGGTCACGATGTCGTCGACCTGGGGGGCGGTGCTGTCGGTCATTCTGGCTCCTCGGTTGTCGCTTGCTTTGTGGTCCGCCACCAACTTACTATGGTGGTCCGCCACAGGCAAGAGGAGACCCGGATGGCTGAAAATAAGCCCGCTGCCAGCAAGGACCGTAACACCAGCCGGCACAAGAGCACAGAACGTACAACGGCGCGTCTCCCAATCGGAGTCCGCGCCCAGTTCGCCCGCCGCGCCGAGCAACTGACCAAGCTCACCGGCCGGCCGGTCACCGGCCATTCCCTCATGGTCGACGTGCTCACCACGGCCGCCACCAACCAGCTCGCCGACGAGATCAACCAGACCGGCATCACCCCGCCCGGGGTCTCCTACGTCCGGCACGGCGAAACCATCGAGGTCCTGACCTACGGGCCGCCCATGCCATAAACCAAGGGGAGGGCGCGTGTGCGTCACTGCCGGCAATGCGGCGAACCCGTCGAGGACTGCCCGAGTGCGACACCCCCGACCTGACCCGCAACCAGCAGGAGGACACCCGCGATGATGCCGATCCCCGGCACCGCCCGGACGATCAGCGACCCGGTCGCTGAAACCGCCGAACTGGCCAGCCGCCGCCACCCGTCCAGCGGCGGCTGGCCCACCCTCATCTCCGAGACCCGGCAGATCACCGTCGAGGGCAAGACCCGCCTCGTCCACATCACCGTGACCGCCGAGGACGCCCCCGCGGTCAGCCTGCCCCCTGATCTCGGTCTCCACCTGGCCGCGCAGGTCGCCGCGAACTGGCCACCCCGCCACGGCCGCACCGAGGTCGCCGATGTCCGCTGACCAAGTCCTGTGCAAGGTCCGGCAGCAGGTCAGGTCCACCTCCCGCAGCCGCCCCGGCTCGTGGACGATCTCGGCCGCACTGTTCCTGCCGATCGTGCCCCGCACCGGGGACCACCTCGCGTTCCACCTGCCCACCGGCGGGGTCCAGGAGGCCACGGTCCAGCAGGTGACCCTCATGTCCGGTGGGTCGCCGATGGTCGAGCTCCACCCGGTGGTCACCGATTCGCTGGCGCTCCTCGGTGAACTGGACGCCCGCGCATGGGATCAGGTGGGACCGTGAGCCCCGCCGTGGACGGCCCCCGCGACGACGACGAACTCCGGGCGATGCTGGGTGCCGACCGCGCCGACATCGACGAGGCGCAGGCCGCCGAGTTGCGCCGCCAGCTCGACGAGGTCACCGCGCAGCACCGGCACCCGCTCCCCGTGCCGCCCGCGCTCGGCCCGGGTGAACTGCGGGCCCTGCTCCGCGAGTGCGTCAACGTGGTCGAGCCCGGCGACCTTCTCGTCATCCGCGTACCCGCCGACTGGACCCCCGCTCAGCTCCGTGACCTTGAGGAGCACGTGAACTGGTGGCTAGCCAGCAACGGCGACCACATACGGGCACTACTGGTCCCGGCCGAGAAGATCAAGGTCCTCCACCCGGCCACGCCCCTGGTCACGTTCGGTTCGCCGCCCGGCGAGATCGCCCGGGATGCGGTCGAGACGGCCCGGTCCCGCCTCACTCAGATTCGCGACCAGGTCCGCAGCCAGCACGCCCCGGACACGCCGTGATGCCGCCGCCCGCTGGCCGCGCCACCAGCCAGCCCCTCCTCGAAGGCACCGCCGCCCAGGCGATCCAGGGTGCCCGGCAGCGGATCTTCGGTGACCGGCCCCGGTTCCCCGTCCCCGTCCGGGTCCTGACCAGCGAGGAACGCGACACCGCCCACGCCGCAGCGAAAGACCTCGGATGCCGCCTGTGTGGCGGTATCCACCCGTTGCCGAACACGCCGGCGTGCCCGCGGGTCGCCGAGTTCAAATGCAACGCCGACGGCATGGTGATCGAGGCGAAGTTCTGGCCCGACGGGGACTGGGATGCCTCCCGGGTCCTGTTCCTGGTCGACGCCGCCGAACCCGACGACGGCCAGGGCGAGGAGGCCGACGGTGGCTGACGCCCACGTCAACCTGGAGATCGACGTTCCCGCCGACACGATCACCGCCGCGCTGCCGGTGCTGGCCAAGGCGCTCACCAGCGCGGTCGCGGCCTGGGGTGCACTCAACGCCACCCAGCAAGCCAGCCCCGGCCCGGCCGAAGGTCCGGACCGGGTATGGCTGGAACTGCCCCCCCAGTACGCCGACCCAAACCGCAGCCTGGTCGTCCAGGTCGAGCACACCGATCAGTGGCTTGACGTGCTCCCCGGCATTGAGGTCCGCGTCTGGACCGGTGGCATGAACGCGCACACTGGGGCCAGTCTGGAGTTCCGGTTCCAGCCTGCGGGGCCGGGTCATGCGTGACGATCCGGGCTGGTGGTGGTCGGCCCGCTGGTGGGCCCGGCACGTCCGCTGGCCGTATGCAGCGCTCAGCGCCGCCGCAGGCGCGTGGCTGGCCTGGTCGTCGCTCGGCTACCCCGGGTGGCGCTGGTGACCGGCCAAGGCTGGGTGGACGAGGTCCAGCAGTGGGAACCCAAACGCCCCCCAGATGATCACGAGGCCAGCCTCGACGACCTCGCCGGCCTGGCCGGGCAGCAGACCGGGGAGGTCACCGACCAGCTCGGCCGGGACATCACCCGCCTCCGCCTTATCGCCGCCGCGCTGGCCCGCGGCGTGTCGTGGGCGACCATCGGTCAGGTGGCGATGGGTGGCCTCACGGCCAAGCAGGCCAAGTACGCGGCGCGGCGGCTCGGCCGGGCGGTCAACACCCAGCTCGGTGCCGCGCAGATGCCCGCGAAAACCAGCAGGCCAGCACGCCGCCACCGATAGGATCATCGGCCATGAACCCCACCCCGCCCAGCCCCGACGTGCGCTACCAGACCGCGCTGAACAAGGTGGCCAAGATCCGCACCTTGCTGACCGGGTGGCAGCTCGGCACCCGCCCCAAGGGTGACCCGGAAGGCGACGCGGTCCGCGACCACCGGGAACAGTCGCTGCTCCTGCGGGTGGAAATGACGGCCGTGGTCGCCCTCCTGATCGAAAAGGGCGTGTTCACCCTCGACGAGTTCTACGGCAAGGTCGCTGACGAGGCCGACCAGGCCGTGCTCGACTACCAGGACAAGTTCCCCGGTGTCACGATCACCGACCACGGGCTGACGATGGACCCGTCCAGGATCGCGGCCTGGATGAAAACCTGGAAGCCGTGAGACCAGCATGGCCCGCAAGATCGAAGACTTCTACGACCCCCCGGCACCGGTCGAGGTCGTTCTGTTCGGCGGCCCCCACGACGGGGAACGGATCGCGATGCCGTGGGGTGGTGTTACCGCCTCGGTCCTCCAGATGGAGCTGCCTGACCCGTCCGAGCCGCCACCGTTTCCGTCGACGCTCGCCGATCTGGCCGCGCGGCCACTGTTCAACCGCCGCCGCTCGGCGTACCGGTGGAACGGGTCGATCCAGGATGACGGCGCCCGCGTCTACCAGGTCATCCCATGAGGGGCGTCACCATCGACGGCCGGTGGGTTGACCTGACCCCGTGGCAGGCCGACATGGTCCGGGCGCTCCTGGTGAGCTGGGACCGCGGCCAGGCCGCCGTCCTGCCCCCGGCCAGGCGCGGCGCCGGGAAAACCACGGTGCTCGCCACGGTGTACAAGTTCGAGAAGGCCCACGCGCGGGGCCGCACCTACCGCGACGACCCCCGCTACGTGCCACCGTCGGCGCACCCGCGTACGGCCCGGTCCGATGAGTGACCAGGACGAGTTGCGTGCGCGGGTGGTGGCCGCGTTCGGGGTCAAGGCATGGCAGGCGGGCCAGGCTCGGCCGCCACTGTGGACCACGGTACGGATGACGGTGTGGCTGGTGTGCCCGCCGTACCGTCGTCGAGTTGCGCGGGCGCGGGCCAGTCGGGCGGTGAGTCGGAACCGGGCGGGCCGCCCATAGCCTCGACCGCGACCTCGTACCACTCGGGTGGGACCAGCACCGCGATCGGGTCGCGCCCGTTCCTGATCACGTAGATGGCGGTGTGCTCGGCTTGGATAGCCGGCAAGGCCGCCCCGACCTGCGACGCGACCACCCACCGGTCCCGTTCCTTGTCCATGCGGGCCAGGTTACGCCGCCGGCGGATCCTCGACCTCGATCGCGAGGGTCGCCTCGGTCCCGTCGTCGGCCATGTTCGCCGACCAGATCCGGCCCAGCCACGCCTGACCGCCCACGGTCCAGGTGGCCGGCTTCCCGACCACGTCGGTGAACACGCCCGGCGCGAACCGTTCACCCGCCGCCGCGTACACGTCCATTTTGATCATCACGAGCACCAGCCAACCACACCCGGGGGAGGTGCCCGTGGCTTCTCCCCGAGCCATCCTGGCCGCGACCAAGGCCGTCCCCGGTACCGCGCAGCCCACCCCGCCGCCGCAGGGCGGCCAGTGGTACGGGCAGGTCTCCCCAGCGGTCCGGGACCAGGACACCAGCAACGGCTACGCCTCCGCCTATGGCCCGTTCCTGCCTCGTCCGCCGCAGGATTTCACCGCGGGCGCGTTCGGCCCGTTCTCCCCGATCCTCCCCGTCCCGGTCGACACCCCCGAGGACGACGGGCGTGCCGTGCCCAGGCGGGAGCAGTACGAGGTCGGCTGGAACCTGCCGACCGGTCAGCCTGGCACCGAGGGCATCAAACTGGCCACGTTCCAGACGTTGCGGTCGATCGCCGACCTGTACTCGGTGGCCCGGTCCTGCATCCAGTTGCGTAAAAACGAGATCAAGGGCATCGGGTGGGATATTGTCCCGACCCCCGACGCGGCCAAAGCGATGCGCGGCGACAAAAAAGCCATGCGCGAATTCGGGGAACGCCGCGGGAAGGCCATGCGGTTCTTTCACCGCCCGGATCCCGATTATTTCACGTGGTCGAGCTGGATCGGCGACGCGATGGAGCAGATGCTCGTTTTCGACGCGCTGTCCATTTTCTTGCAGCCGAAGCGGGCCCGGGGTTTGGGTAAGGGACTGCTGGGGTCGGACCTGGACTCGTTCAGCCTGATTGATGGGGAAACGATCCGGCCCCTGTATGACCTGAACGGCGCCACCCCCCGCCCCCCGGCGCCCGGCTACCAGCAGTACCTGTACGGGGTGCCCCGCACCGACCTCACGTCGGTGATCACTGGCCGGGACATTGAGCAGTCCGGGGTGGGCGAGTCGGCGTGGAAAAAGTTCCGCGGCGACCAGCTCCTGTACCTGCCGGTGGAGAAGCGCCGCTGGACCCCGTACGGGTTCCCGCCCGTGGAGCGGGCCCTCCTGCCGATCATGGCCGGGTTGCAGAAGCAGGGCTATGCGCTGGACTTTTTCCGCGAGGGCACGGTCCCCGCCGTGTACATTTCGCCGGGCGACGCGACGATGACCCCGAACCAGATCCGCGAGCTCCAGGACGCCCTGAACGCGATCGCCGGCGACCCCGCATTTCACCACAAGATCATCGTTCTCCCGCCCGGGTCCAAGACGGAACCGCAGCGGCCGGCCGCTTTGGCGGACCAGTTCGACGAGGTTGTCATGAACTGGGTGTGCATGTCGTTCGACGTGTCCCCGATGGAACTCGGTATCGCCCCCAAGGTTTCCACCACAATGTCGCCGGGCGCGTCCAACCAAATGGCCAAAATGAGCCAGGGCAGCCAGGAACGGAAAGCGACCAAGCCGACCCTCGAATATATCGGCGCGATCTGCGACTTTGTCCTGCAAGAGGTCTGTCACCAGGACGACATGCGGTTCCTCTTCGAAGGGCTCGAAGAGGAAGAGGATGAGGCCACCAAGACGACCACGCTGGTCACCCAGATCGGTGCCGGGCTCCTGTCGATCGACGAGGGCCGCGGCGAGATCGGCAAACAGCCGTGGGGGTTGCCCGAGACCAGCGACCCGGGCTGGGCCAGCGCGACGGGGTTCCTGCCGCTGGGGCAGATGAACACCCAGGGGCAGCCGCAGGCCGGATTCGCGCAGCCGGACGCCGCGCACCCCGCCGGCGCGCCACCTGGCCAGCCCGGTGCCCCGCAGCAGGTGGCGGGCGCGCCGCAGCGCGCCGCGCTGCCCGCCGGCCAGGCCAAGCCGCAGACCGGCCCAGGACGGGCCACGGCCGCCCAGGCGCCCGCCCGGGGGCAGTCACCCGGCCACGACGCCGCCGTCGCCGCACACGGGACCGGGAGCGGCCGTGGCGGCGGCCAGCGTTCCGCCTCGGGCGCGGACAAGTCGGCCGAGGCCGAGCGGATCGAGGCGGCCATGCTCGGCGACGACCCCGACGTGTTCAAGCACGACGCCGCGCACACGGTGGCGACGGGGATCGTGTCGGCCGCGGCCGCGCAGGTCGCGGCCGGGAAGTTCCCCGCCGACCCCGACTTCATCCCGGGCACCCTGGTCCAGGGCCTGCTGGGCCACCCCCAGCCCCACCCCGCCTCGAAGGCGGCGCTGGCTGAACTCGACGCGCTTGCCCGGCACCTCCGCAAGGGCCGCGCGGTCGGCACGTGGGAGCCGCGGCACCTGTCCGGCGAGATCCTCGACGAGATCGCGGAAGACCTGGATAAGGGCTTCACCGTCGACGAGGCAACCAGCATGGCCGCCGGCTCGTTCGTCGGCAAGGTCGGCCCCGAGGGGTACGTCCACGGCTGGGTGTGTGTCCGGCCGCCGTGCGGGGAGAAGCCAGCCCGTCTCCGCGCCGCGGATCTGACGGTCCGTTCGGACGGCGGAGTCGTGCACAAGCCGTCCGGGTGGGCGGTCGGGCATGTCGCCCGCAGTGAAGCCGGCGGGTGGACCGCAAACCACTCCGATGGCAGCCGCACCGTCCACGGCGCCCGCCCCGATGCGGTCAAGGCGATCGCCCGCCACCACAACTCGGGCAGTACCAGCCGCCCAGCCACAGCGAAACCAGCACCACAGCACGAGCACGAGCACGAGCACGAACCTGCGACTAGCTCGACCCCCGCGAACCGGATGAGTAAAGACGAACTCATCCACCACCTGGAGAACTACCACGGCGGCGGCCCAGCTATCGGCCGCCGCATAGGCAGCAAAAACCCGCCGAAAAAGGATCTTCTCACGCGGCATGAGGAGATGCATAAACCACCCAGCGAACGCATAAGCAGGACACTCGGTGGCGTGGGGGTCTCCCACTCCCATGAGAACCCGGCCGCCCCGCCCACACCAGCCGGCGGCGTCAACCTGGCTGAGAAACGCCGCCTGACCACCATGTGGACGAAAGCGTTCCGGTACTCAAACCGGACCCAGGGCACTCTCCGTGACGCCCAATTCACAAACGAATTGCACCGCCTCCTGAAGACCGGGAAACCACCGGCCACCATGACACCCGGTGCACGCGACGCCCACGATTTCATGAAACTCATCGAGGACGACGCCACCGCCCAGCGCACGCCGCTGTACCGGGGCCTGACCCTCCCGTCAGCCGAGATCCGCCGCATGTTCAAGGCCGGCGGAACCGTTGACCTCCCGATCGCGTCGTGGGGCAAGTCAGAGGACACAGCGAAAGCGTTCGGCGGCGAGGGGGGTGTTGTCATCGTGGCAGCTCCCGGCGCGAAGGGCCTGGACCTCAGCCCCATCGAGGAAGGCGGCGGCAGCGAACTCGAATACCGCGCCAAACTTCAAGAGGTCGTCACCGGTGGCCGGTTCCCGGTCCAGTCTGTGTCGCAGAAAAACGGCATGACCTACGTCCAGCTCGGTCCGCAAGGCGATTTCAGTGCCCACTAAGGCCGGGCTCCCTTCATGGTTCCCCGACGATTTCCGCTGCGACGACGTGCTGCTCGACGCGATGCTGCCCAGCCCCGCAGTCAAGACCGCCACCGCCGCCGGCCTGGTCAAGGTGGGTCCGCACGGCTACATCCACGGCTGGATCTTCGTGGGCATCCCCGCGGCCGGCGACCACGTGTTCCACCCGCACCACGGGCACGGGCAGGTCACCGAATCCGAGCCCGCAGGTGAGCACGGCCACCCGCACGTGTCGGTCGCGTTCGACGACGGCCACGCCGCCTCGTTCCCGGTCCGGCCCGGCCAGGGCCCCGGCCACTTCGAGCGGATGACCGACGACGAACTCGCCCGCGAACTCGCGTCCGGGGATGGGAAGCGGTTCGAGCACGCGGTCGCCGAACTCGACCGCCGCGACCGCGACGAACGCAAAGCCCGCGTCGCTGGCCTCTACGCCCAAACCCCCACATCGGAAGGGGACCGCAACCGGGTCTATCAGGGGCTGGTGGACGAGGGGGAAAACCCCGAGGACGCCTGGGCGCACTCCTACGGCACCGACACCGACACGATGACCCGGCAAGCGTCCATCCAGCAGTTGCGCACCCAGGGATTCAAGGGCCGCAACTTCGAGGAACTCGCCCGCGACGCCTTCAAAACCGATGTGCAACGCCGGGTCCTCGACGCCGAGGCCGCCACGAACGGGGTCATGCTCAACCGGGAAGGCCAGAAAGCCGACATCGACCCGTGGTCCCTGTTCACCGGACCCGAGAACCGGGCCCGCAAATACGCCTCGTCCGAGCTGGGCGAATGGTGGGACCAGAACGGGCGCCCCACCAGCGCCGATTTCCAGTCGATGCTCCTCGGCCAGGCCGCCGGGGGCGGACCGCGCGGGGGTGACTTCTACGCATGACCTCGGTAGCTGATCACAGGTTGATCACGTGGCCCCGGTAGTTGACCGCGGTGACGTGATCGCCGCCGCGCACATGGCCGGCCGCCGCGCCGCCCACACCCGCCACGCCGGCGGCGTCCTCGACCATCCGGCACCAGACCCGCATGCGGGCCCGTTGCTGGTCCGGCAGGCCGCGACCGCATGGCACCAGGGGTTCGCCGCAGCCCGCGGCGAGCTGGCCAAGGCGTTCGTCCCGGACCTGACCAAAGTCGGCCCCGAGGGTTACATCCACGGGTACATCTGTGTGCGGCCGCCCTGTGGGGAGAAGCCTGGCCACATCAAGGCCGACGACCTGGCCGTCGCCAAAGATGGCGGGATCGTCCACCGCAAGACCGGCTGGGCGGTCGGGCACGTGGCCCGGGACGAGAACGGCCTGTTCGTCGCCCACCACGCCAACGGCGACCAGACCAGCCACGACAGCCGGGGTGCCGCGTTGAGGTCGGTGTCCCGCCGGTACAACAGGCGAGCCAACCAGGCGGGGGCCCGGCCCGCAGACCAAGCCGCACCCGGGCCCATGCACACCCCAGCCGCCCGTAAACCGGAACCCGGCCCGGTAGCGGGCACGTGGCGGTCCGAGAAGCCCGCGGGGGAGGGGCACGAGGAGACCGCCAAACGGCTCGCCGCCGCGTTCCGGTCCGGTGAACCCACGGTGAAAACGCCGTCCACCGAGGGCATGCAGGCGTACACCACCATCGAGACGTTCCCCGACGGCAGCAAGTGGGTGCACAAGGAATACCCGTCCGGCACCCACAACCCGATCACGGAGAAGGTTTCCAAGGCGAACGCCATCCGTGATCTGCTGGCCTCCCGTGTCGCCGACGCGGTCGGTGCTGGCGCCCCGCACATTGTCAGGACCAGCCCCCGCGAGGTTTACATGCCGTTCGTCGGGGACGCGACACCAGGCGCCGAAGCACCCACGGGGTCTCTGACCAAGGCGATGAGCACCCCGGCCGGGGCCCGGATCGGTGTATTCGACGCGATCACCGGCCACCAGGATCGGCACTCCGGGAACGTGCTGATCGCCAGCGACGGCACCCCCGTCCCGATCGACAACAACGGCACGTGGGAGGCGCTCGCCGACGACGGGACCGGCTGGCTGGGCAACACCAGCCCATTCACCGACCACCTCCTCGAAGAACTCGACGACGGGAACACGCCGATCAGTTCCGCCGGCCTCGACGCGATCACCGCCCGGGTAGAAGCGATCAAGCCCGCGTTTGACCAGGCGGCCCGCGAACTCAACGCCCTCAACGACGATGATGACACCGAGTACGCCACTGACCTGTTCCCCGAGGAAATGTTCGACCAGACGATGGGTGCACTCACCCGGCTCCGCGACCGGGTCGCCGACGCTGAGAACGAGGCAGCGGCGTGACCGCGGTCTGGACGGTGCACACCGCGCGGGGCCCGGCCGGGACGATCACCGACACCGGCAACGGCCTGGTCGCCTCCACCCCCGGCCTCCAGTCGATGGCCGACGTGGCCGCCCGGCGTGGTGCCGCCGCCTACCTCGACGGGTACAGCAACGGGTACGTGTGGACCGAACCGTCCGGCCACACCAGCAAGGCCGCCGCCGCGGGTGGCGATGCTGACCCAAAAGTCCCACCGACCCCGCCGACGGGCCCGGCTGGTCAACCAGTCCCGCCGGCCCCTCCGACGCCCGCTGCCTGGCCTGGCTGGGTCTATGACCTGACGCTGGCCAGCGTCTACACCGACCAGATCACCCAAGCGTTCAAAGCGGCGACCAGTAACGCGACGGGTCTGCTGCGGGACTGGTGGGCGGGCCGGCTGGCCGCAACCAGGCAGGGCCTCGTTGACCTGATCTCCGACGGGATCGGCGCCCACGTCGGTGCCACGCTGCGGCGGCTCTGGACCGAGGCGTGGTACCTCGGGCATCACTCGGCCCGCGGGATCGCCCGCCAGGAGATCCCCGACTGGGGGACCTGGACACCCGGTGACCTCGAAGCCGCCCAGGGCATCGCGACCGCCCCCCGCCTCCAGGCACTGCTGGCCTCCCACGGCATCTCCATGATCCGGTCGATCGCCCAGACCAGGATGCAAGATCTGGCCGACGAGATCGCCGACGCCGTCGCCAACGGCGACTCGTGGGAAGACCTCGCGGGGAGACTCGAGAGCATCTTGCGGGTGCCTCAGCGGGCCCCGATGATCGCCCGGACCGAGATCGCCCGGGCCGTCACCGCAGCGAGTTTCGACCAGTACATCGAGCACGGGGTCGAGGGGAAAGAGTGGGCGGTCGCCCCCGATGAGCGGGTCTGCCCGGTGTGCCGCAGGAACGAGGCCGAGGGTGGCATCCCGCTCCTGGCCCTGTTCCCGTCAGGGGATCTGGGGCCACCAGGTCATCCCAACTGTAGGTGCGCGCCGATGCCCACCGTGGTCCACGGCCTCGACATCACCGGCACCTGGCCGAAACCCGTGGTCAAGGCCGAGGACCTCAACGGCTACGAGGACGTGCTCGCGCAGCACCAGGCCGCGCTCGCCGAGGCCGTGATCAAGGCGGCGTGGGAGCACGAGCTGCGCGGCTCCCACGGCCACTGGGTACGGTCCGGTGCGGGCGAGGAGATCAGCGAGCACGCGGGCCAGTGGGCCCGCGACCACGCCGGGACGCTGCATCCCCGCGAACTCCGGTTCGACGAGGCCACCCAGTACCGCCAGGAGCACCTCGACCCCGCGTTCCACTACACCCCCGGGCAGGCCAAGGCCATCCAGGCATACACCGGCCCGGAGTACACCGCGGTCAACGGCGGCCTGCGAGCCGACGGCGACGGTGGCCCGGTCGCCGCCGCGCTGTCGTCGGCGATGCAGCCGCTACCCGAGGACCTCACCCTCCTCCGCCAGATCGAAGGCCCGATGACGTTCGATGGGCTGGCCCGCGGCGACGTGATCGCCGACCCCGGGTTCTCCTCGACCACCCTGTCACCGGGTGGCCGGTTCGCCTCCAACCGGTCCGGGACCACGGTCATGCACATCATGACCCCAGCCGGAACCCCGGTGGTGTGGACGGGCACGGCCGCCGAGTTCCCCGAAAACGAGGTCATCCTCGACGCTGGCCAGCCGCTCGCGTTCCTGAAGTCAGGCCCCCACCCTGGCCGCGTGGATGTCACCGACGCCTATTTCGTGGCCCTGCCGAAGTCGGTGGCCGCGTGACCGGGGGCATGGCCGAGCGGATGGCCGACTTCCAGCCACACCTGGTCGGCCACATCGACCTCGGCCTGGACGACACCAGCAAGGGCCGCACGGTTGACCTGAACGGGCAGGAAACCTGGACCGACCAGCGGCAGGATGACCCCGGCGGCTACAGCGCGGGCGGCGGTGCCGCAGTGCACCGGCCGCATGACGCGAACGGCGCCCAGCACGGCCCCGGCGGCCCCCTCGACCCGGCTAGCGCCCAAGGCGGTTCCGTGGGCCCGTCGGCGGGCGGGGACTATCCACGGTGGGACGGTGACCAGCCCGTCCCGCGTGTGGCCACGGTCCCCGACGACGAGGACGACGCGGCCGCCCCATCCGGTCGAGGCGTACCCACCCGGCCGGGCACCGACTGGCCGAACACGTACATGGACGGCTGGTGGCCGCAAGGTGGCCACGGCAGCCAGCAGGCCGGCACGTCCAGCCCCGGCGGCCACGGGCCCCGCGGCCGCCCACCCGGCCCGTCCGGGAAAACCAGCCGGGTCGGCTGCGGATGCTGCGGAGGCGCAGGCGAGCACCCGACCGGCCACGAGTGCTACCGGTGCGACGCCAGCGGCACCCTCGAAGGCAACGAGCTGACCGCGCCGTTCTGCGACGAGGTGTTCCGCGACCAGGCCGTCCACGACCGGGGCTGCCCGCATTGCGGCGCGGCCGTGCGCAAAACCAAGACGGCCGAGGTCGCTGGCCTGGCCGTCCGGGCCGAGGACACCGGCCGTGTCCTCATGCTGCAACGCGCGAACGACCCGGATGACCCCGCTGCGGGCATGTGGGAGTTCCCCGGCGGCCACATCGAGGCAGGGGAAACCCCGATCATGGGCGCGGCCCGGGAGTGGGCCGAGGAGACCGGCTGCCAGCCACCCCGCGGCCAGATCACCGGCCGGTGGCGGCACGGCATCTACGAGGGGTTCGTGCTGACCGTCCCAGCCGAGGCGGACGTGCCGATCCATGAGGGCCGCGACGAGGTGATCAACCCGGACGACCCCGACGGTGACCAGACCGAGGCGCTGGCCTGGTGGGCGCCCGGCCTCCTCCGCGACAACCCAGCGGTCCGGCCCGAGCTGGCCGCGTCGCTCGGCCCCGTCCTCGACGCCCTCGACGGCGACACGGTCGAGAAAGGCGCCGCGCGGACGCTCCGCGAGTACTGGACCCGGCACGGGCACGGCGGCCCCACCCACTACGCCTTCGCCGACGCCATCAAGTGGGGCACCGACGGGGACTTCATGCGCTGTGTCGCCCTGGTCACCGAACACGCCCACATGACCCCCGACCAGGCAAAAGGCTACTGCAACAACTTGCACCACGAGGCCCTCGGCTACTGGCCCGCCCAGCACGCCCGCATGGACCACGGCAAAAACGACAGCGGAGGTGCCCCGTGACGGTGACCAGTGACACCCCGACCCGGATGACCGCCGCCCAGCTCGCCGACCTCCTCAAGGTCGGCCCCCACGGCTACATCCACGGGTGGATTTTCGTCGGCATCCCCGGAGGGGGCGGCCAGATCGAGCACCCCGAACTCGGCCGAGGGCGCGTCACCGGCGTCGGCGGCCGGAAGGTGCGGGTCCGGTTCGACTCCGGGGCCGAGCACAGCTTCGAGCACCGTCCCGGCGCGGGGCGGGGCGGCAACGGTGCGGGCCACTTCGTGCCGCGCGGCCTGGCCACCGACAACCCGGCCCCTTCCGTCAAACCGGGCCGGGGTAGCCAGCAAGGCGACCTGCTGTCGGCCGAGGCCGCAGCCCCGGCCGGGCAGACCGGTGGCCGGGACTGGACGGCGATGCGGCGGCAAGATTTCGACGAGTCCGAGCCGTTGTCCCTGTTCGACGTGCCAGGCAGCCGGCAAAGCCGCCGCGAATCACAAGCGCAGCACGCCGCCGCCGGGGTGGACCTCCTCGGCGTGATGGCCAGCGACGCCGCCGCCAAGCCACCACGCCGCCTCGGTGAGGACACCCGGCCAGCGGCCGAGCGGGTCGCTGACTTCCACGCCCGCGGCGGTGCCGCGATGGGCCGGCAGGGCGCCGACCCGGGCAAGTCTGCCGTCAATTTCATCGAGTCCAGGGGCGCGACCGGGGGGGTACGCGGCCGCCGGCAAGCCGTGGCCGGCTTGTCCGACGCCGAGGCCCGGGCCGCGGACTCGTACCTCACCCATGTAGCCGACACGCTCGGCCGCCACGGGGAAGTGTCCGACACCCACCAGATGATCCGGGACCGGCTCGCAGGGAAACCATCCGCCCGCCAGTCCCGGGCACCCAAACCGGACCAGTCGGAGACGATCGCTCGGATGGCCGCCCAGGCTAAGGACGGCGGGGCGGTGACCAGTACGTTGCGGGCGTTGAAACCGAGCCTGCGGGACCAGTTCGTCGCCGCGCTCACCCCCCGCCAGCTCGCTGCCGCGAACCTCGAATTTCAGCGGCAGGCCCGCAGTGGCGGCCGTGTCCCGGCGTCGTCTCTGCGGCTGATCCAGGCGGCGATGGACCGGCAGGGCCTGGACGAGGAACTGGGCCGGCGGCGGTGAACGGGCCCGGTGCGGTCCCGTTCGGGCAGGCCGAGGTCGCCGCGGTGGTCATCCGCGGCTGCGACCGGTGCGGGTACCGCCGTGACCCGGGCCGGCCGTGCGGCGGGTGCGGGAACACGGAACCGGCGGTCGTCCACGATCTCGGGGTGGTGGCCGCGACATACAGCAACCCCGTCAAGGCGGCGTGGTGGCGGCTGGCCGGCTCCCGCCTGGCCGACCGGCGGATCAAGCGAACCAACCGGCAAATAGCCAGATAGGGGCTGTGTGGCCAACTTTGTGCACGTCACCCGCACGGGCGCGTCCATGATCATGGACCGGTTTTTCAACCTTGCGGGCACCAAGTACGGGACCCTGCCCGCGGACATGGGATGGGGGCTCGGCGGGAACTCGGGCAACGCCGGGTTCGGGCTCGGTGCCGGGTCCGCAGCGACCAGTGACGTGGGCTTGTTCCATGAGGCGCCCGAGGCCCGGATCACGCCGTCCGGGTCGAGCCTGACCACGACCGTGTTCAGTGAGGACACGTATCAGGCGGTCGGCACGATCACTGCGGGCACTGCCGAAACCATCTCGGAGATGGGCCTGTTCAACACCACCACCAAGCCGTTTTCCTCGACAGTGACCGGTGGGGCCGCAGTCGCCTCCACCTCGGGGACGACGCTGACGATCGCCGCGAACTACACCCCGGCGAACTCGACGTTCATCCAGGTCGACTCCGAAGTTCTCCAGGTCCTCACCGGTTCTGGTGGCACGTCGCTGACGGTGGCCCGGGCACAGAACGGGTCGACCGCGTTCGGGTCGATCGCGACCGCCGACGTGATCACCGCCGGCGACGGGCCCGGCGGCACCGCGATCTCCGAGCAGTTGTTCCTCCACGCCAGCTTCACTGGGTTGGCGCTCAACTCCGGTGATTCGATACAATTTACGGCAAGTGCCCAGCTTATACCGCAATAATCGAACACCCTGCTCCTGGTCCGTCGCGTATGCCTGGAGGGCCAGGGGGTGACGTGTGACCCTGGCATTCGACACGGTCGGCCCTGGTTCGGCTGGTACGGCCGCGACCGCCCCGTCGAGTATCTCCTGGCCGCATGTGATGGGTTCCGGGTCTGGTGGGCTCCTGCTGGCCCGGGTCACCGTCGGCGCCGACGACCAGAACGACTCCGCCTATACGGTCACCGGGGTCACCTACGGCGGGTCGGCGATGACGCTGGCCGCCGGCCCGGTCCACTCCAACGACCAGACCGCCGGCTACACGACGCTGTGGAAACTGATCAACCCGCCGGCCGGTTCCGCGTCGGTGGTCGCCACGATGAACACGGCCCCGGACGGGTCGGTCGAGGCCGGGTCGACCAGTTACCTCGGCGCCGACCAGACCACCGGGATCGGCACGCCAGTGACCGATTTCGGGTCCGGCGGCACCGCGTCTACCACGATCACTGCGACCACGTCGGGGAACATCGTCGACGCGGGGGCGTGCTGCGGGTCAGCGCTGAACCCGCCCACGAGCCCGGCCACCTCCCAATGGATCAGCGACTTCTCACCCAACTCGGCGGCCGGGAACGCAGCCGGGGCGACCAGTCCCTCGACCGGGTCGCCGGTGACGGTCGCGTGGCAGATCAACGGCAGCGACTGGTGGGCGTCGATCGGCGCCGAGGTCCTCGCCGGCGGCACCGGCCCGGTCACCCACGACCTGACCGTGACCAGTTCGGTCAACGTGACCTCCACCCGGGCCGGCCGGGCAGGGAAGCCGCTGGCCTCGTCGGTGGCCACGGCGGCGGCCAGGTCCAGCCGGGCGGGCAAGCCGCTGCCCGCCACGGTGGTCACGGCCTCGTCGGTGACCCGCCGCGTGGCCCGGGTGCTGGCCGCGACGCTGACCGGGGCGGGCGGGTGGATACCGCGGCCGCTGAACAAGGGGTTCCCTGCCGTTCCCGGCTACATGCAGCCCGGCCTGGCCAACCCGGGGCGGCCTCTGCTGCCGTCGTCGTCAGCGTTCACGCTCGTGCTGGCCGCGACGCTGGCCACGGCCGCGGCGATCACGCGGAGGGCCGGCCGGGCCCTCACCGCGACAGTGGCCACGGCCGCGACCTTGACCCGGCAGGCGAAACGTGCCCTGGCTGCCAGCGTCACGGCCGTGGGCGCGCTGACGGCCGGGGCTGCGCACCTTCTGACCCTGGCCGCGCAGACGACGGTAGGGGCGTTCCAGGCGCGACGTACGGGGCGGGGGCTGGCGGCGGCCGTGGCCACCACGGGCAGCCTTGGCCGGCAGGCTGGGAAGCCGCTGGCCGGGCAGGTGGCCACGGCCGCCCGGCTGGCCAGCGTCACGGGCCGGGTCCTGGCCGCGGTCGCGAATCTCTCGAGTGGGGTTTCCCGCCGGGCCGGCCGTGCGGTCGCCGCCACAGTCACCGCGGCGGGCACGCTGGCGGCCGCTGCGGTGCACCTGATCGCGCTGGCCGGGCAGGTGGTGACGGCCGCGGCTGTCCAGTCCCGCACCGGCCGCGCCCTCGCCGCGGCCATGACCACTGCGGGCAGCCTGGCCAGTCAGGTGGCACGGTCCCTCCACCTGGCTGGCCTCGTCAACGTGGCCGGGTCGGCGGGCCGCCGGCAAGCGGTCGACCTGGCCGCCACGATCGGCACGGCCGCGTCGGCGGCCATGATCAAGGTCCGGCAGATCACGCTGACCGCGCTGGCCGCGCTGACCGGAGCCCGGTCCGCGAACCCCGGCAAGGTCCTGGCCGCGACGGTGACCGTGGCGGGCAGCACGGCCCGGTCGGTGTGGCAGCGTCAGGCCGCCACCCTCACCACCTCGGCCAGCACGGCCCGGGTCGTGGCCCGCGCCCTGTCCGCCACTGTCACCTCGGCCTCGTCGGTGGCCTCGGCCCGGGTGCGGCAGGTGGCCGCCGCCGCGACGCTGGCCACGTCGGCAGCCACGGTGCGGGGGCTGGCCGCCGTCCATGCCGCGACGGCCGCCACGTCGGCGGTAGCCCGGCGGGTCATGTCCGCCCGGCTGGCCGGCCTGGTCGGTGTGGCCGGGCATGCGGGGCGGGTGTTCCCGGTCGTCGTCGCCGCTGTGCTGCACACCGCCGCCAGCATGGCCGCGTTCATCCCGAAGAAAATCACGGTCATCTACAGCACGGGGCAGGCGCGGTTCCGGTGGGTGGCCGGGGCGGCGCGGCACACGTGGGAGACGGTGACCAGCTCGTGGAAGTGGCCGTCCGGGCCATCAAGGGGAGGCGGATAAATCGTGCCGAACATGCTGACCCAGTCGGCCCTGTCTACCCAGTATGTGCAGGTTCAGGTCACGGTCAAAAGCCCCGACGGCTACGACCCGACCAGCGACGAGGTCCAGTTCGCGTTCACCCGCGAAACCTACCCGCAGGTCACCCCCACCAGCTCTGATTGGGTCACCGGGTCGTGGGAGACGTTCCCCGGCCCGGCCTACTGGGCGCAGGCACTGGTCGGGCCCGCGAACGGCGGCACCGCCCTATCGGTGGGCATGTGGCTGGTGTGGATCAAGGTCACCGACAGCCCCGAGGTGCCGGTCCAGCAACCGGTGCTCCTGGAGATCACGCCATGACCGCGGCGACCGTTGAACTGTTCAACGGCGAGAACCAGGCCGCCACCACGGTGGTTTCGGGTGGGACCACAGCCCCGGCGGCGGGGACGGTTGAGAACTGGACGGTGGCCTCGTCGGCTCTGTTCCCGCCTGCCTCGTCCAGTTCGAGCCCGCCGGGCCAGTTCCACGTCGCCGACGCGGTCCTCGCCCTGGCCAGCGAGATCATCGCGGTCACCAACGTGTCGGGCACCACCTGGACGGTGACCCGCGGCGCGGAAAACTCGGCCCCGGTGGCTCACAGCGCGGGGTTCACGGTCAACCAGGTGGTCACCGCGGGGTTCCTGGCCACGGTCGCGACCACCGGCACCGACGGGCACCTCTACTCCTCGATCACCCCCCGCCCCACCCTGTACTCCCCGACCGGGCTGCGCCGGTGGCGGGCCGCGCTCGGCGACTCCCTGTTCTCCCAGGTCCCCATCGTGTGCGTCGGCGACTCGATCACCGCGGGGCAGGGCGGCGACAACAACCTGTCCGCCTTCTCCAACCTCCCCGACAACGCGAACGGGTGGGCCGGCCAGTTGCGGGCCCTGCTGGCGCTCAGGTTCGGGTCGTATCCGGGGGAGGGGTTCTGGTTCGCGGACGACTCCCGGGTCACCTGGAGCGGTGGGACCAGCAACAACAACTGGCCCTGTGTCCCTCTCAGGCACGGGCCCCGGATCGTCCACGGGTCCGGGAACACCGTCAGCCTGACGGTTCCGGCCGGGGTGTATGTGGTCGGGGTGATCCAGGCCAACCAGACCGCCGCGTTCAACACCGGCGGGTCCGGCCTCGACGACGTGTCCCTGCTCTACAGTCAGACCGGGTCGGTGACCGTATCGAACGCCAGCCTGACGACGCTGACCAACACCGGCCGGGCCGTGACCACCAACATTGCGGTCCAGCCCGGCGACACCATCACCCTCACCGCCCCCGCGACCGCCCAGTCCTACCTGGCCGGGTTCAACATGCAAACCGGGCAGCCCGGCGTGCTCGTCCACCGGATCGGCCAGCCCGGCTACGTGTCCGGGGACCTGCTGGGCGGGCAGGTGTCCGGGACGCTGAACCAGGCCTCGTCGAGCTCCAACCAGACCGCCGCGGCCCGCGCCTGCTACGACTGGGCGCAAACAAGCTGGATGGGTGCCACCGGGCTGGTGATCGCCGAGTTCGGGGCCAACGACCAGCAGTTCCAGGCCGGCGGCGGCGCTTCGACCCAAAACGACGTGACCCTGTCCCTCTACACGACGTGGATGGGCCAGTTCATTGGGCAGGCCATCACGGACGGCTGGTCGGTGCTGGCCCTGGCCTCTCCCCGTAACCCCAACGGTGCGGGCAGCGGCAGCACCCAGGACCAGTACTATGCGACGCTCCTCGACTATGCGCTCGGCAACGACTATGCCGCCTACATGGACGTGGGTGAATGGTGGGGGAGCAACGCGGCCGCGTCAGCGCTCGACCTGACCGCGGTCACCAGCGTGCATCCGTACCGGGCCGGGCACGGTGACATCGCCCGGACCTTGTTCAACGCGATCACCGGGCAGCCCGGGATCACCGAACTGACGGCGGCCTGACATGCCCCCACTCGCTGGTCTGCCGACGGTGCCGCTCCTGGAAGCGACTGCCCAGTCCCCGTTCGCTGGTGTCCCCTGGCTCCCCCCGGATAACAACCTGGTCGCCGCCAGTGACAGCCCGGGGGCGATCGCGGGCACGTTCACGTTCACCAAAGGCACCCAGTACCTGATCAAGGTCCCGGTCCGGGCCGCCTGCCAGGTGTCGTCGGTGTGGATCATCAACGCGACCGCGGGCAGCGGCACCAGCACCGGCACGTTCATGGGTCTCATGTCACCGGCCGGGTCGGTGATCACCAGTTCGGCGGATTGCGCGGCCCAGTTCACTGGAGCGAACGCGCAGCAGATCCCCTACGGCACGGTGGTCAGCCTCGACCCGGCGTCGATCCCGTTCGTGTGGGTGCCGATCTTGTCGAACCTGGCCGGGTCCCAGCCCACCATCCGGCAGGTCGGCACCCAGACCAGTTCGATCCCGAACGTGGCTCTTTCGGCGGCGAACTACCGGGCCGCGTCAAACGGGACCGGGCTGACCAGCCTCACCAACGTCACCCCGTCCAGCAACACTGTCTCCAACCTGGTGTGGGTCGGGCTCGCCGGCCCGTAGCCGGCCAAGGAACTCGCCGAGTTCCATCCCGCCGGGGACCGCCCACCAGTGTTCCCCGTCCAGCGACACGACCGCTGTCCCCTCCATCACAAATTCCCACGCGGGCCGCTGCGGCGTCGGCCAGCCGACATGGACCGGGTTGGGCTGCCCGTGGCAGCGGAGCCCGTACCTGACCCGCAGCCCGGCCAGCCAGCAGTCCCGCCCGATCGCCTCAGCGGCCAGCAGGACCTCAATGTCTTCCGGGGTCACCGCCGTTTGGGCGCCCGGATCGGCAGGCCGTCACGGGCGATCACCCACCGCCACGCCCCGGGCTGGTGGAACCGCGTGCACCACGGATGCCGGCCGCAATTCGAACCGTGGTTGTGGTGCCGGTGAGCGAGCCGGGGACACCCGCAGGCGCACACATCCCGCCCCGCCCGCCACTGCCTGAACAGTCTCAGCAACATGGCGGTCATCCTGCCAGCCCACCGGCCCACCGGCCCCCTGTTTACCGATCCGACACGCCCATCCCCGTAGGAGCTGTGTGGCCACTGCCGTCACCGCCGACCCCGACCTCTACTATCACTCGTTCCCCATCGAGAAGATGGAGACCGACCCCGCCACCGGCACCCTGTACGTCTACGGGAAGGCCACCACCCCCGAGGTCGACTCTGATGAGCAGATCGTCGACCCGGACTGGTCCGCCAAGGCGATGGAGGCGTGGTTCCAGACCGGCCCGAACGTCCGGGTCCAGCACAACGCCAGCCTCATGCCGGCCGGGTCGGGTGTGAAAGTCGAGATCGACCGGGACGGTGACCGCGCCCACTGGGTCAAGGCCGCGATCGATGAACCGGTCGCCCGGATGATGTGCGAGAAAGGCCACCTGCGGGCCTTCTCGGTGGGGATCGCGAAGCCGCTGATCGTCCGGGACGTGACCGGCAAAGCCCGCGGCGGGATCATCAAGGGCGGTGAACTCGCCGAAATCAGCCTGGTGGACCGGCCAGCGAACCGGGGCTGCTACGTCGAGCTGGCCAAAGCCGCCGGGTCGGATGGGCACGCCGAGTTCACCGGGAAGGTCGGCGGCGCTGACCTGCTGGTCAAGTCCCTCGCCGAACACCACGCCGCCGGCGAAGACCTCGACGACCCCGAGTTCGCCGGGAAGGAAGGCCCGCACGGCTACTCCCACGGGTGGATCAAAGACGGGCCCGGCGGCGGCGCCGGGGACCGGGAGGCGCGGAACATGCAGCCCGGCGACTCCCACGTCAACGGGTACGTGGTCGGGCGTCTCTCCAACGGCGCGGGCGGCGGTTACGGGGTGTGGCAGACCCGGCGGGGCCGGGCCGGGGACGCCGCACGGGTTGTGGCCAGTCAAGGCGATGGTGAGGAGTGGGCGCGTGGACGAGGCAAGACGGTGACGGTGGAGTTGCCCGAGGACGTGTCGGTGTCGTTCAGCCCCGGTGACCTGGCCAAGCTCCTCGACGCCCGCCGTGAGGCCGAGGCCCGCATGGTGGGCAAGGACTGGACGGCGTGGGATGAAGCCCACCAGGGGGAACAGCGGGAAGCGGCCGGGAAGAAGCCGGACGCGCACCAGCTCCACGTCATGCACGAGGTCCACGAGGAGCACCTCGCGCACCTGGCGCACCAGCACGCCGAACACGACGCCCACACTGCCCATGAGGCGCATGAGGCGCACGAGGCGCACGAGGAGGCTGAGGAGGAGCAGGCCGCGGCGGCCCGGCACCACACCAGTTCGGGCCGGGCCAAGCCGGCAGCGAAACCGGAACAGCACCAGACCACGGCCGGGAACCTCGCCCACGCCCAGGCGATCACCCGCGAGACCGCGGGGAAGGCCGCGGCAGCGGATGAGGTCGACGAGGACGACGCCACCAGCCCCGCCGAGCCGGAACCGCGCAAGCCACGGACCCGGGCCAAGCCGATGGATGACGACCCGCAGGAAACCGACCCGGCCGCCCACGCCAAGCTTGACGACGCGCAACGGTCCGGGCCCGGCGCCAAGTCCACCAGCGCCCAGTCGGCGAAACGCGATTTTGACCCGAACGTGGGCGGCGGCACCGACCGCGACGCCCTCCCGGACTCCGATTTCGCGGGCCGGGACCGGTCCTACCCGATCAAAACCCCGCAGGACGTGCACGACGCGGCCACCTCGATCGGCCGGGCCGGCGACAGCAACTACGGGCCGGACAAGCTCCGCGCCAACATCACAAGGATCGCCCACCGGAAGGGGCCGCAGTTCGCGGCCCGGCTGCCCGGCTCGTGGCAGGACGGGGCGGGAAAGGCGGCACGTGTCGACACCAGCGAGGACCTGACCACCAAGAGCGAATGCACGCTCTGCCACGGCACCAAGACGATCCGGGACGGGCACGTGAAGTGCCCCCGCTGCAAGGGCACCGGGGAGATCGGCGGCAGCCCGGCCGAGGCGGACGTGGAGAAGGCCGGGAAGCGGGCGTGCAAGGAGTGCGGGAAGAACCACCACTCCGACTTCGACGGCAGCCACTGCGAGGGGTGCGGCGCGAAACTCCCCCCCGCCCGGAAGGCCGGCGACGCTGACGCCGGCGCGGTCGAGGACACCGACCTGGCCAAGGGCAAGACCGACGACGACGGCGGGGATGACCTGGCCGAGGACGACACCGCCTCCGGCGATGACCCCGATGATGGGGAGGATGACGGGGACGACGGGGACGAGTCCCCCGAGGATGATGACGACGAGGACGACGAGGCCAGCGACGCCAAGGCCAGCAAGGCGGGCAAGCCGTCACCTGGTGATGGGGTCCGCGGGGAGCACACCACCCCGGTGCCGAAGCACCGGGAACCGGACGGGCAGGCGATCGAGGCCCTCGAACACGACGCCCGGCTGCCCACCGACCCCGACGCTGACTACGAGAAGGCCGCCCACTCCCGGTTCAAGACCCTCGGTGTGCCCGGTGACCTCGGCCGCCTCCACGACCTGACCTGCGCCGCCTACCACCCAGCCGATGTGGCCAAGGCTCACCCGGGCGCGACCCTCGCCAACGTGGTTGACACGGACGAGTGGGCGCGGGCCGCGTTCACCGCCGCCACCTCCGCGCCGCTGGACGAGGCCGCCAAGTCGCAGGTCCTGTGGCAGGACGCGGTGATGCTGAAGGCCGCCGACCCGATCGTCCTCGCCGAGGTGGGTGAAGCGGTCCACAAGGCGTTCCAGGACGCCAACCCGGGCCCCGGCCACGCCCCCACCCCGTCGGAGCTGTCCCCGGGCCGGTTCAACCGGCCGTACATCACGGCCGGGCATGCTGCCCCATCGCCGGGGCACAAGGAGCCGAACACGGCCCGGGTGCCCGCCAGCGACATCACCGCCGCCGAGTTCGACCGGGGGGCGCTCACCGCCGGGCACGCCGCGGACTCCCCGTCGAACAAGAGCGGCCGCCTGTTCTACCGGAACACGGCCCGCGACCAGGTCCACCAGGCGCTGGCCGCGATCCACGACCACATCGCGCAGACGTTCCCCAGCCTCTGCCCCATGGCCGGCAGCGGCGACGCGGCCGCGGCCGCCCCGGCGGCGGAAGGCCACAAGTCGGCCTCGGCCGGCGACGGTGACGGGTTCGGCGGCCAGGACGCTGACGGCCTGGCCTACGACGCGGAGGGCACCCGCAAGTGGCTCGCCGAACAGGTCATCAAGGGCGACATGCCGGTGAACGAGGCCCGCGAGGTCCTCGGCCTGCCCCCCCTCGGCTTCCCCGCCAGCGTCCCCGTGAACGCGACCTGGACCGGCAAAGCGGCCGGGGCCGGGGCAGGCGCATACAGCCCGGACCTGATCAAGGAGGCCCTCGCCGAGGTGACCGTGCCGCTCCTGGCCCGCCTCGACGAACAGGGCGAGGTCCTGGCCCGGCAGGCCCGCCTGCTGCGCAAGCAGGGCAAGATGCTCAACGCCCTCGCCGAGGAACCCGACCAGGGTGTCGCCCCCTACCGCGGGCCAGCGTTCCCCAACCCAGCTTCGATGGCCCCGGTGGGGTCGATCGAAAACCCGACCGTCACCAAGGCCGCGGAGCGGTCCCAGATGGCGGTCATGCGCAACCTCGCCGACGAGTGGCGCAACTCCCCGGACCCCGCGATGCGGGAACGCGCCTGGCAGGCGCTGTCCGGTCAGCTCGGCATCGCCGGCAACGGCACCACCCACCAGTAGACCCCACCCCGCACCCCCGCGTGGGGGTGTGCAGAGCCACCCCAGGAAAGAGGTTGTGTGGCTGATGTTCTGACCTCTGAACCGCCAGCGCCCACCGCGCTGACCGGTTCAACCGCCGCCGCAGGAGCGGAGGCCGCCCGGTACAACACCACCGGCGACATGATCAAGGCCCGCATGCCGGCCCTGGTCAAGGGCGCCGGGTACGCGACCGGCAGCAACGCCCCCCTGTCCGACCCGACCGACATCATGAACCGGGCCGCCCAGGCCACCGTCGACCTGCGCGCCGAGACCAGCCGCGGGTTCCGTGACCGCGCCTCGGTCGCCAAGGGATTCCGCCCCGACTTCCTCAACCAGTTCGGTGCCCTCAAGACCGCGCTGACCATGCCGTCGCTGGGGGAGCAGCTCTCCCAGGTCCTCGGCGGCATGCCCGGCGGCGCCGACGCCCTCAAGTCGTTCACCGCGGGGAACCTCGGTATCGGCACCGTCTCCGGCCTGGTCCCGTTCGACCTGCTGGCCCCCAGCCGGCTGATCTACCCCGTGTACACCGTCTTCCGCAACAAGCTGCCCCGCCCCGCGGGTCAGGGCACGGCGCGGATCGAGCGCGTGTTCACCGGCATCTCGGGCAGCCAGACGGGTGGCCAGGGTGTCATCGACATCTCCATCCCCGAACTGGTCGAGAACGGCGGCAACCTGTCCGGCGGCTCCTGGCCGCTGAACCTCCCGTCGTCCGGTTCCCAGACGGAAGTTCAGCTCGAGGTGCCGTACCGGTTCTTCGGCCTGACCGAGTCGCTGTCGTGGCTCGCGCAGTTCGCCGGGCAGGGCTTCGAGGACATCTCCGCGCTGGCCAACCTGGTCCTGCTGCAAGAGATGATGCTGGGCGAGGAATACGCGATGATCGCGGCGACCTCGACCCCGCTGTCAGCTCCTGTGCTGGTCTCCGCCACGGCGCGGACGGCGGGCAGCAACGAGACCCCCATCACGTTCAGCAACGCGGACGTGTCGATCTGCGCGACCGCGACCAACTACTGGGGCGAGACCGTCGCCTCCAACGTGATCAACGTGACCGGGGCGACCACCGGCACCAGCGTGATCGACGTGACCACCACCAACAGCGCCGGCGCGCTCCAGTGGAACATCTACGCGGTCGGTGCCGGCTCCGCGCAAGCGTCCTCGGCCTGCTTCAAGATGGTCAGCTCGGTCGGTGGCGCGAAGTACACGCTCCAGGGCGCGGTGCCCACCACCGGCGCGCATCCCCCGACCACGGACACCACGACCGGGGCCGGGACCCGCATGGAAGGGATCATCCCGACCCTGGAAGGCAAGTCCGCCAACAACGGCATCTACCCCAACGGCTGGCAGGGCGGCTACTACGCCCCCAACGTCGGCACCCACCTGTCCTACAACGCGATCTACACCGCGCTGGACGCCCTGTGGGAGTCCAACAGCAACGCGCCGGGCGCGTTCAAGGCCGACCCCGGCGAGCTGGTCGGTGACGGCGGCGACATCATGCGCCTGTCGAACGACGTGATCGCGGCCGGGTCGGCGACCAACTACCGGCTGTTCCTGGAGCAGTCCGAGGTCCCCGGCGTCCGCGTCGGCGCCGCCGTGTCGGAGTTCCAGAACCCGATCACACGTTCGATCCTGAAGCTGGTCGTGCACCCGTGGCTGACCCAGGGCACCGCGATGCTGATGAGCTACGCGCTGCCCCAGACGTGGACCAACGTGGCCAACGCCTGGGAAATGACCATGGTCCAGGACTACGTCTCGATCGCCTGGCCCGTCATCGACGCAAGTTTTCGGTACAGCCTGTTCATGTACGGCGCGCTGGTCGCCCACGCGCCGCAGTACAGCGGTGTGCTGGCCGGTCTCCAGGTCAACGACTCCACCCCCTACTCCTGACCGAGCGGGCAACCCCCGAACCCCAACCCCGTGTCAGCCCCGGCCCAACCCCCTCCCGGGCCGGGGCTGACGCACGTTCACCGCTCGGAAGGAGCTGTGTGGCGATCTTCGTTACCTCCCCGCCCGCCTACCAGACCAGCCTGCCCGGCACGACCGCGACCGTCCTGTTCTCGGGTACCGGCTGCACTGTCGGCGGCACCTCGTACACGTTCCCGCCCGGTGCCGGTCTCAGTACCGGTCTCCAGATCCAGAACGCCGGCACCGCCACCGTCTACGTCGGCGGCTCCGCCGTCACCACCGCGACCGGTGTCCCGATCCCGGCCGGGCAGTCCCTGGTCATCCAGGGCTCCGCCTCGACCGGCGCCTCGTCCACGTTCAACCTGTGGGGCATCACCGCCGCCGTGTCCGTCCCGGTCGAGGCCGGGCTGGTCACCGTCGACGCCGTGGTCTGACCACGGTCGAGAGGAGGCCAGTGTGCCACCGTTCAACGTCCCCATCGCCGCGACCCCCGTCAGCCTGTACGTGCCCAACACGTCCGGGAAGTCGTCGGTCTTCATCCAGAACATCGGCAGCAACCCCCTGTATCTCGGCGGGCCGGCGGTCACCACGGTCGGCGGGCTCGAACTGCCGCCCGGTGAGTCGGTCAGCTTCGCCAACGCCAGCCTCCCCGTCTACGGGGTGGCCGGGTTCAACGCCTCGGCGGGTGCGCTGGCCGGCACGACCAGCTCGGCGGCCGCGCAGGGCGGGTCGGTGCTGTCCGTCGCGTCGGGTGGCACGTTCTTCACCGTCGGCTCCCAGATCGTGATCGAGGCGGGCAGTGCCCGGCAGGAGATCCAGACCGTGTCCGCTTCGGCGGCGGGGTCGGTGACCACGGCGGCCCCGTTCGCGTTCGCGCACGGATCCGCCAGCACGTTCAACGGGATCGGCCAGGCCACCACGCAGGTGGCGGTCTCGGCCGGGGCGGTGTGAGGCCCGGATGATTTCAGCCGAGCAGGCTGCGGTCGGCACGGCGGCCACCATGGTGGTCGCCGTGCCCCCCGGCCCGTGCACCGTCCTGCTGTCCAACACCAGCGCCGGGCCCGTGTTCATCGGCGGGACCGGTGTCACCTCGGCCAACGGGTACGGGATACCCGCCGGCGCCCAGGTTGACATCACCGGCTGGCCCGGTTCCCGCGGCCAGAACCTGTACGCCGTCGGCTCCGCGGCCACGACCCTCGGCGTCCTCACCATCACCAGCGGATAGGAGCCCGCCGATGCCTGAACGGGTCCAGCTACCGCCCGGCTGCGGCGGATTCACCTGCGCAGACGGGACCAGGTACGACACCAAGCCGGGCGGGTCGGTGGTGCTGGAGGACCGGCACGCCGACGCCCTGGCCAAGTCGCAGCACTCGTCGATCGGCCTGGTCACCAAAGGGGCGACCGCGATCGGCACCCGCAACGGCCGCTGGTGCCAGCCGTGCCGGTTCCTCGCCCAAGCCTGGTCGGCCACGTGCCCGCGGTGCGGCGGCCCGACCATCCCCGAGGCGGAACAGGAGCCGCCGGACGGTCCGCCGATGGTGGTGCCGATCCCGTTCCCGGCGGCCTGACCGGTGACACACACCAGCGCCCAGCGGCAGATCCATATCAACCGGATCCACCCGCATCCGGACAACCCCCGCGAGGACCTCGGCGACCTCACCGAAACGATCGCGTCGATCGCCCGGCACGGTCTCCTTCAGCCGATCGTGGTCGAGGTCCACCCTGAGCTGCCCGGCTGCTACCAGATCCTGGCCGGGCACCGCCGCCACGCCGCCGCGAAAAAGGTCCGCCGCCCGGACGGCAGCCGCCTCGACATGGTCCCCGTCGTCATCCGGACCGGCGACAGCGGCGTGGCCGCCGAAGAACTGATGCTGGTCGAGAACTGCCACCGCCGCGACCTCGGCCCCATGGAGAAAGCCACCGCGATGGGGCGGCTCCGGGACCGCGGCTACTCCAACGTGCGGATCGCCAAGAGCATCGGCATGACCGACGCCACCGTCGGGTTCTACCTCGCGCTCCTCGACCTGGCCCCCGCCGCCCAAGCGCAGGTCCGGGCGGGGGAACTGTCCGCGGCCGACGCGGTCGGCGCGGTCCGCCGGATCCGCGCCAAACAGCGGAAACGGGACGGGAAACCCTCGGTGGGGCCGGTGTGGGAACCGGACCATTTCACCGTCTCGCATCCGCTGGCCCGCAAAGCGGCCGCGCTGTGCGACGGCCGGGAACACTCGGCGCGGCGCCGGGTCGGCCGGTCGGGGGCGTGCGGGGAGTGCTGGGAGACCGTCATCCGGCAGGACGAACGGGTGGTCGCTGAGGCCCTCCGGAAAGTGTCGGAGGCTCCGCTGGCTCTGCCAGCGGGTTGACCGATCGGCCCCCGCAGTAGTGGGCGCCGATCGGCATCTGATCAAGCCACGCGGTGTGCTTCCACCCCCGGCACAGACCCGGCAGCGACGGCGGGTCGCAGGACTGGACGATCTCCTGCCCGCAGTGCCGGCACTCCCCGAACGCTCTCGTCCGGTTCAGCAGGTAGCTGATCTCGCCGAGTTCGGCGCACACCTCGTCGAGGGTGTGCGCGGCCAGCACGGCCAGGATGCCTTCGAGTTCAGCCCGGCGCCGGACCAGTTCGGGCTGGGTCATGGTGCGCACATCAATGTCCACCCGCCCAATCTTGCCCCCCGCGCTTGGTCCTCGGCCGAGGAATCAGCCCTGGCCCGCGGCGACGCGCGCTAGTCCAGTGTCAGGCCCCGGCCAGCGAGGTGCCTGGTTCAACTCCAGGCGGGGCGCTCACTTATCCCACCTGTTCCACCTGTACCAACTACCCCATTGGAAGGAATGACATGGCTGGTTTGTATGCGCGGAGCGACGTGGCGCACGTTGCTCTGTCCGCCGAGGGCGGAGGTTGCGGCCGTGGCCACAGCCGACCCGTCATCGACGGTGCCCCCGTCCGCATCTGGCGGCTCGAATGCCCCCAATGCGCGGCCTCCCCGATCCTCCGCAACGACCCGCTCTGGGCGGGGACCGTGTCGGAGATCCCCGAAACACCGGATGAGACCCGCGCCCGCGAGGACCTTGAGCTGCGCGGGTCCCGGGACCGGGACCAGATCATGGCCTTGGCCTTGGCCCGCCTGGCCGGGATGCCCGAGGCCGCCGACGCCCTCCAGACCCTCATGTCCGGCACCCCCAACGCGGCGGTGCCCCACGACCTCGGCGCGACCAAGGAATGCCCCAACGGGCACACCGCCTCGGCGGGCACCAACTTCTGCGGGGAGTGCGGCCACAACTTCACCCAGACCGGCAAAGCCCAAACCGGAGAGGTCCACGGCGGGATCAACACGCTGACCGCAGACCAGGTCATCCAGTTCGGTGAACCCGGCGACGCCCACAAGATGGCCGCGCCCATCCCGGCCGGGCCGTACGCCTTTCCGCAGCTCACCAAGAGCGACGTGGACGGGATGAAGGTCGCCGAGCTCCGCGAGGAATGCAAACGCCGCGGCCTCGACCAGCACGGCACCAAGGCGGAACTGGCTGCCCGGCTCACCAGCGCCGGGCAGTAAGGGCGGCTGTGTGACGGGACGCGGAGTGTGCGGGCGGTGCGGCGTCCGGAAACGAGGACGTGCGGCCCGCACCTCCGCCCCCGTCACCGACTGTGTGACCTGCGGGACCCCGATCTGCCCCCGCCATATGGTCGAGGCCCCCGACCTCGGCGGCTACCTGTGCACGAAATGCCACCGGGCCCCGCGGCCCGACCGTGAGGAGGCGGCCACGTGAGCACCCCGCTGCCGGTCGGGCCGGGCACCCCGTATGTGACCCCGCCCTTGCTGGTCCAGGCCCCCACCGGCATCTCGTGGAGTTCGGTGCCGGCCGGGTCGGGGGTGACGCCCGCGCAGCGGGTCGCCGCCCAGGCGAACCTGTGCCAGTACGCGACCGCGGCGGTCGACGAGATCGTCAACCAGCCGCTGCGGGCCACGATCAACACCGAACAGTACTCCGGCCCCGACTACCGGATGACGATCCAGCAGTCCACCGGCAACATCCGGATGATCATGGCCCGGTGGCCGATCCTGTCGATCCTGGCCGCCAAGGTCTCCCCGAACGTGCTCCCGCGGTCGTGGCGGTCGCTGCCCGACGGGTACTGGGACATCGAGTTCCCCCCCATCGGCCTGTACGGCACGTCGGCGCCGTCGGCGGCGGGGGAGGGTGGCCAGTCGATCATCCTGGCCCCGTACGCGGGCTGGTGTAACGGCCGGAACGGGTTCGTCGCCAACGTCCAGTACATCAACGGCTGGCCCCACGCCGGCCTGATCGCTGACGCGGCCGCCGGCGACTCCGAGATCCTGGTCGACGATTGCACCGGCTGGGCGATCACCAGCGAGGCGTCCGGCCAGGTGGGGGCGGCCGGGACCGTGTATGACCCGGCCGGGCAGGAAATCGTCAAGGTCACCGCCAGCTCGGCCACCTCCGGGCCCGGGACGCTGACCCTGTCCCAAGGGCTGGGCGCCCCGCATACGGCCGGGACGATGGTGTCCACGCTGCCCGGGTCAGTGGTGTGGGCCGCGATCCTGCTGTGCGCCGACGAGGCACTCACCCGCGGCGCCACCTCGACCACGGTCCAGACGATCCCCGGCGGCGGCACCACCTCCGGGACGGGTGGCGGCGCCGGGCTCAACTCCCGGGACCTGAAAGCGTCCGCGAAGATGCTCCTCCGCCCCTACGCGCGGACCATCTGATGCCGATCGCCAGCACGCTGGGCTACATCAAGGGCCTGCTGGATGGGCTGCCGCTGCCGGGTGACTCGACCCCGAACCTGGCCGCCTACATCACCCCACCCGACCCCAACGTGGAAACCGACATCCCCACCGCGTACGTGTGGCCGGGGGACGGGAACGAGGACCGGGACCCGAACCGGGCCGGCAGCGTGCCGCGGAACACCGGGCCGGGGACCTATTCGGGGGACAAGGGCATCGAGCACGACATGTCGGTGTACCTGGTGTGGTTCGCCGCCGACGACCAGGCCGACATCGACAGCCTGTTCCCCGGCGTGGTCGACGCGGTGATGGCCGTGCTGCGGACCAGCGACGACCCGGCCGAAGTGCAGGACCCGTACGACCCGAACACGATCTCCACCCTCATCGACGTGGGCGAGAAAATGACCTACCGGATCGAACTCCGGTCGCTGGTCAACCAGGCGTACAACCGGTACGACGCCCTGGTCGGGCTGACCGTCCTCGAAGTCATCAAGGCATAGCGGCGGCCTGGCAATACCCGCACTCGCGACCGCAGCGGTGCCTGGTGCCCGCGGCGCAGAACGCGCACCAGTACCAGTCGCCCCGGCCGTGCCGCCGCCACCAGCGGCGCCGCCGCCAGCACACCAGGCTGATCATCGCCAGTACGGGACCGAGACCAGGACGGCCCCGGCCACCATGAGGGCGACACCGAACCAGAACCGCGGCCAGCCACGCAACCTGTTCATGACGGCGGATTCTCGCGCAGGAACCGGGCACGCCGCAACAGCCAGCCCCCGCAAATATCGGCGGGGCTCCCGTCGGCCTTGTACGCCCACCCGTTCGCCATCGGCGGCTGATAGCTGGCCGGGTGGCCGGGGACCTCGGCCCCGGATTGGTGCCGCCACACGACCGGGCGGCGCATCCCCTGATGGCAGGCGAACGGCGCCCCCGTCTGGACGAGGTTTTCCAGGTCGGATTCCTCGTTGGCGTAGGTTTCGTCCCCGGTCCGCTCGGGTGACCGCGGCCGGTACGCGCAGTCGCCGCACATCGAGGTGCGCGGCATCGGCGTGGCCGGCCCATCGGCGATGGGGGCCTGGTCGAGGTCGAACACGGGCTCCCAGCAGGTGCACCGCTGCGGGCCGTGCACGGCAGCGCCGAGGCAGCACGCACCCTCACCGGCGTCGGGCAGGTCCGGGGGTGCGCCGTAGCTGTGCTGGTCGGTGAACCTCATGGCCCCATGATGCATGAAGCCGCCCGCCAGCCTGAGGGGGATGGCTGACGGGCGGCGCTGGTGGAGGCTGGGGGTTCAGCCCTCGGCGTGCAACTGGTCGCGTAGCTTGCGGAGTTTGTCGGCCTCGGCGAGGAGGTCACCGAGGGCCGCCCAGGCGGCCTCACGGGCCTCCTCGCGGGCGTCGGCCCGGTCCTGTCCGGTGAGTTCGTCGGCGGCCTGGTAGTCGGCGAGCGCGTCGGCGACGGACTCGCATTCGTTTGAGACGCTGTCGGTCAGTTCGACGATGGCGAGAAGCTTCGGCTGGTTGAACAGCCGTGCGTTGTAGCTCATCCGGTTGCCTCCGTGGTCATGTCGAAGCCGTGCTGGTCGACGAACTCGCCGAACATCTCGACCACGGGCCCCTCTTTCCAGCCGGCCCGGATGCAGGCGTTGACCAGTGCCTGGAAGTCGGCGTGGGGGATCGGCGGCTGGTCGGTGTAGGGGACGACGCGGGCCACCGGGTAGTCCCGGTGGGTGATCACGGTCGATGCCCGGTCCTGCCCGGCGCGGCGGAGGAGGTCGGCGAACGTGGCCCGCGCCTCCTCGGTCCCGACCCTGGGCTCCTCACCAGCGGCGGTCATGACCCGCTGACCCGTTCGAGGAGCGCGAACAGGTTCTCCAGGGTGGGCCCAGCGGTCTCATCGGCCCAGTAGCCGTCGATGGGGTCCTGGACGGCGATCTCCAGCACCTGGTACAGGTCGGTGACCTGATCGGAGGTCAGCGGCGCGAACTTCGGGTCGCGGCCTTCCATCGCCGCGATGTCGCCGAGGCGGTCCCGCAGGTATTCGAGGCCGGGCCGCTCATCCTCGCAGCGCGGGTCGATGAAACCGGGCGTGGCCAGCGCGGCCGTGACGACCTTGTGGAGCGCGGTGACCTGGGCGTTGTCGAGTTCGGCGAACAGCGGCAGCCGCGCCGACACCTGGGTGAGCACCTCGACGCATAGGTCTTCGTCGACCAGCACGCCCATCCCGGCGGGCAGAGCGGCGCGGACACCCAGGAACACGGCCTCGATGCCCTCGCCGGCTTCCATGCCTTCGGCGATCAGGTCGGCGGGGACGGGGATGCCGAGCCCGGTCAGGGTGCGGGCGTGCGGGTCGGTCAGCTTCCCGTCCCGGCCGAGGTCCTGAAGGTCGCGCACCATGCGGGCGGTCCAGCCCTCGATAACCAGGTCGCGGAGCAGGCCGGTCTCGTCGGTCTTGAGGGGCAGCCGGTCGTTGACGAGGCCGTACACCATGTTCACGGTGCCGTAGCCGTTGAGGCCAGCGCGGGGGTCGCTGCCGTAGGGGATGCCGACCTGGTCGGCGTACTTGTTGGCGTCGAGGTAGTCGGTGGCGATGTCGGTGAAGTCGCGCACCTCGGTGGCCACCAGACCGTGGGCCATGTCGTCGATGACGGCGGCATACAGGTCGGTGACCCACGCCGCGATCTGTTCGGGGGTGGGGGTCTTGTCCTCGGTTGTCGTCATACCCCGAACCGTACAGTAGCCGTACGGTTCGCGCAATTTTCGCAGGTCGGGAGGCCGTTATGGACCGCTGGCAGTACACCGGGACGGGGACGCCCCGCAGTTACGGCGACTACGTGGACGCGGCCACCGGCCGCCAGCTCGACGCCCAGCCCGGCGAGGCGTACGAGATCCGCGCCACCTGGGACAAGCTCCCGGTCCCGCCCGCCGACGGCTGGTGGAAACCCGCCGAGGGCAACGAGACCATCGGCGACGGCGGCCAGGCCACCCCACCCAGCGGCGGCGCTGGGGCGACCTCACAGGCCCCGGACGAGGCGTCCCCAGCCGGTAAGGCCCGAAGCAAGCCCACGGCCACGTCCTGACCGGCGTGGCCCCGTCCAGCACCATCCGAACCTGACCAGCCCCTTGGGAGTTGTGTGGCACTTGGTGGACCGAACGTTTTCCCCGGCTCCCGGACGTGGGCCGGCCTCGCCCGGGAACTGACCGCGGGCGCGCCCCTGCTGCCGGGGGTCACCCCGGCGATCTCGGGCATGTCCTCGACCATCCCCCTGGACAAGTCCTCGTTCGAGCCGGAGGACACGCCGCACTGGCTGATGGACAACAGCCTGCGGGGCAACATGGGGCACACGTATGCGGTGATCCTCGGCCCCGAGGACGCCTCGTTCAACTACGGCGGCCCCTTCTACGGGGACATGGACGGGTTTTTCCTCGACAACGTGTTCGGGGACCTGTCGACCGTCTACAACGGGTCGTTCGCTGGGACGACCAGCCTGGCCGCGGCGGTCGCGGTCGGCGGCACCCAGGCGACCGTCGCCGCGGGCGGCTCGTTCACCAGCGGCGGGTTCGCCCAGTTCGGTAGCGGGGTCACCGCTGAGGTGGTGCCGCTGACCAACGTGGCCGGGTCGGTGCTGACGTTCGCGAACTGCCCGCTCCGGTACGCGCAAGGCTCCGCCACGTCGGTGTTCGCGATCGGGACGACCGCGACCGTGGTGAACAACTTCACCCATGCGTTCAACCTGCTCAACTCCGCGCAAGGGTACGGCGGCGCCTACGGCGCCCAGCCGCCCACCCACACCGTCACCGACTACCTCGGCCCGATGACCGGCGCCGGGGGTGGCACCACCAACACGTTCGGGGCCCGCCTGTATCCCTCGACGTGTGTCGCGCAGCTCGACCTGACCGGCAACTCGGAGCAGTTGCTCCAGGCCAAGGTCACCGGCACGTCGTGGATCTCCACCCCGGCCGGGTCCGCGCCCACCAACGTCGTCAGCACGGTGGTCCCGATCGCGAACTGGCGGTCCACGATCCAGGTCGGCGCGATCAACAACCCCACCAGCCTCGGATCGGTGAACACGGTGGGGGAGTGGACCATCTCGTTCAAACGCGAGTTGCAGGTCTACTGGAACGACGACGGGACCCCGAACCCGTTCATCATCGCCCGCGGCAACCTCGACGTGACCGGCGCCAGCCACTACTCGACGCCGGGGGACGAGTCGCCGCTGGACCTGATGGAGCAGAACGTTCAGCCCGCCATGCTCATCTCGATCAACAACGGCGCGGCGGCCACGGCCGCGACCTACCTCGGGCTGAACGTCGCGTTCCAGCAGGCCGCGGTCCTGAAGGCCAAGCCCACCAGGAGCGCGGTGCTGGTCGGTTATGAGACGGAGTGGACCGCCGTCGACAACTTCACCAACGTCGGCGGGTCCGGCGGGCAGGGCCCGTGCACGGTGACCCTGGTCAACAACTGCCCCACCTACTAACCCCCCCATCTCGGCCAGGCCCCCGCCGTTCGTCTCCTTCCGGCGCCGGGGCCTGGCCGTCATGCCCGAAAGGATCGGCGCGTATGCATCTGGATCTGCCCACCGGGGCCTCGGTTGAGCTCCGGGACCGGCTGAAAGCCAAAGACAAGTTCGCCGCCCAGGCCGCGGTCCGCATCGACATGGCCGCTGACGGGTCGCTCGGCGCCATGTCAGGCGGGATCATGACCATGATCTCGACCGCCCTGCTGGCCCGCCTGCTGGAATCCTGGTCGCTGGACCAGCCGCTGCCCGGGGACCACTCCTGCCCCGAATGCGTCGGCAACTCGGCCCGCTGGCACGAGCACGTCGCCGACTACATCGGGGAGACCCTCGACCTCGACGACTACGCCGCCCTGGAGTACTGGCTGGCCCCGTACATCGAGAAGGTGATGGAGACCCCAAACCCCGGGATGTCGTCCGCCTCCGGGGCCTCTTCCTAGCCGACCACGGCCAGGACTTGCCCTTCCCGGACGGCATGCCAGCCGAGACCCTCACCAAACGGTATTTCGCGAAGGTGTACGGGTTCACCGAGGAGCAGGTGGACGACGCCAGCCTCGACGCATTGACGTGGTGGCCTCTGATCGAGGAGGCCGAGGAACACGCCGCCGAGGTCAGGCAAAAGCAGGAAGCGGCCCGGGAACGGGCCCGCGCCGCCCGCGGCGGCAGGTAAACAAAATAAACCAGCAGGTCAGGCGGGGTGGTGTGTGGCGGCTGGTGCGTCGGTCGAGCAGTTGCTGGCCAGGTTGCGGCAGATCGAACGGGACGCCGACCGGGCGGTCAAATCCGCAGCCGAGGCGATGGGGGCGGTCGGGGAGCGGGAGATCAAGAAACAGCTCGGCCGGACCTCCCACGCCCCCGGCACCCCCACCCAGTCCCCGCCCGGGTCCCCGCCGGGCCTGATCACCGGCCAGTTGCGCCGATCGGTCCGGCAAACCAAAACCTACAGTTCCGGAGCCGGCCGGTGGACGGTGCATATCGCCCCGACCATGATCTACGCCCGCATCCAGGAACTCGGCGGCTGGGCGGGGCGGGGCCACAAGTCGCATCTGCCGGCCCGCCCGTATGTGCGGCCGGGGATGCTCGCCGCCGAGCTGAAAGCCCGCGACGCCGCGATCCGCGTGTTCCGTGCGTTTACCAAAACATGATCGTGGGGTGAGTGTGTCGCCGACGAACTGCCCCCGGCGGTAGCCAAGTTCATCGCGGACGTGAACGAGTACACCGAGCCGCTCCGCCGCGCGATCGAGGCGACGAAACAGTTCGGTGACCGCACCGACGCGGCCGCTCTGAAAGCCCGCGAGATGGGGCTCCGGGCGCAGGAGGCCGGGGACCGGGCCGCCGCGGCGATGAAGATCGCGGAGGACGCGGCGCAGAAATTCGCCCGCGGGGAGATCACCGCCGACGAGGCCGCGCAGCGGGTCAACGACGCGCTCCAGGCGCAGGAACGGGCCGCTATCGCCGACGCGGCGGCCCTGGAGGCGGCGGCCCGGGCCGCGAACCAGGACGCCGGTGCCCATGACCGCCTGGCCCGGTCGGTGGACAACTCGGCGAAGAAAGGCTTCGGGGAACTGGGGATGCTCCAGAAGCTGTGGCTGGTCGCCGGGTTCGCGACCGGCAGCCTGGAGCCACTCGCGGCTGGGCTGATCGCGGTCACCGGCGGGCTGGTGTCCGGGGTCGGGGCGGGGC